AATAAATAAAATGCCAAAATACTTTACAAAAGACGGAAAAGAATGGAAAGGAGCTACTCACAAGCATTCTTCTGGAAAAGTTATGACTGGAAAGACTCATACTAAAACTAGTAAAGAATTATTCAAAGCTAGTGAATTAAAAAATGCTACAAAGAAAAAATTAAAAGTAGGAGGTACTGAGCATGTAGTTCACAAGAATAAAAAAGGAGAAGTAGTAGTACATCATCCAAAAGTTTCTGCTGGAAAGTATGACAAGATAAACCTTACGAAAATGGCTAAAGTAAAGACTGTTGAAGAAGGAGTAAAGGCAACCAAAGAATGGCACAAAGATAATCCACATATGAAATATAATAGTAAAGATTCTAAATCTTCTAATAAAGTGTGTAAAAAATGTGGAAAAAAACGATGTAATTGCAAGAAATAAAAATAATTACTAACTATGAAGTTTGAAAACTGTTCAAGCATAAACAATAACTTAAAATGAGAACAAAAAGCGTAAAGGCAACTCCTAAAAAAGCTGTTTCTAAAAAAGTTGTCAAAAAAACGACTAAACCTAAATCTACCAAAAGAGTTATAAAATACGAAGATGGTGGTAAAAAATCGATACTGAAATCTAAAGGCATAAAAAGACCACTTCGTACAAAAGAGAGAGTTAATGAATCTAATGATGATTATGGAATATATGAAATAGGGTATAAAACTTCAAGAACTAATCCAATTACAGGTAGAAAAGTTGAAAAATCTAAAACTACTTCTGGTTTTAAAGCTATTGACGATGAAGACGTTAGACAGATGGGCATGGATTATTTGCCTAAAAAAGAAACAAGAAAAAAAACTATAATAGGTAAAAAAGGTAACGTAAAAGAAAAAGTAAAAATTTTTGAAATAACAACAGTTAAATCAAAAAACTCTAAACTTAAGCCAAAATATTACGCTAGCAAAAAAACTAAAACTGTAACTAAAAATGGAGAGGGTTTTAAAAAAACAAATGACTATGTTGGTAGAGATAAAAAAGTAAAACTATCACAAGATTCATTTAGAAATTATTCAGGTAGAGAAAAAGTTAAGATATAAAAAATTAAGTTAATTAAACTTAAAATTAAATGAAAAAGTTAGTCAAAAAAGTAGCTCCTAAAAAAGCTGTTTCTAAAAAAGTTGTCAAAAAAACGACTAAACCTAAATCTACCAAAAGAGTTAGAAAATATGCTAATGGTGGAGCAAAGACTGGTTGCCCTGATGGATATGTGAGATCGACAAAAGGGGGCTGTATTTCAAAAAAAGATTTAGAGTATGAAGAATACTCACCTGTATCAATGGATGCTGAAAAGGAAGTTAAATATATATTAAGTCAGCGAAATAACTGGGCTAATCAAGATTTAGCTAATAAAGTTAACAGATATCCAAAAAATGATGAGGAAGATTTTTTTACTACTACACAAGATAGGTTAGGTATGTATATGGGTATACCATATCCTGGAGCAAGTGCTAAAAGCATGAAAGACTTTAGAAAAGCGACTTACGATTTTTACCAAGCTAATCCAAATGTAAAACCATACATAGGAAGACTTCCAATTAAAAAGGAGTTGCCAACTTTATCTAAAGGAGGGACTAAAACCTCAGTTAAAAAATACGCTAAAGGAGGTACTAAAGCTAAATTAGGATCAGGAGAAAGATTTAAAGCACTTTCTACAAAAATAGAAAAAGCTTATCAAAAGAAAGGTAAGTCAAAAAGTGTTGCTGAAAAAATTGGAAAAGCAACAGCTGCTATTATTGGAATGAAGAAATATGGCAAAGCTAAGATGACTAAAATGGCAGTTAAAGGAAGAAAAGGTAAATAATATAAATAATCAAATAATCAACACAATGGCAAAAAGAAGAATTAAAAATGTAGATGTAACTGTAGAGACAGATAAGTCAAAAGTTACTTTTAATAAAGAAGGTGAAAAAGTTAATATCAATATTGACACTCCTAAAGTAGATGTAGAATTCAATAGAGAGGATAAAGATTCTAAAGAATTTAACTTAGATACTAAAAACTTAGATATCCATGTAAAGCAAGAAGGTGATGAAATCACAACAGAAGTTCAAGCAAAATCAGGATTTTTAACTAAGCTAGGAAACTTAATTGGTAAAATTTTAACTAAAAGATTTAAAAGAAAGTAATCATGTCAGCTTTAGATACATCAAAGATTAAACAATATCCTCTAAAAGAAACACAGTATGTAAAAGAGGATACTACTAAAAGGCAAATTGTTCTTCATCATACAGCCGGAAACTCTTCAGCATTAAATACTATGATTAATTGGAATAATGATGATAGAGGAAGGATTGCAACTTGTGTAGCTATTTCAGGTAAAAGTGCAAGTAATTCATATGATGGAGAAATAGTACAAGGATTTCCATCTAAGAGTTGGGCATACCATTTAGGTGTAAAGCAAGAAGTATTTGCAGCATATGGAGTTACATTCCAAAACCTAGATAAACTATCCATAGGAATTGAAATATGTAATTGGGGGCCTCTTACAAAGAAAGGAACTAAGTTTTACAACTATGTAGATAAAGAAGTTCCAAAAGATCAAGTATGTACACTAGATACTGCTTATAAAGGATACAAACATTGGCATGCTTATACTGATGCTCAAATTGAAGCTGTAAGACAATTACTTGTGTATTGGAAGGATATACACAATATAAACATAACTTACAAAGAGGCTGATATGTGGAATGTTTCTAAACCAGCATTATCAGGCGTACAAGGAGTCTACACACATAATTCTTATAGAAAAGATAAGACTGATGTTTCTCCTCAACCTAAGTTGATTGCAATGCTTAAAACATTGAAGTAATGATACTCAGAAATAATTGGAGAAGAAGTCGCAAACAGTGGGACAAGTTTATTCTAAAGTTAAGAATAAGTTCATTAGATATATTTAGTTTAGAAATTGATATTTCAAGAGAATTCTACATGATATCATTTCTTAATTTTCAAATAAAAAATAGATAATAAACAATAAATAAACAATTAAATTAAACAAAAATGAAAAAGATGACCGGAAAAAAAATGCCTAAAACAACTAAAAAATACGCTGCTGGTGGAAAAGTTTTAGGTCAAGGTAGAGCTACTAGATTAGCTAATAGAGCTAATAAAAAAATGGATAAAGCTGTTTCTACTTGGAAGCAAGCACGAGCTATCCAAAATGCTGCACCAACATATTCTCCTGATATGAGAGGCAGAAAGTTGGAAATGTATAATCAAGCTGTAGAAGCAGCTAATTCACTTTATGATACTGCAGCAAGCAAAGAGGCAAGAGCTAAAAAATTAAGAGCAAAATCTGAAAAAGTAGGAGAAAGAGTTATAAGTAGATTAAACAAAAGAATAGATAAAGCAGGAAAAGATCTTAATAATCCAAAAAAAGCTAGTAAGTCAGTTCAGTCTTTTAAGATGGGAGGTAAAAAATCCTCTTGTAAAAAGTATGAACTTGGTGGAATGGCTTCAATGGATTTACTTGGCAAAAAGAAAAAGAAGAAAAGCAGTAAAGGTATGAAAACTGTTTATCCAAACTACAAAAGAAAGATTTGTAAAAATGGAGTTTGTAACTAATTAAATTATAAATATAAGAGGAGGCTAAAATCTCCTCTTTTAAAATTTTAGCTATGCCAAAGATATTAGATAAAGCTGTAAAAGAGCTAATGGCTAAAGGTATGGATGAAAGCAAAGCATATGCAATCGCTACAGCATCTCTACAAAAATCCGGTAGCTTAAAAAAAGGAACTAGAAAAGCAACTGCAAAAGGGGTTAAAAGAGGTAAGATGACTAAAACTCAAAGAAAGAAGTCAAGATAAATGGCCGAAAGAAATTATAAAAAAGAGTACAGTAAATTTCAATCTTCAGAAGAACAAAAAAAGAAGAGAGCTGAAAGAAATAAATTAAGAAGAAAAGCTCTTAAAAAAGGTATTGTTCAAAAAGGAGATAGTTATGACATGAGTCATACTAAAAATGGTGTTGTTAAAAAGCACAAATCAAAAAATAGAGGATCAAAGAAAGATATGAAAGGTGATATCAAAGCTAGAGGCAATGGTCAAAAAAAGAATCAGCCTAAAAGATAGTAGCAAGATATTTAATCTTTTTGTTCTTAACTAATATAATATATAAATTTGTAAAAATACATAAAAATGCCTTGGATAATAGATAAAATAAAAGACATTCTTCCAAATAGATCATTCGGTAAAACTGCTAAAGATAATAGAGTTGCTAGACTTGTTGACTTAAATAAGCTTATTGATAGCATCAATGAAGGTTTTGCAAATTCTGGAGGTGATAGACTAACATCTGGTACAAGAGAAGTTGTACTAACTGATAATGCTGGTGATGCAGAGTTAACATTTAATGCAGGTACTGCAGTAATTCAAACTTCAAGTTCTGGAGCCGATTTATTTATTAGAACACTTGGTGGTGATGATATTATTCTTGAATCAGGAGATGACATTAGACTACAAGGTGATAAAGGTCTTTATGATGATGAAGCTGAAGGTGGTGACATAAATATTTACGCTGGACATGGTTCTGATGCTGATACAGTATCTGCTGGTCCTGGTGGAGATATTAGAATTGAAGCTGGAGATGGAGGTAATAGTAATTCAGGTTCTGGAAATGTTGGTGGATTTGTAACTCTTCAAGGTGGATACACTACAGAAATTGGTCTTGCTGGAGGTGATATAAATATTTATCCTGGTAGTAGTAATAGTGGTATATATGGCAATGTTATTATAAGTGGCAACTTTACATGGGAATTCTCTACAAGAGATGCAACACTTAAATTTCCAGCAGTAACTTTAGCTACATTACCAAATCCAGTTGGAGTACCAGGAGCAAGAGCAATAATTGCTGATTCTAATGTACCAGCACCAGGGAACTTTGGAGCTATTGCTGCTACAGGAGGTTCTGCTATAGTTCCTGTATTTTCAGATGGTGTAAATTGGTTAATAGGATAATTTATATCCTTATTTTAATAAATAATTAAATTAATGTCAAATAGAATAGACATAGATTTTTTAGTCACATCAACACCTTATTTTTTAAAGGTGCTTGACTTATCTCATTGGGGCTTAATAGTCAATGAGCCAGCTATTATTGAAATAACTGTACCCGGATATACTGGGCATGTTACTAGGTATTTTGATAAAGGAAAGTCAAATATATTTAATAGTAGTCTATTAGATATGTCTTGCCAAGAAGGATGTTTAGATGTTGAGAATATGTCTTTATCTGATGGTATATATACTATAAAAGTAATTGGATCTCCAAGTAAGTATAATAAAGTTTACTACTATTTAAAAACAGATTTATTCGATATGGAAGTAGATAAAATCTATATTGATAATTTGAATAATAGAAATAGAATTGACTTAGTAAATAAATTGACTGAAGTAGAATTTTTAGTTAAAGCAGCTAGTGCACATCTGAGATTTGATGATATAACTACAGCCGGTATGTTATTTGAAAAAGCTCAAGAAATGGTTGAAGATTTAAAGAGTTGTTCTCACTGTAAATAGATGTTATGTGTGGATGTGGAAAATCAAGTACAGGAAATAGACTTTCTAGAAATAGTTCAAATCTAGGCGGTTGTGGAAATAGAAAACACACACTTATCAAATCTAAAAATAAATTAGTTGCATTATTAAACGTAACTACTGACGAAGATTTAAAAAATAACTATAAACAAATTTTATCTGATATAGATAATACTTTAAAACAATCATCGACATCAGGTCAATGTGTAGATTTAAAGTTTGTTTCAGCAGTAAAAAATGAAATAGAATATGAGTACTCAAAGTATCGTAACCCTAGATAATCTGCCAACAGATGTAGCAATGGCTCAATATTTAAGAGAGGCCTCATTAGACCTATTGAAATATTTAAGATTTGAAATTGGTTGTGTAGACCATAAAAAACTTTCTGAAATGCTTAGGTTACATAGATTAGTTTGTAACAATTATTGTTATGTAACTTGTGACCAAGATAAACTAATGAGAGAAAGCATAATAAGAAATGCTATAACAAAGATATACGAAATTTAATATGGGATCTTGTACAGATAAAATAAGTAGAACGTGCGGTAAAAAGGTTAATGCTAAATGTGTTGACTATGAAGGAACACTGCATGATGATACACAATTAACGAATTGTGGTTGTTATAATTTAGAAGATGTTGTTGAAGATATAAATAATACTATTAACAATATCACAAATGCTCTTGATACATCAGGATTAGGAGATAGCTGTATTACTTATACAGAAGTAAATGGAGAAATAACAATTAAAGAAGCATTATTAAGATTAGAGGAAAAAGTATGTGAAATAGCTAGTTTTGTAAATTTAGCTACACCACCAGCTTGTCCTCCTATTTTTACACAAGACATAACATGTTTAAATCTTGACTTTGAATGTTTAGTTGATCCATGTGGAGACCAAATAACAAATTTAAAAGACTTACTACAAGCTTTGATAACAAAGTCTTGTGAAGGTCCAGTATTATAATAAAATAAAAAGAAATGGGACACTGCCACGACTGCGAAGATAACAATATACCTACAGTAAATGAGGAAGCTTTAGAGTGCTGTGAATTTATTAGTGCTGATTGTGTTAAAACATCTGAATATAATTCATTTTTTAAAATTGGTATTGGTAAGTCTTTGACATACGTAATAAACACTATTGCTAAATACGTCAAGAAAAATAAAGATAGATTAGACAAAGTAGATGTTTTTAATAACTATGTTGCTTTACTATCTCAAACAAGCACAAACGCACCAGCAGTAACTGTTGTAAAAAATGATTTGACTGCACCTATTGTTTGGACTAGAATTTCAGCAGGAGAGTATAATGGAACTTTAGTTGGTGCATTTCCAGTTAATAAGACAATTATAAAACTTGGATCTTTTAATAGTTCTTGGGATGCTAAAGTAAAAGCGTATAGATTAAGTAATGATGTCATAGTTTTAAGAACTGGAGATTCTACGGATTTTATTGATGATGATGTAATTTCTAACCTACCTATTGATATTAAAGTTTACGATTAAAATAAATAATATGAGCTGTAATAGTACTAATAAGTGTGGAAAACCTAACTGTGGATGCAGTTCGAGTCACACTTGTAATTGTGGAAGTTGTAATTCTTGTAATAACAATAGTTCATGCTGTGATCCATGTAATGAGCAACCTTGTGGATGCGCTGTAGAATTAGATATGGCATGCATAAGATACTCAGGTTCTAACCTAGATTGTGTTGGATTAACAACTGGAGAAACTTTAGAGCAACTAGTTGTAAGTCTAGATAATAAAATGTGCGATTTAAGTTCTGGAGTTGATGGAGAAAATGGAGATTCAGCCTATCAAATATGGTTAAATCTTGGAAATATAGGTACAGAACAGGATTTTATCGATAGTTTAGGAGGAACTCCTGGACCTATAGGACCAGCAGGACCAGCAGGACCGACAGGGCCAACAGGACCAGCTAGTTCAAACATAGTTATAAATGGAGACGATGATATAGTTGTTACAACTGATAATAGTATACCTGGAACTACTACTTTTACTATAGGTAGACCTAAAGAGTTTTTTTATGATGACCATGTTCAAACATTAGATATTGAAACTGATTCAGCATTTATAGATAATACTTATTTTTTTCCAACACCTTATTCAGGATTAACTTATACAAATACATCAGGAGATACTAAAAATTATTTAGTAACTGTATCTTATGATACATTCTCTGCAGTTAGTGGATTATTAAATGCTGCATCAATAGGCAGTTGGGTTGATGGAGCTATTATTAAAACAGTTGGATCTTCAGATACAATTCTATACGAAAGTCTAGGTACAAGTATTCTTCAAATATCACTATATGATGGACCTAATATAACAAATGTTATAAACTTAAGCTCCCTAGATACTGTTGAGACTGTAGATGGTGACGCAGTGTATGCAGCTTTTGGTTCAAGTAGAATTCCTAGAAATATATCTTTTGTGTATCCAGTAACATTAAACAATACTGAAAAGGTAAGTCTTAAGTTTAAAGGAAAGTCCGGTAATAGAGCTTGGTTATCAAAAGCTCAAATTTTAGTACAAGAAATTTAATAATTATGAGTTGTTCAAATTGTAACCAAAATAATTGTAGTCAAACAAAATGTAATTGTTCAGGACCTACAAGATATAATGGACCTAATGTTGATTGTGTTGGATTAGAAACTAATACCCCCTATGATGCTGTTGTTCAACAACTAGCTGAATTTATGTGTGATATTATTGATCCAATTCAAGTTATTGTAGAAGGAGATTCAGAAACAACAGAAGTAACTTCTGTAACTAATGTATCAAATAGTACAATAACGTACACAGTAGCAGCTCAAGATACTGGATGGGTAGATTTAGAAGGATTTGATTATTACCAAGGCGCAATGTCTACTCAAAAACCACAATGTAGAAAAATTGGTAAACAAGTACATTTTAGAGGAGATTTATATATTCCAATAACTGATGGTTCTGCTATTATTCCAATAACAACATCAGATACTTATAGAGCACTTAGAAGGATGGTTCCATTTATTGGTAATGGAGGAGTTTTTGCAGATACAGAAGATAGATTATTATTTAATAGTAATGGTACATCAGCTCAACCAGTTGTTCCAATATCTGTTTTACCAGCTTTAACACAAATAGATAATACCTATTTATCATCAAAAACAACAGCTTTAAGACAAGTACAAATTTTTGATATAAGTGATCCAGATATTCAACAAGAAGGTACAGCATTATTAAGTGCGTATGTTCATGTTGAAATTCTTCCAAATAAAACATTAAGGCTTACAGCTTTAAATACATTAGAATCAAATGCGTTAGATGAGACTACAATAAATGGCACATCTAATTTAAGGATGATTACTAGTAGCTATCGAGATAGAGGTAATATATTAGATTTTTCAGACTATACTTATGCTAGAACATCGCAAAATACAGCAGATTATGGCGAGCAATCTTCTGGTAGTATAAGTGCTGGTGTATTTGTAATAATAAGAAGCTATCAAGCAGGAGATGACTTTTCAAATATTGGAGGACCAGGTGTAGGTTTACCAGGACAATGGGATGGATATACATTTATTTCTACAGGTGGATTTCCAACTACTTGGACAAATGGTTCAACAATAGTTGCAAACTCAACTAATGATACATATAGATTATTAAACCAAGATATTGGATCATCTCTATGGCCAGTATTTTTAGATTCAGTTTCTGGACCATATAATCCAGGAGTATTACAAGCAGCTAATCCATTTAATCTAGGAGGATTTAAAATAAGCCTTGATGGTCTTATAGCATATATAGATTAATATAACTTGGTAGAAGAGGTTTGTTGGTTTTCCACTTCTATCTCCCCCCTCATCGTATTGGTGAGGGGCTTTTTGTCTTATAAAATTCAATCTTTTTTAACTACTCAATTACTATTATTAAATTTGATGTTATGGTAACTAATTCCGAATTTGTATCAAGAGTTGTTAATGGTTTAAAAGCCTTATCAAAGGACACGCATATTAGTGCTAGGTATATAGCTCATATTGGAAAAGTAAAATCCAAATTGTATATGAGTCAAAAGCTAGATGATATGTCTTTGTTCAAAGAAGATGGAATTATATCTAGTGTAAATTGCTTTAAATTAGAAAGAGTAAAAAGTAAGGACTGTGGAATTGTAGAGTTTACACTTTGTGATAATGTAATGAAATCTTGTAAAAAACTACCGGAAGGGCTTTTCGGTAAGAATGGATCAAGTATAATAAGCGTAATGAGTATTGATGGTGGAAAAATATATAGATATATTACACCAAGAAAATACGTTGATATAAAGAAGAGAAAATATAGAAGAAAAGATTCTTGGTTTTATTATGTACAAGATGACTTTTTATATTTACCAGATTCAAATAATGAATTAGTTGATCTTACAATGATTGTTGTTGATAAAGATGCGATAGAAGAAGTATCTACATGCTCTAATCAAAATAATAAACCATCTTGTAAATCAAAACTAGATTCTGAATTTGTTTGCCCAGATAGAATCCTAGATTTAGTTGTAGGAGCTACTATACAAGAAGTAGGAACTTTGTATAGGACATCAGTAGCAGACGAAAATCCAAATCTAGATGAAAACCAAAAAACAAAAACTGTAAACTAGATGGCTAAGAAGTTGGCAAAACCATACCTTCTTCTACATCATTCTATATATACTGAGTATCTAAACTATAAAAAGATGCCAGTAAGTCATAGGATAAAAGGTAGAGAAGAAGTTAGAAATATAGTTAAGACTATATGCAAACACATAGGAAATGAAATAGTTGATAGGAAAGCTGGAGTACATATAAATGGACTTGGTTATTTTTTTATTTGGAAGATTCCTAAAAAAATGACTTATAATAAAAAAATAAAAGGTGTAGGTTTAGAAGAGAATTATAACCATCACACAAATAACTATATGTTTTCTCCAATCCTATTACCATCTTTAGATAAAAATAATACTCTAGCTTATTGGAGTATGGACAACTCTTTTGTAAACAAGCTTAAGCAAGGAGTTAAAAAGAATGTTATGGCTGGTTTTAAATATAAAATTTACCCATACAGTATTAGAAGACTAAATACTTTATAATGAATAATATTGATTCTCTAATAGCGGAAGTAAAATCAGACTTTAGCAAATATGCTGACGCTGGACTTCTTGACGAAGATTCTATGTATAGAGATATTCTATTAGGCCTTAAGAAATTTGGGAATGATATAATGGAATTACATGAAACTGTTGTCGAAGTAAAAGATGGGTATGCAGAATTACCCGAAAACTTCTATAGTCTTTATTTAGCAGCTCTATGTAAGCCACTAGGTTATAAAAATAATTGTGATTCAGAAGATGAGTTCCACGATTTACAAGATTCTTATTTTTATACAGAAAGAGTTAAGTACGATAGAAAATGGTCAGAGTGTGGTTCATGTTGTGATGAATTGTCAGAGAGTGTAATTAGAGAAAATCTATACTTCAAATCTAAAAGAATGGCTGAGTTCTATTATCATCAGCCAGAACTCTTAAGTTTAGGAAAAACATTCAATAAGAATAATTGTCATAGCAAGTGTAGAAATAAACTTGTACATGATAATCCAAATCAAATAGTTATTGTAAAATATAGACTTCAGGCTAATTTTAATGAAGGAGACATCTATATGCAATACTATGGACTTCCAATGGATGAAGATGGTAATATTGATATTCCAGAATCAAAAAACGGACATTTGGAAGAATATCTAGAATATAGATTAAAAAGAAAAATAGCGGAAAGGTTAATAGGTAATGTTGAAGGACCTGGAATGGCTCAAATGTACGCAAACTATGGGCAGCAAGAAAGGATAAACCTAAAGAATGCTTCTAATGAATTAAAGATGAGAAGTATCACACCTACCTCAATGCAAAGACTAAAGAGAATTAACAGATTAGAGTCGCTTCAATTTGAAAGCGCATTCACTAGAATGTATTCATAATGCCAAAACAAAGAAATTTATCCGGTGCTAAAATGGGGATGAACAGAGACAAAGCCCCATTTGATTTAGATAATTCTGAGTATTCGTTTGCAATGAATGCAAACTTTCATGATGAGCATGGATCAGGTCCAGTAAATTTACAGAATGAACCTTCTAATATTTATTGTACAGGCTTTAGACCTGGTTTCAAAGTAATAGGACATAAGTTTGATATAAATAAAGATAGGACTTATTTCTTTCTAGTTAATACAACAACAAATTGTTCTGAAATAGGATACATAAATAGTTTCTATAACATTGATGGTTTAGAGCAAGTAGAGAGTAATTGCAATTGTAATCTTCAAGTTGTTTTAGAAAATCCATTAGAAGAAACAGTACAAGTAGCAACTTGTTCATACATAACTATTTTAAATGATTGTGATTGTAATGGACAATCAGGTAATCAATGTTTAAATTTTAATATAAACTATCCGATATTTGAATCTAACATTCAATTAAAGGACGAGTTCTCAGGAAGAGTTATATATTTTACAGATGGATTAAATCCACCTAGATATATTCAATTAGATAGGTTAGATATTTATCTACAAGATGAAGATCTATGTACAGGAGAGATAGATCCAGTATGTCTTGATTGTGAAAAAATGAGGATTTTCAAATTATATGACAAGCCTTGTTTAACTGTAGATATACTTCAAAATGGTGGAAACTTAAAAGCAGGATTATACGAAGCTGCAATAGCTTATTGTACACAAGATGGTATAGAGATATCTCCATACTATTCTATGACAAATCCAATACCAATTTTTGATGATAACAATATTATACTAGATCAAACTGATTTAGATTATGTAACAAACCTATCTATAAAATTAACTGCAACTGATTTAGATATAGACTATGAGTATTTTAAAGTTGCTATAGTTTATAGAAGTGGATTAGACGCATCTACAACTGTAGTTATTAATGGGATTTATCCAATAACAACTGGAAGTATTAGTGTATACAATTTAACTGATAAAACAGCAATTACACTTCCTGAATTAGTTGTTGGTAAAGTATCTTACGAAACATCTAGAGGACTAGCTTCAGGAAATGGGTACCTATTTCAGTATGGGATGAAAGCTCATAGAGAGATAAATCTTCAACCAGTTGTTAACTTATTAGGATCTTTAGTAAAGTGGAGCACAGTTGCAGCTCAAGAGGACATATATAAAAATGGAGCTTTAGTATCTAATTTTACTGGATACATGAGAGACGAAGTATACCCATTAGCTATAAAATTTTTCCTTGATGGTGGATATGAGACTCCAAACTTTGTATTTATACCAAGACCTCCACTTGATTTTGAAATAGAAGAATTAGGTATAGATTATGCAGAAGATGACAACAATCAATCAGTTTTAGAGCATAATCCTGATTGTTCAGGAAACGATAGAAATAAAAGATGGCAATTTGAAAATACAGCTCAAGTAATAGACAGATGTGAAGTACCTGAAAATCCAGCATATGGTGAGCAGGTAAATATAGTTACTGAAACAAATATTTGTTATTATGATATTGAAGTCACAGTAGCAGGACCAGAAACTTTGGTTATACCAAATGGGCAAAACTTAGTAACTTATATAAACAATAATCAAGCTGAGATAATCGCATCATCAGATCCTGATTGGGCAACTATAGCTGGAATTATCGATGATCCAACTGATTATCCAGGAGATTGTGTGCCTTCATTTGGAGATACTTGTACAGTCAATCCAATACCAATTTCTGAGGAAATAGTTGCAGTATCAGTAGGTACTGAGTCATCTTCCGAAACAGCTTTAACAGGGTTTACAGATTATGTTAGAGTTAATCCTCCAGGATTAGCTTCAGTAATTGATATAGATGGATCACCAGCTTTAGAAGATACAACTTTCATAACTAATTATATGAGGCCATGGGAAGTTGTTTATTATAGAGCTAACTATGGAAATACAAGTTGTTCTACTTTTGACCCTATTATTCAATATATTAATCCACCAACAACTGTTAATAATCCAGTATGGCTTGATTACGCAGGTTCTTTAGGAACTAATGCATCACTACTTACACCAATAACAGTATCTGCTGTTGACGTTCCAAATGGGTTTACATCTAATCTACATGTAAATGCAAGGTGGTATAAAATAGATTTTCCTAGTGGTCTTGATACTCAAATAATTGAATTGTCTACAAATGCAGTAGCAACAACAGATGATATTTGCCAAGATAAATTAAGAGTTACATTTTATGATGGTTGTCCAACAACTTCAGATGTTGCTGCATATGCCATAATAATATCTGATATTACATTAGCAAATGATCCAGATAAATTTATAGTATTAAATTCTGCTGATTTTCCATCAGGAAGTGCATATATAGCTTTAGATACACCTATTAAAGTAGATGTAATGTGGTCTTTAGTGTTTACAGGTACTTCAGGAAGCGTAGATATAGAAATTGATGGAATTACATATACACAAGCTTATACTGGAAGTTTACCAGGAACTGCATCAGATTTCTTATCAAATCATACAACTCCGACAATAATAGATTCTATATCTTATAATATATTAAATGGAAGTAATAACATATATGCTGTAGTCATTGGACCTTCTGTCATATTTAGAAGTACTGAGGAAGAGTTTAATTCATTAGTTGTAACAAGTATATCTTGGGACTTAGGGGCAGCTGCACTTCCTATGCAATATTATCATGTTTTAACTACGATTTGTGGATGTGTAAACTTATTTAGTAGAGAACTAGATACCTTTATAGAAACTACTTTTACAGATTTAGTATTTTATAAAAAGCAAACATACGAAGCAGATTGTGAATATACAATACCAGTATTAGGAGATTGTGACCCTGTCCCTTACGAATATGGACTTTTTAGTTATTGGGAATCAGTTGAAAAATATCCATGTAATGATGAGTTATATGATTCATCAAGCTCAATATGTGTAGAGTTATCAGATTTACAAACATACTTAAGTTCAGCAGAAATAGACGAATTCTTAGATTATTATATTGAAGGTGGAAGTGCGGCTCCAGTAATAGATGCAGTTATAGGAAGCCCTTGTTTTGGAAAACTAAAATGGAAAGAAGATTTAAGTGGTAAACCATTTGTAGATTTTAGAGATAGAGAAATAAGACATTATAAATTTCCTTGTTCTATTACATCTCCTTTTATGAGTACAACCTCTCAAAATCCAGGAGATTTTAATGAAAGTGTAATATATCCAATTGGATTTACAATATCAGAAGAGGCAATAAAAACATTCTTAGATTTAGCTGTAACAAATGGATTATTAACACTCGAAGAAAGGCTAAAAATTAATAAATACGAAATATTTAGAGGAGATAGAAGTGTTGATAAATCAATTATATCAAAAGGTTTATTATTTGATACATATCAATATGCAGATGGAAATAAAGAGACTGGATTTTTAGACCCAGCTCAAATAGTACTTTATCCAAATTATCCATTAAATGCACTTGGGGAAGATGTATATAATAGAGTACTTCATCCCTACGATAGTACAAAAAATCATTCATTTACGTACCATTCTCCAGACATCCATTACTATAAACCATTTTTACCTAGAGAATTAAAAATAGAAGGTTATCAATTTGGAAAGTCTCAAACTACATTTGATATAGTAAGAGACCATTCTACATATGTAGTTCTTGGAAAATTAGCATTTAATCTTGCTACAATTCTAGCTATAATAGAAGTTTCTTTAGATATAGCATTACAAGCAGGACAATTGATTTTAGATGCAGGAGGTTCAAATATAACAGTACTTCCAGCAAATGTAATTATAGCAATTACCCTAGGAGCTTTGTTATTATCTTCTTTCTATAGAGTTCAAGAAGTAAGATATAAGTGGATTGAAACTTTTTATAATTTAGGGCATTTACATCAATTTGCTTATTATAGTGCCACAATTGGATATTATAATAATTTTTTACCAAATCCACTTTCAAATGAGGTATTGAGAGCAATGCCAACTATAAAATATTTAAAAGATGGTAGATACTCAATACCTAATGAAGATATTAGTGTTGGTGGAAGTTTCCTATTTAATAATTTTCAAAGAGAAGATTCAGTATTTTTAAATGTATCTGAATTTCCTATTAATTACCCTTCTATATACTATAATTACGATACAAATAATGATATAGATAATTGTAGTAGAAGATTTTATGATGGAGTTGGTAAAAGTGGATTATTAAAAGGAAACGCTGCATCACCTTATGTTTCTTTAAAACAATATTTACCATCTCAGTATGGTAATATACAATCTATAGATTGGGTACATACAAATTTTTGTGGAGACTTAAATCAATCATTTGACTGTAATCCTATTTTTGGTGGGGATGTATCTATATCAAGATTTTCAGTAAAAAGGAAAATACCATTCTTTACTACTAATTCACATGGTTTAGCACCAAGAACTCCTTTTCAATATTCAGAAAATTTCAATATAAATCCTGCAAATATTACTAGTAGATATTATATCGATTATTTAATAAATGATGAAGAGACTTTTTTTGGAATAACATTTCCAACTAGTAATAAAAGTGAGTTCTATTTATATCCATCAGGAGCATCTGGAGCCTTTGATTTTTATATAAGGCCACCAGAAAAATTCTTTTTATTTTCATATGGATTTCCATACTTTTTAGCAGAAAGCACAATAAATAGTAATTTTAGATATGCTAAAAGAGAGAAGTTCCAAGACTTTTATCCAAACACTCCTGATGTAATAGAGTTTACACAAGAAAGTAATGTTAGTATTAGAGAGCTAAACTACTACTATTATAACTTTGTATATTCGGCACTTCATACGCCATATAGAAGAAGAATGCTACCTGACAATTATGATAGTGTTCTATATGCCGGAACTGAGGATCAAAGTAATACAGTAATATACTCTCTACAAGATAGCTCTGAAACTTCATTGACTGATCCATGGATAGTATATAATGGACTTGATGCTTACACTTTTCCAAAAACATTTGGTAAGCTAATCACTATGGATAGTATTGAATCTGAGCAAATATTAGCTAGGTTCGAGAATGGATTTACAATGTTCGGAGCTGTAGATCAAATAGCAGACAGATTCACTTCAGATACAGCTAATTTAGGTCAAGGTGGAATATTTGCAGGAAGGTCAGTAAACTTTAATAAAACTGATTTAGGATATGCCGGAACACAACACTCAGCTAAAGTTAGTTGTGAGTTTGGACATTTTTGGGTAGATGCTAAAAGAGGTCAAGTATTACAAGTTGAACCAGGAGGCACATCTTTTGCTGAAGTAACAGCTGGATTGGAAAAATGGTTTAAAGAAAATCTACCATTCAAGATAACCCAATATGTACCAAATATACCTCAGAAAGACTTAGATAATAATTTCAAAGGTTTAGGTATAACGATGGGATGGGATTCTAGACTTAGAAGAATATTCTTGACAAAACTAGACTATAAAGTATTAGTTGATGGTGTACAGTATATAGATGGAGAATTTTATTTAAGAGAAGGAGAAAAACTAAGTAAAGTAGATTTAACAGATAGAACAATATTTGAAGATTGTTCATTTACTGTAGCTTATAGTCCATTAACTAAAAGCTGGATTTCATACTATTCCTTTAAACCAAACTACTATATTGGCTATAATAACTATTTTCAAACAGGTGTAAACTATTCAGTAGATGCAACTGAAGAAGGACTTTGGTCACACTTTCCATTTTTAAGTTCTTATCAAGTTTTCTACGGAACTTTACATCCATTTACAATTGAAAGTATAGCCCCTACAAAAGGATACAATTCAGTATTACATAGTATTGAGTATTGGTTAGATACAAGAAAATACTATAATAAATATGATTTTGCTGATATATTTGGATATGGTTTCAATAAAGCGTATATTTACAATAGTAATCAAAATACTGGAAGATTAAATTTAGTACATCAAAAGAATAATGATTTAAGTCAATCACTTCAATATCCAATACACAATGTAAATTCTACAGATATTTTACAATCAGAGATAAATGGTAAGTGGACTTTTAATTATCTTTACAATTTAGTTAAAAGCGAAAGAAGTGGATTACCAATTTGGAGATATGACTGTAGCCAAATTGATAAGACGATTGATGATAGATTACTAGATTATAGAAGCAATTATAAAGATAGAATACGAGGTGAGTATTTCTTAATAAGATTGGAGCAAGATGCCGAGAGTAGATATAAGATGATATATAGATTCCAATCAGATATGAGAAACTATTACGAATAATAAAGTATGGCTACAGAAACATCTAAATCTAGAGCAAAAGACGCTCAGAATGTAGATCCTAATGAGGTTCTTCAATACCTATTATCTAAAAATGTATCTATAAATCATGCTGTAGGTATGGTTACAAATATGTATTATGAATCACTTTTTGACCCATTAGCAATGGGAGATAAAGGAACTTCAGCCGGACTATTTCAACACCATGCAGATAGAAAAGCAAAATTAATGAAAGCAACAAATGGGGATTTATCCAATTGGAAAGCTCAGGTTGATTATGCTTTATCAGAAAGTGCTAGTAAAAAGTATTTATCAAGAAGTTTTAAAACGCCTGAAGAGGCATCTTATTGGTTTACTTACAATTGGGAGAACCCATCTAATAGAGCTGAGAAAGCAGTTCAAAGACAATCTTGGATAAAATCTTTTAATGGAGGGCAGTACTTTACAGGAATATACAATCCTAATAATTTAAATGTTGAATTAAAAGCTGTAGCACCTTCAAAGTCTAGTGGCAAAAAGGCTACATATACAAATCTTGAAGGCACAGCTACAGAAGAAGCAACTATTCCAGAACCTCAACCATATATACCTTCAGCCTATATTCCACCAGAAATGATGAGTGGAGTTGATTATGGTCCACAAGAATTCGTAGCTGAAGTTGAGAAAGAGCAAGATAAACAAGTTGAGAAAGAAACTAAAAGTCAAGAATCTCAAGCAAGAGCCGAGTTAGATGCAAAAACTCAAGAGGCACAACAGAAAGAGAATGAAATGGCATTTTTAAAAACAATACAAAATGCAGTTGATGTAAGTGCTTTAAATCAAAATCAAAATACTTCACAAGAAGACCAAAATAGAATGGCCAATATGGCAGCAGGATATCAATTCGAAGAAATGCCAATTCAGCAATCTTTACCTCAATTACCTACAATATACCAATTTGAAGAAGGAGGAGAAAAGTCAGAGGAAGATGAAGAAGAAGTTGAAGAATCTGAAAATGAAGATGAAAACAATGAAGAATCTGAGGACGAAGATAGCAACGAAGAAAATATGGAAGAGGGTGAAGAAAGTGAAGATGATGAGGAAGAAGATAAAGGAGAGGATAAAGATGAAGATGAAGATGAGGTAGAATATTTAACTCCTGAAGAAATCGAAGAATTAATTAAAAAAGGCTACAAAATCGAGTACGTTAAAGAATGAAAAAGTCTAGTAGAAAAACAAAAAGAAAAGGAACAGTAGCCGTAAAAGTTATAGCTCCTAAGAAATTTGCAACTGGTGGAGCTGTCTCTTTTGATTTTGATGATACGCTAAGTACAGATTTAGGATTACAAATGGCTAAAAGTAATCCAAGTTCAAATAAGTATGTAATATCAGCTAGATCAGAGGTAACTCCAGATATGATTGCTAGAGCTCGTCAAGCAGGGATACCTGATAGTAACATATTTGCAACTGGTTCTGATGAAGCTAAAGTAGCTAAGATACAAGAACTTGGTATCAAAAAACACTTAGATAATAAAAAGTCAGTAATTGATAGATTAGGTTTTAAAGGTCAATTATTTGAAAATGGTGGAAATAAAAAAGGAAATCCACCGTACAAATCGCCTGTTCAAATAGTTCCATACTATAGTTTTAATCAACCAACTACTCCAGAAGAATGGGTTAAATCTATAGATCAAATAGAAAAAATAATAGGTAATCCATCTACATGGACACAAGATGACTATAATATATATCAAAATAAGTTAAACGAATATAAGATATGGAGAGAAACAACTCCTGAAGGACAGGCAGTTGTTGATTCTAGTAAAAGACCAAATGAATACGTAATTCCATTACCAACTCAATTAAGTACTTATTTAACATCCGAACAAAATAGGATACTACAAGAAAATCCAGAGCTTCAATTTATACCTAAATCTAAATTTGCATTTGGAATGCCAGGAGCATATGGAGTTACAGATGAAGTAGGTTATGCATATGGTGGGTACTCAGGACTATTTAGATACGCTGATGGAGGAACCGAAGGAGAGCCTATAGAAAATCCACCTATATATACATGGGAAGGAGATCCAAATAGCTATTACAGAAAAGACGAAAAAGGAAATTGGAGATACTTAAATAAGGATACACAATCAGAATTTGCAAGTGGTCTATATGCTTTTGATAAGGTAAGAAATCGTAAAGTCAAAAAGAAACTTGATGCAGAAGCTGTATTAAATCCAAATGCGGAAGCAGTATTAAATCAATGGGGTAATACACTTACAACACCAGAGATTTCTGAAGTAACATTAGGTAGAAAAGAGACTCGTAAAGAAAGGAAAGAAAGAGAAGCTAGGTATCAAGCTATGACTCCGGAAGAAAGACGCATATTTGACCAAAGAAAAGAGCAAATGAAGGAGGAAATGTGGAGAAGAGATAATCCTAATCTTTTAGCAAATAACTTCTTTAATGATCCTTCAAATATGACCTCTGAGCAATTGCGTCAAATGGCCTATAAAGTTCCTTTTGCTGAAGCACAGAAATGGTTGGATATGGCAGAAGTTCAAGCGAGAAGAGAAGGAGAGCTAAGAACAAATAAACGAGAAAAGGATTATTTTCAAATGGGCATGAGTACAATGCATGGTGGTGATTATCTTGCTCCTGGAGAAACTTATGCTAGTACATATAATAAACTAAACAACTTTAAAACTTCTGAAGAATTACCTTATGCATATGCTGGAACAGATAAGTCTGGCAATATACAGTTAATGACTCAAGAACAAAAAGCTAAGAATGATGCTCAACTAGCTCAGATTACAGCTGTCAATGAAGCATTAAAAAATAGAGCTCTTATTGAACAAATAGAAGGACGAAAGTTAACTGATTCAGACATATATGGAGAAGATGGTAACTACAATCCTAATTTAGCAAAATATAGTACTCAAGAATATTTAGGAAAAATAGATGACCAAAAATATCAAAACTTTTTAGCAGAAAATCAAAAAGCAGCAGATGAAGCAGGCATACTATATAATAGTATGGACTTTTTAAGAAATCTAGCAGTAAACTTTCCAAGTACTACAATCAATCTTCTTGAAGGTAAGATGCCTTTATTTCAACAAGGTTTAGGTCTTAGATCCGAAGATCCTGAATTACGAGCTATGTATGAAGGATATATGCCAGCAGGAGGAACAGATACTGATTATTGGTTTAATTTTATAAATCCAGTGGCATCTCTACAAGAGGCTAAAATAAGCTATGATTTAGGAAATTATGGTAATGCTGCATTAGCAGGATTAGGTGCATTACCTCTTATAGGCGCAGTAGGAAAAGGTACTGCCAAAGGTATTGGAATTTTAGATGATGCCTATAGAGCAGCTATGTCTAAGTCTGATGAATTTGCTAGGTCATTTAATTTAGCAGATGAAGCACCAGAAAGTAGTTATACATTTACTCAAAGTACTGATGATTTAGCTAATTTAGCAGATGAAGCAACAACAAGTGTTGGGGCTAGAAATAATCCTACTAATTTTTATGATGAATACTTATTTAATGAAAATGTAAATTTAGAGAGAATTCCAGAAGAAGATTTGATGACTGCTTTTTCAGAAAATCCAAATGCTACAATAGTAGAAGCTATATCTCCTACTTTACCAGGAAATTATACTAATTTAAATGAATTATTAATAGCTCAAGACAAAGCCTTTAGTGAAGGTGTCGACATTTCTAATAGATGGGCTTTAGCAGATAGTGAAAAATATTTTAGTACTATAGATGAAGCTAGTAAAATGATGGAAGAGATACCTAAAATACAAGATCAAAAAGCTGCAATAATTAATCAGAGAGAATTAGTTGTTCAAAAGTCAATCGAAGATTTTATGCAAAGTAAGGGATTGCTTGAAAAATACAAAGAGAATCCCTTTAGAACAGATATACCCCATTCATTTTTTATTGAGTTCCATGATGACTTGATGAAAAATCCTGATTATGTGAAATTAACTGATGAAATTAATTCATATGACGAAGCTATAAAACAAATAGAAGTAAGTGCTAATCAAAAAATAGTAGATGCAGAACAATATGTAGATCCAATATTTAAAGAAAAAGTACAAAATCTATATAATCTTGCCGGACAAAATGCACCTGAATTAGCAAATATTCAAAAGGATATTCCAATATTTCTACAACTAAATGAATCAGATCCATTATTTTCAACATTATCAAAAGAAGCTCAAGACTACATTAGAAAAAATAGAGGTGAAATTTATGGTACATCTGGGTTACCAAAAGGCGAAACAGTAACATTAGGATCTATAGCAGGAGATGAATTAACCTATTTATCAACTCCAAAAGACTCTTCAATAAATACAGAAATAGTGAGATCTGTAGAACAAAAATTTTTACTTCCAGAAGATGTTAGAGCAACTGCGGTACATGAAGGGGGTCATGCCATTTCTCAAAAAGCATATAATAATTGGGTTAAATTAGTTGCAGAATATGACCCTATGTATTTATATTATGTAAATCATAGTAGAAACGACATTGCAAAAGAGTTTAAAAGATGGATGGTTGACCCAACCCTTCCTGTTGATGGTAAATATACAACTCAAACTTGGAAAAGTGGTATTGGAGAGTTACATTCTGAATTAATGGCAGCAAGAGCTGAAGTTGTATCTAATTATGTAAAAAAGAATGGTATGTCTATCGATGAAGCTGTAGAACTAGTTAAAAAACAAGAAGCAGAAGGCGACCCATTCTTATTTGAATACTACCTAAATGAATCTCCTGCTGAGTTAAGAAAACATTTTAAACCAGATACTCCTGACCAAATAAAAAAACAATTGATTCAAATACTTCCAGCTGGTATTGTAATTGCAGGAACAGCATCAGGTATATCTATGGCAGGAAGTGGAGATGGCTCAACAACCAATACTCAAGGATATAAATTAGGAGGAAGTCATAAAAATAAATACATTGGTTTATTTAGACAATAAGTAATAAGAAAATCAATCTATTTTATAAATATATAATATTTTTATAATTTTATAAATTCAGTAATACACAATCAATATGGATTTAAATGAATTGAGAAGGATGGCAAATATGATGAGGCTTCAAAACCTTGGATATTTCAATCAAAATCCCAATCCTATAGGACCTTACACATCATATGATAATTTATATGGTACTCCTAATGTAATTCAGCCAGGTCAAGAAGCATTTCCATTGCCAATGACACCTACTCCTAGTATGCTTATTCCAGGATTATCTCAGACACCTGTTGAACCTAGTGCTGACATACCATTTAATTTTTTTAATAGAGCTGATAGGTTACAAAGAAGAGCCGAAAGAAGTATGCCTATGGATCCATCTATGGAAGGATACTCTGATTATGCCGATATACCTTATAATTTTTTTAATAGAGCTGATAGGTTACAAAGAAGAGCAGATAATCAGATGACTATGAATTTAGGAATGGATGGAATGTATACAAGCCAAGATGCTACTAGTTTACCACAAATGCCTAAATATACTAGTTTAGACCAACTTAAACAGGACTATCAATCCGGTGCTGATAAAAATATTGAAACATATTATTACAAAGAGTTTGACAGGCTTACAGAAATAGACTCTATTGATAAAGATTTTAAATCAGGTAAAATAACTCAAGCTGAAAGAGACAGTAAGGTAAACGAGATAAATCAAAAATATGTAGATACAATGCCTACAGTTTCTGCACAACAAGCTGAAACACCTACAGTAGGCGAAGAGACACCTGAAGATGCATACAAAAAATATCTAGATTTAATGATGTATTCTAGATTAGGTACTTCTGGATTATCTATTCCTGAAACAGCATTCTTAACAGGTAAGTATCTTGGACTAGCACCTGGAACTAAAGGTAAGTGGTTAGGAGCTGGATTAGGTTTCGCAGACTTAGCATTAAAAGGGGCAAGAGAAGTTTTATCAGGAATTGGATACCAGAAAGCTAATGAAGAAGCAAAGAGATGGTATGCCGAGCAAATGAATAAAAGAAGGTATGAACCAATAAGTGAAACTAGAACTGGTTATACAGGAGACATTGCAACAGCTGCTGAAGGTGGTACTTTCAATAATCCCGGATTTAACGCTCTTCCACAGAATATTCAAAATAAGATAATGCAAGGTTATCAAAATAAGAAGTATGCTGAAGGTGGAGGACCAGGTGATAGACTTAAAGAGTTTGGAGAAAAACTAAAAGAAAATGCTTTCTTCTCTGCGTATCCATATGAATATAATGCTTTTGATACCATGAATAGAAGAAATGATACATTAGCAATAGAGAATTGGTATGAAGGTAATCCAAGTCCAAATTACCAAGATGCTTATTATACTCCAAATAATAAATTTGGTATAGGTTATGAAAAATATCTTAAATTTAATCCGATACAAGCTATAAGACCATCAATAGGCATAAATGTAGGCCTTCCTTATAGTGGAGGTTTTAAACCAAGTGTAGAAGGATTTTTTAGTGGTAAATATACAGCAAGAAGAGGAGAAAACTCAGGGATTCCAAAAGTAAAATCAACTCTTAGTGCAGGATATTCGCCTGAAGAAGGTTTAAATGCAAGTATAAATCTTAATCCTTATTGGGATATATTTAAAAATAGAGTAGGTAGAGATACTATGGGAATACCTTTTCAAAAAGGTTATAATACTAAATTTTTAAGAGGTTATGCAGGTCCAGCATTTGAATTTGCATCAAGCTTCAAACAAGCGAATGATCCAGCATATTCTGGAGGAAAAAGATTTTTTGCTGGACCATCTTTTAATTATGGAGCTCAAGCTGGATTTACAACAAAACCTTTTGAGAAATCTAATCTTCAATTAAAAGGGGATTTTGGATTATTTTGGAATCCAGTAGGTGGAAAAGGTAAAGAAGGTGATGAAGCCGGAAAATTGCAAGGAGGCTGGAATCCATCAGCAAAAATAGGAATAACATATCCATTAGTAAATACACCTTCATTTCCTAGTAAAATTAAAGACGACCAAGACTTTTATAAATCTCTACAAGAGAGTGAAAATAAACAAATGGAAGACTCTAAAAGAGAAGAAGAAAAGAGACAGAGAATGATGAAAAATGTTGAACCAATGGGAGAATCAAGACATCCTAGATGGTTAGAAAATGGTGGCAAATTCAATAATCCTGGTTTTAATGCTCTTCCAGTAAATGTTCAAAATAGAATTATTCAAGGATATCAAGGAAGGAAATATGCTGAGGGAGGAGAGATGCCACCTTTAGTTGAAGATGCTAATTCATATTTAGATTTATTTTCATTTTTAACACAAGGTCAAATGCCAACAGATTATTCAGCAATGGCTCCTATGGATATGGGATTACAACAATCTGATTTCGCTACCGATCCAATGTACCAACCAGGAGAATACATAGAATTTGAGTATGGTGGTAAAATGCATAAAGGTATAATTAAGAGTAATAACGGAAAGACAATTTCATTAAAATGAAAAAGTTCGATACTAAAAAAATAAAGATTAAATCCAAGAAAGAACCCTCAATGGAGGAGAAGCTTACTGGATCTGTAATATCAGAATTAAAAACTGATAAAGTTGAACCTAACGCAGAGTTAGAGGGAGATGAAATTGTACAATTCCCTGATGGATTAATCCAAACTGTTAAAGGTGAACCTCACTCTAAGGGTGGGGTAAAAATGAATATACCTGATGGCACGAGGATTATATCAAATAAGCTTACGTTATCAAAAAAAGATGTAACTAGATTAAAAGATAAGTATGATTTAAATACATCAACTAATGATACTTATGCTAAAGCATTTGATAAGTTCCTAAAGAAAAGTGGAATAACAAGACTTAACGAAGAACAGAAGGGGTATTTTGAAACATTAAAGAAGCAATTAGAAAGTGAAAGTATTCCATCTGCCACTTTTAGATTGAACCAAGAACATTTATCTAAAAAGATAAGTGAGATAGAAATGCAGAAACAAATCAAAGAAGATGTAAAGAAAGAAGTTTTCAATGACATATTTCAAATGCAAGAAGTATCTAAGTCACCTGATAAAAAAGCAAAATCAGAATCAGGAGAGTACAAATATGGAGGGACATATAGAAAGTTTGCAATGGGTGGATTTCAACCAATGAATGGTATGCCGTATGGAAATTATTCAGGCTTGTATTCTAAAGGAGTATCGCCAAATATTCCAATGATGCCTTCAACTCCCCCACCTCCACCACCACCTCCACCAATGTCTCAGAAAGGAAAAGATATGTTTAAAGCTGAGAAGGGAGGTACTAAAAATGAATTTAGCATTTCTGAAATAAAAGTAGTACCTAAGCCTAGAACTCGCTATGCTGATGGAGGCCCAAAAAATCCATGTCCTGAAGGAATGACCTATGATCCAGTTTATGGATGTGCTCCAGTTGATACTATTATATATCCCCCAGGAGATTCTGAGTATATGAATCAACCTCGTCTTAATTATGACATTATTGAAATGCTTAATCAAAAATATAGAAGAGATGCCGAAGAATATATAAGGGATATGAATGACCCCACTAATATTCAAAGAGCTACACCTGCAGAACAACAGAAATTTTATATGAATCAAGGATTAGTTTCTGCACAAAATGGTGGTACTATTAATATGTCAGGAGCTACTTATGCTAAAGGTGGAGAAAAGAAATCAGGTTATGGAAACTTAACTCAAAGTCAATTCCAATCTTTATGTAAGAAGTATGGAATGACAGAAGAACAAGGTAAAGTTCTTTTGCTAAGTAAAACTAAACAGTATGCTATAGGTGGTGTAGCCGATAGTGGGGATCCATATGTAGTAGTAAATCCTGATGGGACTCACGTATTAAGAACTTCAGAAGGAGATATGCCACTTGGTAAAGGAGATTATAAGATAAATCCTGATGGAACAGTAGACGTATTTAAGCAGGTAGGTGCATCTAGGATGATAACTACGCCTTATTATTACCAAAACCCACAATCTGATACTGAAGACTTATTAACTCCAGAAGACTATGTTAAAGGTGACTATGCGTCTGCAGCTGCTTTAGGTAAAGCTAGTCCTACAAATATAAATTTAGTTCAAAAAGAAGATGGAAGTTTTGAAGCAATTAAACCAGAGACTTCTGAAACTAGAACTATACCGAATAAAGATGTAGTTGTAAATAATGATGGAACAGCAACTGTTAAAGTTGATGGAAACAATGTTACAACTGAATACCAAGTAGTTAATAAAGAAACAGGAGAACTAGAATCTCCAGTAGTTCAAGTAGCTGAGTCTATTGATAAGACTCCAAAAGGAATGACTAAGCAAGAGTACTTAGCTTTAAAGAAAGAGTTAGATTCACCAATAAAAATTGCTAAGGCATATTCAGAAGGTAAAATAGATGCTCAAACTGCAAATAAACTACAATTTATATTAGACAATAGCACAGGTGCTCTTTTTACAACTAGTACAGCTGGTAAAAGTGTCTACTCTAAATCCGAATTATATCCTGCCACATACCAAAAAGTAAATGAAGCAGCTCATGGAAATATAACAAAAGAAGATTTACCATTAGTTATGGAGTATCTGTATAAAAATTTTCCAGACATTGTTTCTTCAGAAGATATATTTGGAGGTAAATTTGATGAAAGTGGTAAGTTTACTTATAATGAGAGTCTAGATTTTACAAAAGCTTCTGAACAAGTTGGAAAATTTCAAGAAAGAGCTAATGATAGAATGAAGGCGACAGCTAGAGTTATATTAGATAATGCACACTTATTTGATACAAAAGATGTAGAAGAAGCAAGAAGATTTCTATCAGATGAAACATTTAACGAAGGATTGCCAGCTAGAAAGTTTGATAAATTGCTAGGCAACTTTACCTCTGGTAGATATAATTTAGGAGTTAATGTTGTATCAAAAGACGAACTACAAAAACTAAATGCTTTAAATATATACACTATAAAAGATTTAAATAAAGCAATAGAAGAAAATCCAGAACTTATTAGTGATGCTAGTAAAGCTAGATTGTACGAGTTATCAGATATTATGTCAGATGATTCAGACTTTCTATTAAATCCAACAGTAGAACCTGAAGTACCAGAAGAGGAACAAGTAGTGGAACAGAAGCCTATATCTGAGGATGTGACATTACCAAAACCATTTATACCTACTAGATATTTTACACCTGATGTAGCACCACTTCCTCCAACCGCAATGATGCCACACTTTATGGGTCAGAGTCAATTTGGATTAGCTGAACCAGTTAGAATTGGGATTGAGCAACAAGTACAAGCTACTAATGATATAATGAGAGATGTGAGTAGACAAGTTCAAGACTTACCACCACAACAAAGAGCTCTTGTTATGTCACAAATGCAGGCAGAAAGAGGCAAACAATTAAATGATGCTGCTTATCAAGCTAATGTCACAAACGCTCAGAACTTAGCAAATACCGAGTTGTTTAATATTGGACAAAGAGATAGACAAAGTGAAGCAGATATAAGAAACAAACTAAGTTTTGAACAAAGGCAATATACAGCATTAGCTAATACCCAAGAGGAATTCAAGAGGTACTTTGATAGACTTAATGATATCAGATTGAATGAATACTCAATAAATCAAAACTTAAATATGCTAAATCAAATTTATCCTGATTATAGTCTAGATAGTACTGGTATGTCGATAGAGTATACTCCAGAAGAGATAAATAAGATAAGAGAATTGAATCAATACTCTCAATTATTTGGTAATCCATATATATGATAATGTCTGATTATTTTTGCATATTAAATTAAATATTACTAATTTTACATTTTAAAATTTTAAGTTTTGGCAAACGCTTATAGTATATTACATAACTACGATAGGCCTCTATATACACCTAATTATGAGCTTATTGCTACTGCTATGCAGTATAAGCAAGGTAAATTAGATGCAAATAGGGCTAGATTACAGACAGTTGCTGATCAAATAGGATTTGCTGACGTTGCAAAAGATCAAGATAAAGATTATATTGAAAATAGATTACAAAGTGCTGTAGATATTGCTAATAAATATGCAGCTTTAGACTTATCATCTAGCTCATTAACTAATCAATTAATTGGAAAGGTATCAGAAGTAGTTGATGACAATGTTAAAAACGCAGTATTATCAACCAAAGTTTACCGGTCTGAACAAGCAGAATGGGCTAAAAAGCAAGAAGAGGAGCCAGAATTGTACTCAGAAGACAACTATCAATACGCAATGAGGGGAGCTAATGCTTGGCTCAATGATGAAAAAGTTGGAACTAAGTATAATGGCGGAGGTGGATTTATAGCTTATGATAACTATGGAAAGAGGGTCCAAGATAATATTATAAACATAGCTAAAGAGCTGAAAGCTACATTCCAGTGGCAAGAAAATGGACAAGGAATCTTTATAGATAATGTCACTGGTGAAGCAGTTGATAGAGGGAGGTTAGAGTCAGCTATTGATGCTGTTATTGGAGATACTGGAAGACAGCAAATGTCAAGAGAAGCCTGGAATAGAAGTAGATTTACAGAAGATGAAGCACTAAGAGCAGAATATGATTCTAGATTAACTCCTCAAATAGATGAAGCTGATAGATATGTAGTTAATCTAAAATCTATGATAAGTAAAGAAACTGATACTAGTAAAAAAGCAGAGTATCAGGCTAATTTAGAATCATGGAAAAATAGAAGAAACTTATTAGAGACTCAAAGTTATGATGCTTTAGGAAAAGAAAACGCATTTTACGTATTACACTCAGAGAAGTTCAAAGCTAATTTCTTAGATGCATATTCTTATAGTCCAAGAGTTATTAAGAGGGAAGTGGATCAAAACTCTGTAAAAACTACTGAATTTAAAGAAAAAGTAAGACAATTTGAATTAGAGTACTCCCTTAAAGAAAAAGAATTTCAACTCAAAGAAAAAGAGTTTGGCTTAAAAGAAAAGAAAGCTATGTTTGATATGGGTATAGACCCACAGACTGGCCTACCCATTGATAATAAAGGGATTATACCAGGTACTACTCCAGAAGAATTTGGGTTATTTGGAGCAGGTAGTGGTGCATATCCATCAGAAACATTTGCAACAGATAAGTTTAGAGAGCAAATAAATTCTAGTATACAAGGTTTAAATGAACAATTAGGAGGGAATTTAAGTGAAGCTGATTTATTAGCTATTGCTGAACAAGTAACAGAAGCTGATATAGCTAAGGGTGGTAAAAAAGTAGTAACAAGACTCGATGGAAAAACAGTAACTATTGATTTTGATAACAAGAATACAAGAGATGCTTATATTAAATTTAAAACTAATGTTGCTGAAAGTTCTCAAGAGTTAACTGAAGTATACGAGGGTATTGGATCAGTTAAGAAAAACCTATTAGATAATTACCTAAGTCTATTAAAAAATGGAGAATTAGAGAAATTTCAAAATCTTCCAAATTATTCATATGTTGTAAAAAATGTTAATGGCAAGCTTAAAGTTGTACAAAGTGCAAAGGGAACTAATGATTTTGCTAGAATAGTTCAATCTATACATGATAAAGGTGGCGGAGTAGAAGGTTATAATAAACTTTCTAAAGAAGATAAGGCAAGTCTAGATATGTATTTATATAATAGAATGGTCGAAGATAATGGCACAGATACTAGGACAGGTACTTTTATCAAAGAAAAAATGAGAAGAGACTTAGTAGAAGTTGTTGGTTGGGATGGTTTAAATGGAAATTTCACCGACACTCGTAATTTTGGTAATTGGGGAACTTTTTCAATAAACTCAGGGTATCTTTATGAAAAAGTTAGAGGAACTACTGGATCACCTTCTGAAATTCTCGGTTCAAAGTATGCTGCTGATTTAGAAGTTGTAAAAAGAACTGCTGAAGAGTCTATAAAATCTAGTGATTTTTATCCTAGAGTTCAAACATTTATTGTAACTAAAGACAGTCCAAAAGCAAAAGCTTTGAAAAGTGCAATTGGTAAATCTACTAACAAAAATGATATTCAACTTACAACTGAAGTAGATGATGAGGGAAATCCTACTGGAGCCTTTTATTATTCATACTATGAATATGATAATGACTCAAAACAGCATAAGCTTGTCGTAAATAAAGATAATAAAATATCAAAAGAAACTGCAACAGCTTTAGGACTTAATGTAACTGCATTTAAGGCTGATTATGATGCAAGTTCTAGTGGTGCTCCAACATTTAATTTAGGTGGTGTCGGATCTGCATATAGTGGAGCTAAAGATAGAGCTCAAACTAAGTATGGCACATTAGCAATGGATGACGCTACAGTTCTTGAAAATACTTTAAATATTGCATATGAACAAGGAGGAGAGTCTCTTTACAATACTGTATCAGATGAAATAAGATCCTATCATGGAATGATGCCATCTGGAAATTATACTCCAACTTTAGCTGAAATGAGTGGATTTGCAGAAGATACAGGAGAAAGTATTTTTAATTTAAAGTTAAGACCTAGAGATGGTCAATATTACTTAGATTTAGAAAAAAGAGGAAAAACTGTTTATTCTACACCATTTGGATCTAGTTCATTTACAGCAGCGGAGTTATCAGATTTTATGTATGACGAAGCTCACTATTTTAAAAGTGCTACATTCAATATGTATTTGAACTCTATGATTGGGGGATCAGCAGCTCAAACAGCTATAAAACAATCTGAAGACAATATAAGAAGAATGCTAAATAATAGATAATGCCAACTTACGAAGCAACAATACAAGATATCATAGATGGCGTTAAACGCCGGACAGCTCCAAAACCACAACTTAATCAGCCAGACTTAACCGTTAAGTCAACACAAAATAGGGGATTAGTTGGTGTAACTTATGATGTACCAATGGATGCTATTTATGACAGGCTTTCAGATGGATCATATATTGCTAAATACGACAACTACTTAGATGCTTACGGTAATGAAGATAGGCTAGGAAGACAACAATCAGCCACAGAGCAATGGTTTAATGGTATTTCAAAAAACCTAACTAAAGTAGGTACATATGCTCTAGACGCTACGTTAGGTACAGCAATTGGGCTAATGGATGGTATATCTGGAGAAAATGTCTATAATAATACCTTTTCTAACTGGGTTGATGATACTAATAAAAGATTAGATAATGCGCTTCCAAACTATTATACCAATGAGCAAAAAAATATGTCAATTTTTGGAAGTGCTCTTACAGCTAATTTTTGGGCAAATGATGTTGCTGGAGGTTTAGCTTTTGTTGGTGGAGCACTACTTCCAGAGGTAGCTATCGCATTTGCAACAGGAGGTGCTTCAATACCTGTAAGTGTAGCCAAAGCTGGAGCAAGGACAGTAGCTAAAAGCTTATTCAAAGCTGGTACCAAAGAAGTTATAAAAGAAGGTGCTGAAGCGTTAGGTAGAGGAGCTGTTGGAAAGCTTGATGATCTTGCTAAATATAGTAGAGCTGAAATAGGTGCTAATAGTGTAAGAGCTTTAAAAAGAGCTAACTATTTTAACACATTTGGAAATGTGGCAAATACAGCTAGATTTTTAGCGCAGACTTCAAATTTTGAAGCAGGTATGGAAGCTAGACACAATTTTAGAGAAGCTGTAGATACATATTATAGTGATTTTAGGATTAAAAATGGTAGAATGCCAACATTTGAAGAGGCTAAGGATTTTACCAATACTGCCCTACAATCAGCTAATTATGTGTATGGAGCCAATCTAGCTATTCTATCGTTGTCAAATTTAGCTATGTTTGGTAAAACTTTTGGAGTCGGTACTAAAACATTAAGTAAGTTAAATAATGCTGGTAATAAGCTTATTGGATTAGGCATAAAGAAACAAGCAGCTGGAATGGTTGCTTTACAAGAGGCAAATAGATTTCAAAGAATAGTTGGAAAATCTTATAAAATTTTAAGTAAACCTGCTATAGAAGGTATCTACGAAGAAGGTATGCAAGGTGTCGCAGGTCAAACTATGCAAAATTACCTTAAAGCAAAATATGACCCAGATTCAGAAGATGCCTATGGATTGTGGTCATCATTCACCGATGCTATGGCCCATCAATATGGTTCGAAAGAAGGGTGGAAAGAGATGGGTATAGGAATGCTAATTGGATTTGGAGCTCCTGTAATTCAAGGACAGTCTGCACCTGGATTAATGAAAGATAGTTGGAAGTCTAGAAGAGCACAATTAGAAAAACAAGTTGAGTCAGTCAATAAAGCTCAAGCGAATTTACATACTAGAGTTACTGATGCAAATGCTATAACTAATTTTAGTAAGGTAATGAAGAGCAAAGCTGATAAGTATGAATCTACATCTATAGACAATGCTGTAATAGACGCTCAACATATAAAAATACAAGAACAATTAAAATCTGACAATGAAATTTTAGAAGACTTTAATTCTGTTGTAGACAACATGCAATTAGAGGATGACCAACTTGCTGAAATTGGAGGAAGTGATAATCTAACAATGTATAAGCAGTCTCTAAAAGATGAGTTCAAAAGAAATATGGCTGACTATAGATTTGCAAGAAAAACTGTAGAATCTTTAGGCCTTGATAAAAGATTAAAAAATACTGGTAAAGGTAACGTAGGAGCAATAGCTGACGCTTTGACTATGAATATAATGATAGGCAAAAGCTCGTTAGAATCAGCAAGAAATATAGGAAGTCAAATTGATACTTTGATAGGTTCAGAAGGAATGTTCAGTCATATGGAGCATTATAGTAATTTGTCAAAAGATGAAATAAAAAAGACAGAGCAGTTAAAGTCTAAAAAACAAGCACTTAGTGCTGCTAAATCTAGAGCGAATAAATACGCTATGGAATTAGCTAAAATGCCTACTGGCACATCTGAAAGCAAAACTAAGTCTAAACAAGATGCCTATAAAAGAAATAGTGAGAAAAGAGTTGCTGCTGAACAGGAAGTAATTAGGCTTACTCAAGAAATAAAAGACATAAGTAATGATTTAAAGAAGTCCTCAAAAACAAACACTTTTAATATAGACCAATTAACATCAGTAGATTTAAATACACATGATGTTGAAAGAATGGTCGAAGAACTAGATAAACTTGATGCATTTGTTGAATCTCTTGAGAAATCGGGTAGAAAATCAGATGCAAGAATGTTATCTGGATTAATCGAAGAATTTAAGTCTTATTCAGATGCTCATAGAGAGATGAATAACACTGTTCGAAAAATGATAGATACAGATTTTTTTGCTAGTAAAGAAGGAAAAGGATTCCAGAATTATATTTTAGGCAAAAAATACCAAATGTCTGATGAGTTTAGACAAATAATTAGAGACAATGATGCTGTAATAGATAGGTCATTAAATTTAGTTGGTATAAGAGGTCAAGAGTCTATAGAAAGAATTATTGAAGAGACTATTCAAAATAATAATGAGCTATCAGATAGAGAAAAGTATAGATTAGAATCAATTATAAGACTTCAATTAGGATACGCAAAATTAGAGCAAAGAATAGCTGTAATTCAAGATGAAACCGAAATTTCAGTAGCAGAAGAAGAGCCATCTGGTGACCCATTAGAAGGAGATACAGTAAGACTTAAAAATAAATTAAATACTGAAGGAAAGGACTTAGGTAACTTAGAAGTAATAGATGAATTAATTTCTAAAATAACTTCTGAACTAGAGCAATTTAGACTAGGTAGAGTTGATAATAGTCTTGTAGAATCTTTAGAAAACCAACTTGAAGAGTTAAAACGTCAAAAGGAAAAGCAAACAGCAACTCCAACTTCAACAACTTTAGAACCTATAACAGAAGAAGAAAACTTATTAATTTCGGATATAGATTCTAAAATAAAAGAGTTAGAAGACGAATTAGAAAAAGCTAAGAATACAAAGTCCATAAGAATTGTTAATTCTGCTGAGTATCTTAGACTAGAAGAGCTAAATAAAAAATTAGTTCAAGGAGTCCTGACTCCTAGTGAAATAGAGGAGCTTAAAGAGTTAGAACAAGACATAGACCAATGGATGACTATAACAGGTATAGTCGCAGAAGGATTCAGGTTAAGTGATTTAATCAAACAAAAAATAGCACTTCAGAATTCAATAATAAGACCCATAGAAAATGTTGTTACAATCACATCTCAAGAAGTTCTAGATTCAATAGATTTTGGAGAGAAGACTACTGCAACTAACTATTCAATAGGTCAAAGTTATGACTCTGTAACAGCTATCATGACAAAAGATAATACAGGTAAGCCTGTTATTGAAATATCTGGAATTAATGCAAACGATTTCGCTGAAGAAGTAGGGTTTCCTTTTCCATTTAAAACAAATGATCAGAATAATATTTTAATTGATGAGGAAACTAGAGTACTGATAAATGAAAATAGTAACATATCAATACTGCCTACTAATAAGAACTTGACAACTAACTATAGTATAGTTTTAAAAACAACTCAAAATGTAGATGGAACTACAACTACATCACCTTTAAAGTCAAGCTTCAATAACGAGTTTACTCAACAACAATCATCTGAAATGATTTATCTCTTAAGCAAAGGAGATGAGCTAGTACTTGAAGTAGATCCAACAGATTCATATAATGTAAAATTACTTGATGAATATAAGAAGGCAAGAACCGATAAAGCTAGAAGTAAAGCTTTAGAGAATCTCAAAAAAGGCCTTGTTATAAAAGTGAAAGACAAGAATGGAAACTTTTTAGCAGTGTTAAAAGCTAAAAGAAAAAATGCTATAAAGAATAAGGAAGCATTAATATTTGAAGCTCTAAGAGATAAAGTTGTAGATGACGAAGGATTTATTGATATGATATCAGAAGTACCAGTAGCTCAACAACTTGATTTTGGAAGAGTGACTGTTGAAAAAGTTTACATAGGTCAGCCTAATTTTTATTTTTCTAAAAATGCTGATGGAACAGTAACTATCGATAGCAGAGAACTAACTCCACAAGACATAGATAAAATAGATGATATAGGGTATGTTCAAAATGGTCAAGCAACGACTAGAAAAGGAATGAAGAATATTGATATGACATTTATGAACAAAGTCATAAAATCTCCATCAGATGCTAAAGTTCCTTTTATTGTATTCACTGTTGGTAAAAATAGAATTGCATATCCGGTAAAAGTAGCTACTACTAAAATAGAAGACTTAGAAGAGTTCAGAAAAATATATGAGTCAGATACTGACATAGTTGATAAGGCAACAGCTTTAAATAACTATATGGCTAAAAAGGGTATTGACATAAAATTGCCTGGTAATTCATTTATTTCAGTTGGAGTAAACAACGTAAATGATAAGTTTTTTTCTGAGAAACTTGCACAATTGGAAAAAATTGAGTACTTTCCCAACTTGGAAAATTGGGTAAATATAAAATCTGATATGGCAATGACACTAAGTAGTGGAGTATCTATCGACATAAATTTATCTGAACCTATATTTGGTCCAAAAGTAAAAATGAATCTTTCAGAATTAGATGTAGATACTTCAGCATCGGCATTAGTGAATCTAAAAAGTCAATCTGATGCTCAAGCTGAAGCAGCGATAATTGCTGAAAGAGATGCAGCTTTAGACAAAGCTAAGACTGATTTCGAAAATGCAAAAAGGAGCAATGATCCAGATATCAATTTAGAAAAATTAGAAGAGGATTATGTAAGAACTATGTCAGAGATAAATGACATATATGAGGAAAAACTTAAATTAATAGGTACTGCAGGTACTACTATGAGAGGAGTGTCATCTCTATCTTCGTTAATAAGAAACGCTAAAAATCAAAGTTGTTAAAATTATGGGTTTAAAATGTAGGATATCATATTTAGATGGTAAAGCAATTGTAGTAGATGCAAGAGGAAATAGGTCTAAATTATACAATGATTTACTTGCGTACACTAACAATCAATCAGACGCATTAGATATGTGGGTTACAGCCTACTCAAGAGAGTATGGTGAAAGGGGAGAAAACACTACAGTTTTAGACTTAGTTAAATTCTTTGATAGTTTAGTAGCTTCTAATCAAGAGTTAACTCCATCAGAAAAGTTCCAGGTTCAAGATTTTATGAGAAGAAATAACATCGTGTACCTATCGGATTTAAATAAGATAATGACTACTGTATTTAAATCTGAAGGAATATTCAAAGTTAATCCTGAAGCAGCAATAAGCTCCAATCTTTTTTCTCAAGAAGAGATAAGAGATTTGAATGTTGAGGACATGAAAAAACTTCTACTAAAGGTAGAGGGGCATTTGGCAAAGGAAAACTTCTCTGTAGAACCTGAAGGTACAGAATATGTATTCAAAGACTCTGCAAAGAAAAGTATATTTGGAACATACTACAATGTATCTCAAACTGAAATAGACCAAGATATTCTAAAGGCTATAGATAACTTCACAGATGTTGAAAGCTTTTATAATGGGATAAAAACACTTCCATACGAAGATTTTGTAAATAGGTTTCTAGAAGATGACGCATTTGCTAATGATGTCATGAATAGATTTAGTGGACTTAAAAAAATACCAAAACTATCTTTCGTAGATGGAAAATTAAGCTCTGAGAATAACAAGCTTTACACGACTATCAATAACACTATCATCTCATCAATAGACACAAAGTCTTTAGAGGTTGATATGGAGTACTTAGATTCGATACCTGATGCAATATGGTCCGATAATTTTGAGCTTGTTAGTAATGTATTAAAAGAAGTTGAAGGTACATTTGCTAAAGCTAATATTGATATTGTAGGAATCTCTGAACACGCAGATAAAAGAGCTCAAGTTATGGGGTTGATTTCTGCAGGTATAGAGATGGCCAACAATACTAATAAGAGTACGATAAAGAACTTTGTAGAAATTCATAAGAACTTAATTCCTTCTGAAGATACAACTATCGTAGAGAATTTACCTGAGCAATACATTGGATATAATATCGTTTCATTGTATACGAATAAATCAGAAGCAGAGCTATTCTCAAATCATGGGCTTATAAAAGTTGGTGAGAATCTTTATCATAAAGTATCTCAGGATGCAGATATAAATGATTTAAGAGAGTATTTATTTGATGAGATTAAAAATAAAAGATTCTCGTTACCTGAAAATTTTAGACTTGAAAAAGACTTAAACAATAAGCCTAATGTCCTAGAAGATATTTCTAGATATTTATTATCGAGAGAAGTACCTAGTGGAATAGTTAATAGAGAATTGTATTCAGGATACCAGGTGGCGTTTAACCACTTACCTATCGAATCTAGAGAGCAAGATTTAAAATTGTTATCTTCTATTAGAACTGATGCAACTTATTTAAAGACTAGATTTGTAGCAGATTTCTATAATTACATTCTTACTGAGAAGGCAAAGAATTCAGAAGTGTATAATTCAGTTCTTTCTAAATTTGAGATAACCGACAAAGACATCGTAATGGTTAGTCCGGTAAAATCTATAGATGGAATTGAGTATAGCAAAGAGTTAAAAGACTACATAAAGTTACATAAGGACTCCAATATGAAATATCTAGTTGAATCTGAAGATACTATTGTGTCCGAAGATTTAATGATGATTAACTATCCTAAAAGTAAATCAGAGTTTGAAGGAGATTTTATTTTGGATGGAAAGTATGTTGTGACTAATTCTACTTCTGACAACTTTATTAAGCTAAATAATATAATTTATAGAAAAGGATTAGAAAGAGATAATGCAGCGTTATTTGTGCAAGTAACACCTAAGACAGATAGCACATACTATTCAACTGATATGTATTTCAATTTTGATAGATTGGAAGCAACAGCTGTTTTAGATGCTTATGGAATGCTATCACCTAATAGTGTTGATTACGCAAGATTCAATAACGTAATAGCTAAGTCTAGATTAAATGATGAGATGTCAGTTCAGTTGAAGGACAAGTCAACATTAAAAGATAAAAGCTATACATTCTTTACAGTTAACGATGCTATTGTAGCTTATAAAGATGGGGTTAGAGTTGGAGCATTAAGATACACAAGAGTTCAAGATGGGTACGCTGATCCACAAATAACAGTATCAGAAATACATAGAGGTAAAGGTATAGGTACTGAGTTGTTCTTAAAGATGTTTGATAAAATTGGCAAAGAAGGTAAAAAACTATACATACCAGACATCAGAACTCAACAAGCTGACAATGTTATTTCTAGATTATCTGACTTAGTTGTTAGAGAGGAAGATGGTGGATATAGATTAAAGGATGGTGAAAAAATTCAGCCTAGCACAACAAATTTTCAAGTTGTTGGATGGCATGGCTCACCTTATTCTTTTGATAGATTTACTACTGAAAAAATGGGTACAGGAGAGGGAAATCAGACTTTTGGTTGGGGATTGTATTTTACTGATTTAAAAAGTATTGCAGAGGAATATGCTACACATCTAACTAAAAGTAAAAGTTCTAGCCCATCAATATACATAAATGGAGTTTTTAATGACAAATTATTTACTAATATCGATACGGCTCTTGGGCAAGATTATCTTACAGATGGAGAATATAATGTAGATAAAATAATTTCAGATTTAAATAGTGTAATTAAAGAGACTGAAGATTCTCTTAAAAAAACAAAGGATGAGGATATAGTTAAGCAAACAAATTTATATATTAATGATTGGAAATCTGCTGTTGATACTTTAAGTAATTTAAGACAAGATACATTTAATGTAAAAAATAGAGAAGTCTTGAATAAAAATTTGTACAAAGTAACTCTCCAAAAAGGTAAAAATCCATCTGAATATGATTGGTTAGAATGGGATAAACCTACTATGCGATATAAAATAATAGCAGCATTAGATGTCATAAAGAAAAAAGCAAAATCAGATGAGTCTATAAAACAAATAGAGCAAAAAATAAGTGAAGTAGAATCTGGAGCTTTTGATAGTGTAACTGGTGAAAATTTATATAAAGGATTATTTAAATCTACATTACAAATTATTGGATTAAAAACAGATAAAGACATATCTTTAGCACTATTAGAATCTGGTTTTGATGGTATTAAATATCCTGCTGAAAGTATAGCAAGAGGCGCAACAAGTGATACAGCAAGAGGATTCAACTATGTTGTATTCGATGAAGATGCTATAACAATAGACGAACAAATAAGATTTAGTCAACAGCTTAATCCAATTCAAGAATTAGCTATTGTTCCAAGAGAAGCTTTTGGTGCTATAGTAGATAGATTAAAACAAAATGGACTTGCAAAAGATGTCATAGTAGATTCAAGTGAGTTTACTAAAGAAATAAGAAGGATAAACATTGAGGAAAGAGTAAATGCAGTAGCTTCAAATATTTCAGGATTCGTTAGAAACGATAAGGTTTACATCAATCCAAAATTTTTAAATTTCAATACTCCAATACATGAGTATGGACATTTATGGGTAAGCTGGGCCAAGACATCAAGAAAAGATTTGTACGATAGAGGAGTTGCACTAATAAGAGATACAGAATACTTCAATGACATCGTAGAAAAATCAAAAGATAAGAATAGTGTCTACTTTGGATATACCGAAGAAAAAATAATTGAAGAAGCCTTAGCTACAGCAATTGGAAATCAAGGAGAGTCTATAGTTCAAAAGAAATATAATACTTTTCAAAATTGGCTATCTGAATTATGGGAATCTATAAAGAATGCTTTAGGAATAACTCAGTTGTCACCAAATCAGGTTTCTAATTTAACATTAGAAGAGTTCACAAATGCAGTAGCTATTGATTTGTTACGTGGAGAGAAGTTTGATACAACTACTTATACGATAACTGCATTATTAGATCCGATGCTTGTTGGTAGAGAAGGTAAACTTGTTAGCGTTCAAAGTATAGAACAAGTGCTAAAACAACCAGCAACTAAGCAAATAGAAAAAGATATTATTAAAGAAGTTTTAGATTTAGAAGGATTTAAAGGCAAAGCTAAAATACCATTTGATGATTTTTCTACAGAATTAAAAGCTAGGATAATGCCTTTAAAAGTAATTGAATCTAGAACTTATTCTGATTATGGTATAGGTAATACAGGAGTTAGTGCTGATAGAACAGTTACAAAAATATATAATACTGATTTAGACCATCAAGTAAAAGGCCATTTCTCAGGAGATTTTTCTAGTGGAGGTACAATTGATTTTGAGATAAGAGAACTTAATGGCCAGTTTGCTGTTGTAAGGGATGGTGTAGTACTAACACAAGATAACGTAACTGACAATGTATTTACAGTTGCACCTACTAGAGAAAAAGCAGAAGAGTGGATAAGATATTATCAAAAAGCGAATAGAGTAAACACTGGATTATTTGGTCATACTAGAGTTTGGTATAGTGGTGAGGACGCATTTGTAGCAGAGATACAATCTGATTCATATCAAAAGTCTAAAGCTAAGGATATGCTTCTTACAAGTTATAAGGCTAATCCAGAAACTTTAACTGAAGCACAGAAGCCTGTATATAATGAACTATTAAGAAATGATGAAATAATTCAGAAAGCAAGAAGAGGAGAGGGTGATTTTAAAGGAGTAAAAGATTTATCCGAAAATATTGTTGATACTATAAAATATATTGGGAAATTAAAAGAAGAACTAAAAGATAAAGAAGAGGCCCTCTCTAGAAATCCAGATAACGAATATTATGTTAAAGCTGTAAGAGTATTTACTAATAGACTTAAATTATCTCAACAAAAATTAGATGGACTTGTTAAATTAGCTAAAGGAGAAGAGGTAACTTTACCTGAAGAAGTGGAGTGGAATAAAAAAGATTATCCTGGAGCTTCTATTGACCAAGTATCTGTAATAGAACTTCCTTACGATAGTATAAGTAAATTTCAAAAAAATGCTAGAAGCTATAAAATTAAAAATGGTAAACAAGAGTATACTTTATATCATGATAAGAAAAATGATTTCTTTTTTGAAAAAGATAAGTACGCATTCGATGAAAAATCAAGAGATGAGACTTTACAATTATTTATTGAACTAGTAGATAAGACAAGTAGAGATGTAGTTATAGGAAGGGTAAATTTATCAGATGAGCCTTTGCTAGAAAAGTTAGTAAATAATATTAGTAGAAGTGGTAATAGTTTAAAAATATCTGAAGTACTTGATACGTTGGAACAAATAGTTCCAAACATAAGTAAATTAGGTATAGATAAGGCATTTAAAAGAAGAACTGAATTAAGTGTTCAAAAAGTACTTTTAGCAGATAAAGGAAAAACTAAGGAAAATCTAGCAGAAATAGATAGACAAATCAGAAGGCTTTATGAAGTTCAAATTAATGTTAGAAACAATAGAGATTACGATGCTTTGGAAGATCAAATACAAGATTTAAAGGATAAAGCAAAGGGTCCAGGACTTTTAAGTGACGAGGATCTAGCAGAATATAATAGAATTGAAAGTGAACTTACTATACTAGAAAGGGAGCGTAAGCTCTTCATTACTAATGGCATAATTGAAGTTTTTGGTATAGATGATAACATAATTAAAAATGGAATATCAGAATTAAGGAATAATCTACCATTAGATGCTACAATAACTTTTGATGTTGAAGCAATTGAATCATATAAATTAGAAACAGCAATTGAAGAGGAATTCTTCTCAGTAGAAGAAGCGTTTGATATTTATAAATTGACAACATTTGAGAACAATAAAGTTAATCCTGAAGCATATCTTCAATACTTTAACGCTACAAAAGACTTATCAAAAATAGAAGATAAGCTAATTGATAACGCATCTGCAAAAGATAAACAGTTCATAGCTCATAGAAAAAATTATACTACAAGATTATTTAGAGAAGAGATAAGAAGAAATGCCGAGCAAGGATTTAAAAACTTACTTATACCAACTCCAAGAACTTTAGCTTTAATTGAAGGTTATATAGATCCAGAAGCAAATGCTCCATATGATATAGTATATCAAAGAGATTATCTAAGACTTACTGAAGGAGATGCAATTAAATATGCAGATACAGAGTACGTTGTAGTTAAATCTGATGAAACATCTATAGATGTAGTTAAATCTGAAGATGTAAGTTGGGTGGATATAGATGATTATAGGTACGAAGATATTAGAAATAGAGTATCTGACGATATATATGAAATAAAAAAGAAGTTAGATTTAAATACCATTTATACAAAAGAAGAGTATAAAGCTATAGACTTTAGGTATCCTGCGTTAGATGTATTATCTAAATTTGATGCTTCAGAAATATCAGATAGATATGATGTTGATACTTATGATGGAGGCGAAACTTGGGAAGTTAGAGATACTGAATTAATGGGTCAAGAAGGAGAAGTAGTTCAATCATTTGCAACAGAAGAGGAAGCAAGTAGATATGCATCTGATTTAAATCAAGTGTATAATTTTGATGAAGATGCAGTAGAGGATTTTTTAATGGACTACTATGAAGAGACAACTTCAAATGGAGCTGAGTTTATGGAAGACTTTGGATATACAGTATGGTATGAAAGTGGTTCACAAGCTCTAGTTTCTTTTGATTGGGGAATTCAATCTGAGAGCTTTAATCAACCTGATGGATATCAAGGATCAGCAGATATTGACTCATTTAATCCAGAAGATTTATCTGATGAACAACAAACTATTATAAGAAAGTACGATGAGCTTGTAGACATGTTCAAAAAAGAAAGACCTGACTACGAGATTAGAACAGACAATGATGGAAATGAATGGTACCAGACAAAACTTACAGAAGAAGATGGTAAAAAACCTGTTGTAGTATTCCAAGAAGCTGTGACAAAAAAACAATCTCCTATGAAAAGTATAGAAAATGTATCATCTATTTTTGATTCTCAATTAGAATTATTAGATTTGTACTCTTCCAATGAAGAATCTGAAATTCTTAAAGAAATAGATAGCTGTGGAATATAACGAAGATAAAGATAAAATCATACTAAAGAGATCGACATTACCCGGTGTGGACATGTCGATTTCTGATTTTACAATGGCCCATACTGTAAGAGTTGTTGTAACTAAGGTTACTGATACAATGTATAAAAAAGGGTCAAGAACTTTTATTGGAACTAAAGACCAATTGACAGATGGAGAAGTTATCCAAGTTGGCAATTTAGGACTTAAGTATAGAGTTATTAAAAGAGAACAATCTTTTACCGCATATGCATTTCTATATCAAATAGAGAGATTAGATTGTAACTCAACTACAGCTACAGATATTGAAGCAGTGGCTGTTGGTCAAAAGATAAAGTTATTGAGTAGGCTATCTTTTAAACAAATGTTAAACTACACCTGTGATTTAAGAAATCATCCAAACCATAGTTGTGGGTGTAAGAATAATTGTAATTGTAAAAAATAAAAACCAAGATACGTATAAGATATGGCTTGTCAAATAAAAAGAACAAAAGACGGTAAGATAAATAAAGTAATTGCGCCAAATGGAAAAGAGTCAAAATTATTTAACGCTATCCATGGCAATATATTTTTAGCAGACGCAGATACTTCATTAAAGATTTATACGAATGCTTATACAAATGAGGTAGAAAAAATGTATGAGGGTTCTGATAAGTATAAATATGATAATGGAGAACCTCAATTATTTTACAAGGCACAATCTAATAAAGAGTACGACAACTTAGAAGAGTTACTTATAAATGAAGACTTTGGGCCCGTATCTATGGGTTTTAAAAGTCCAAAGAATGATAAGTTTACACCTATCGCTAAATTTACAACTAAGGGTAGTGAGAAGAATGAGTTCTTAGCATCTAAAGTTAGAGAAGGATTTTTATCAGCAGATAGAGAGCTTGGAGAAGATGGTGTAACAAGACTTAAAGGTAAGGGTGAATATACAACTTCAAGAGTTGTTAATGCGACTTTTGCTGCTGACGCATTTATGGCAGAACTTGGAAGTGCTAAAGTTAAAGTGCTTAATGATGGGACTATTGAAATGGAATTCGCTAATGGATATTCATTAGTAGAAAAAGAAGATGGTCAAACAGAAGTCATAAGAACTGAGTTCATACCTGAGTATTTAAGAGAGAATCCAAATGTTTCAAACAAGGTAGAACTAGTTACGCAATACGTAATAGAGCATAACAACCCTAGACCATTGGATGTAGCTCCGGTTAAAGCTAATCCTACAAATTCAGATTTAAAATCTTTAGAGACATCTTTATTTGCATTTATAAAAAGTTTAGGATTTACTACAACTACTTTAGAAAACTATAAAAAGAATTATAGAACTAAATATGGTAAGGACCCAGATATTCAAGCTTTAATTGACTTATCAAATAAGGTTGTAGCATTTAAAGAGGGGAATATATCCATAGAGGATTTGACAGAGGAGGTAGCTCACTTAGCTATTGAGGCATTTTCTGATCAGCAATCTATCGAAGATGCTATAAAGAATGTACACTTTCATCCTGAATACGCAGAGTTCTATGAATTCTATTTAGGTAAGTATGCTCCATTCTTTAAAGGAGAAGCATTAGAAAGACAAGTAAGAAAAGAAATACTTGGTAAAATTCTTAAGAGAGAGTTCTTATCTAGATTCGATGGTAAAAATAAAACTGAAGAGCAAAGTAGAACAACATCTTTCTTGGGAAGAATATGGGAGTGGTTTACTAATTTACTAAATAATAACGTAAAGACATACCATAGAAGAGCTTTAGATGGTCTTAATAAAAGAATAGCTGATAGCGTACTTAACAACAACACTAAAGACTTCCAAGCTGAGTTCGATGAAAATGTGAACTTCTTCTATAATGCTATGAGTGATAACTCTAAGACTATTGAGTCGGAGTTTGAAGCTACTAAAAGAATAATTGAAGATTTATTTTCTAGAGGTTTAGAACAACCAACTCCAAATAAAGCGGAATTAGACAAACTAGTTGCTACTGGAAATTTTGTAGATGTACTAAGTTCAGTTAATACTATTATAGGTATTGCTGAAAATCAGTTAGATATTCTTGAGGCTAACATCAGGGAGTCCAATAGAAAAAATGAGCTTATTTCTACAAAGGATACACATAGATATGAAGTACTTAAAAATAATATGATTCCAACAATGGAAAATATTATTAACCTACTTCCACAAAAGGCAGAGCAGTTAAACATAAGTGATCAAAACCTACTCAATAGGATGAGAACCACAGTATCTGCGTCTGAGCAAATAGCTATAAAGATGTCAAGGATTAATCCACTAATGAACAATGATAAGATAAAGTTTGTGGAGAGAACTGTAGAGACAGAGTTAGCTAGAACAGCTTTAAATGATGAAGAAAAGGCAGAGTTTAAAAGTACTATTGAAGGTGGGTTTAGAGATATTGGATGGCTAGGAAAAATGTTCGGTATTGCTAGTCATAGTAAGAATCCAATCATTCAGTTACTACATAGATCTATAACAAAACTTATATCAAATACAAATAGAAAATTCAACTCAACGCTTAATAGCACAATGAGTGAAATAGATAAAAAGAATTTGTATAGATTTCAAAGAAGTATAATCCATAGAGACGCAAATGGCAACCTCACTAATTACTTCTTATCACCTAAAGATTATCATAGATATGACCAAGAGCTAAGAGCTAAGGAAGATTCTATAATTGCAAATATAACTGGAAAATCTTTACAAGATGTACAAAGATTAAGAGATAAGTTTAATCCTAGAGAAATAATAAAGGATGAAAATTTATTTAGTACATATAAGGAAGAAGTAAAAAAGTGGAGAGATGAAGTTGGCCAGGAGAGAAGATTCACAGATGAATACTATAAGCAAAGAGACGCTAGATTTGAAAAAGCAAATATATCTGATGAAACTAGAACCTACTTATCTACTAAGAACGTAGGTAGATTTTCTAGAAGAAAGAAGTACATGAATCCTGATGGGACTATTGACTTGAATAAACAAACAGAGGCTGAAAAAATCGAAGACTTAAATGACTTCAAACAGCACTTATCTATAAAGAGTGCATACGATACTTCAGGCAATTTAAAAGCAGGCATTAGAAGAGTTAAGTATAGTGAATTAAGTGCAGAAGAAAGAGCTCAACTTCCATATACTGTAGACCCAACTTACACAGGTGAACTTACAGTTTTAGAAAGAGGCCAAGATATTGAAGACTTATCAATTGAATCAAGAAGAGCCTTAGATTTATTTAACCTTGATATGTTGTATAGAGAGGAATTAAAATCAAAAGCTAGAAACAATAAGCCAATCCAACAATTCCTTGATAACATTTTAGAGATAGAACGTAAGGGAGAGGTAGCTTACGAGTGGGTATTATCCAATTCATCACTAGGTTTGTCTAGTTCTTTTTATGAAAACTTAGGTACTGATCCTACATTTAATTCAGTAGCTCAAGATTTTGTAGATAGCATAGAAGATCCAGATGTAAGATTCCGGAAACAAGCTGTCTTAAATAATTTAGTGGAAACTCAGAAAAAGAGAAAAGAGTTATTAAAGCAAAATAGAAGTGCTGATAGCATCATTGAGACAGATGTTAAACACATGACAACGCACTCTAGAAAATCTTTATTAGAATTAGATTCTGAGATTGCTGAACTAAGAGCAGCATTAGAAATTCCATACGAAACGCTTGAAGAAAGAGGTGGACTAGAAAATATGGAAGTAGAGCTTAATGAAGACTTTGAAAGACTACTTACTGAAAGTGGATTAGATGCTTATAAGTTCTCACTACAACATATGTCAGATAGAAGCAAGTTAAGGACTCAGGAATTTGCTATGCAAATAGACGACTTCATCAGAGGTAAAAGAACTTATATCAAAAAACAATATGATGAGTTTGTTACTCAAATGTATGAAAGTGGAAAGTTAGATAATCTAACTGTAGATGAAATATCTAGAACTCTAAAAGAAGAATTTGCAAAAAGAAACGTAGCAAGTTATTTTAAAAGATTTCAACCAGTAGGGTATACTCAAATGTTAAATGACATGAAGAGTGGAAAGCTTAAGATGAGTGATGTCTTAAATAACAAAGAAGCTTTTGCAGAACAATATCCGGCTTTGCAATATTTAGAAATAAGCCCTGAGTATTCTTGGAGTGAGGATGTAAATAATGAGGAATTTTTAAATCCAAATTTCAAATCTGCTGAGGTAGGTGTTCAACCAAAGTACTTAAATGAAGAGTTCTTTAGTAGATATGGTATTAAAAAAGAAGATTATCTAGCTTTAGATAACGAGGACTTATCTAAATTAAAACCTACAAAAAACCAAGATGAGTATGCTTTTCTTGTAATGATGACTGATATTAGACAGCAGTCTATTAATAACTATGGAGATACAGGTAAAATCAATAAATACTTAAGGCCTCAAATATCTAAACCTACAATGGAGAAAGTGTTTTCTATTCATAAAGGTGGAGTTGGGGTAAACATAAAAGACTTCTTCTCAGATTTAGCGCAATCTAAAATAGATGAGAAAGAATATGGTGAAGAAATAGATGACCTTGGTGCAACTATTAAACTAATACCAAAGTACTTCCAGACAAAGTTACAATCACCAGATTTAGTTACTGAAAATACTATTGAAGCTATAATGGTAGATTTAAAAGGATCTATTAGATATCAGGAAAGGATAAGTGTTGAAAGAGAAGTTAAGGCTTACGAATATAAGATATCACAACAAAGATTTAAGAATGGAGGAAACAACGCTCTTAATGGAAGAATACTCAAGAAAGGAGAGGTGTCTAATTACTACGAGAAAGCCCAAGAAATGGCTGACTACTACTTATATGGTATAAAACAAAACAGACAAATTGTAACAACCCTATTTGGTAGAGAGGTAGATTTAACTCAGCTATTTAATACGATTACAAATTATATCAGAAACGTAAATTTAGGGTTTAACTTCATAAGTGACTTGACATCGTATACTACTGGTTTGTATAATAACTATTTGGATACATTAGTTGGAGACTTCTACCATAAGTCTAGTGCTGCTAAAGCTTCAGCTCAGTTGCCAAAAATGATTTATGAGTACACTGCTGAAGCTGGTAAAATGAGAAAGACTTCGAAACTAGCACACTTAATGGAGTTCTTTGGTATTAAAAATGCTGAAGATAGACTTGGATTATCAGCTTATGCCACACCATTCAGAATGGCTAATAAAAGTATGTTTGCTGCATCTGAATTAGCTAACTTACCGATTACTCCTAGAAACATGCTGACTATTCTTCATGACTTTAAATTTCATAATGGGTATTTCAAATCCTATAATGACTTTTATAGAGACATGAAAACAGCAAATAAAAATATGACAAAGCCTGAAATTGATTCTATATGGAAAAGTATGGGAGACACTTTCTATGAAAATATTGTCATAGATCCTGAAAGAGGAGTCTTGATGGGAGACAACTTTAGAGAAAAGTATGGAGATAAAGCAGAGGAAGAGTTTGAATATATCACTGTAAAAATGACAGATAAGATATCTCAGATAAATCAAAATGTAGATAGTATCTTATCAGAGTCAGATAAAATAGCTGCACAAAGAGATGCGATAACAAATGCTTTATTGTTACATAGAAGCTGGTTTATTATCAACATGACAAGAAAGTTTAAAGGCAAGCACTTCAATATTGCAACTGGACAAATCGAATCTGGTCACTATAGTAACATATTAAACTCTACTAAAAAAATGATTACAAGAAGATTTATAAGTAGAGAAGATTTAGAGGAAACTAATGAAGCATTTGATATGCATGAGAGAGCTAATTTAGTAAGATTTGGATTTGATGCAGCTGGTATAACAATTCTTATATTCCTTGCTAATGCGTTACTAGCAGGAGATGATGACGATGATTCAGCAGTAGAAAACCTAGCTCAGTACATTACATTAAGAACTACATCTGAAACTCAATCACAAAATTTATTAGGAATGTTTGGCTCTGTATCTGAGATATATCAAGACCCAATTCCTCAGTTAAGAACTTTCCAGGATTTGTACAAAGGTATAACCAATATAACAGATGCTGAAAAGAGGAGATACATGTATAAGCAATTTCTAGCATATAGAAGATACGAGCAATTATCTGATTTACAAACTCAGATTCAGTCGTATATGTTCTTTAATGGAGAAAAAGGCTACACTTTGATTGGTGTAAATACAGGTAAAAAGGGAGAGGAGAAAGAAAAATAGTATCTTATTCTAAATAAATTAAAGGTAGATTTTGGAGTCTACCTTTTTTTTATTAATTTAGCTCCATGGAAAAGAAGGATTATAGGTATGAAGCCTTAGCTTTAGCATCTATAGGGATATCAGTTATACCCGTAAAAGATGATGGCTCAAAGCTTCCAAAAATTAAGTGGAAAGAATTTCAGGAAAGAATAATGACTGAAGAAGAAATAGACCTACACTTTGAAAGTTGTGGAGGTGTAATTGCTATAACCGGAGAGATATCAAAGCTCCTCTGTATAGATTTCGATTTGGATAAACAAAGAGACTCAGATGATTTTTGGGGAAGATTTATGAGCCAAGTCCCCGTCCACATGAAAGAAAGGATGCTAGTTAATCAAACTAGGTCAGGAGGATTTCACATTTGGTTAAAGACAGACTACGAAGACAAGTCTAGAAAAATCGCACACAGACCTTTAACTATTCCCGAATTGAATGATAGGTACAATATACTTATTGACAATGGAGCTAATGAAGATACAGCAACTACGATACTTTTAAAGAAACCTCTTGAATGTGTTATAGAGACAAGATCAAAAGGAAGTTATGGAGTTTTTGTACACCATCAGTATAAAAGATTCTATAATAAATCCTTATCTTGGTTTACTAAAGAGGAGATAGAATTCCTTTTAAATATAGCTTATAGCCTTGACTACACTTATAAACCTAAGAGAGTATTTGAGGGTAATGTTAATTCGTATAGAATAATAGCTAAGTTCAATAAAGATACTAAAGCATCTGGCGTAGTAAGAATGTTAGAAGAATCTGGTATGTTTACAGTATTTGATATTGATACAAATGGAAACTACAGATTGTCAAGAGTTGGCTCATCTAGTCTTTTCTCAGCGTATGTTTATGGAGATACTGGAAATCTAAAAATATTTGGATTAAATCCATTAACAAATGATGAGAAGTCTGTCCTACAACCATTCGAAGTGTATTGTGCAGTAAACGAGCTCACTACAGATGAGGCTATTGAAAAATTAAAGTAGGATTATGTTAAGCAATAAGTTCTACTACTGTGAGATATGTAACTCAAAAGTAGTCATAAGATCAACTATAAAGACAGGCGATAATAAAGGCTTAAAGGTTTGTCAATCGTGTAAGATAAAGCACGATGGTAGCAAAATACAAAAGACAAAACTAAATAAAGCAAATCCAAAATCGATAGCCAAAAGAAAAGTTGAGAGAAGTGATTTGCCAGAGTTTTTTGAAAAGGCTATAGTTGAATTAAATAATAATCCTAAATGTGCTAATTGTGGATGTACGATAAATTCAAATTACAACCCACATTGGAATATAGCACACATATTACCTAAGCATACATATAAATCAGTCATGGCTGAAGAGCTTAATTGGATCCCTTTATGTTCTTCTAAGGACCGGATAGATGGTAAAAGCTGCCATAACGACTTTGATGCTAATATATCTAGTATAGCAGACATGCCTTGTTTTATAATAGCCAAAGAGAAATTTAATAAATTTAAATCTAAAGTTGCTGAACGAGGTAAAATTTTTCATATTTTTGACCAAAACTAATAATATGGATGTAAAAATTAAAATCTTAGATGAGGATGCAGTAATCCCAAAGTATGCAAAGCCAGGAGATGCTGGTTTAGACTTAACAGCAATTAACATAGGATATGATGAAGATAATGGCATCATTGAATATGGAACTGGAATCGCACTAGAAATTCCTGAAGGATATGTTGGATTAGTGTATCCTAGAAGTTCAATCAATAAGAAGCAATTGATACTATCGAATCATGTAGGAGTCATAGACTCTGGATATAGAGGAGAGATAACATTTAAGTTTAGAATAGAAGGAGAACATTGGAGTGAGATATCAGAAGAAGATGGATTCGACTATGCTCTTGTAAATGGAGAATTTGCGTATTATAGAACTGCTGAAGACGAATTCTACCATAGACCTAATGTAAAAGAAATCTATGCAGTTGGTGATAGAATCGGTCAACTTATTATTGTACCATATCCAAAAATAAACTTTGTAGAAGTTGAGGAGTTATCTGAGACATCTAGAGGCAAAGGAGGTTTTGGTTCAACAGGACATTAAATGGATATACCATCTCTAATAATAGTGCTATTTATACTTCTAAGTCTGAAGCTAGAGCTATCCTTAGATAAGCTAGAGGATGGCACTACTATTATATGGTATACATCTATATCTACTGGTAAAAGGAAGTATATTAAAATATATTAAATTTTCTAATTATGTATATAAACTTTAAGTTACTCAATAAAAAAGGATTAGAAATATTGGATTTAGTTCTACTACAATTAGCCAAGCAGAACAAATCAGAAGACTTATCTAACGAGATAAGCCTATACTCCAAAAATAGAATGGAGACCTTAGTTGAAAAAGGTTACTTGACTTTTATTAAGGGTAATAAATCTGATAATGAATACCAAAGATTGAGGATAACAAAATCTGGAAATAGCTTCCTAGAAGACTTAGAAACACCTGAAGTTTTAGAAGAAGATTTACTTCTATTTGATTGGATATCAAATGTATACATATCTAGAGGAAAGGAGATAGGAAATAAGAAGAAGACTAAAATGTACATAGCTCTTTTCAGAGTTCAAAGTGGAATTGAAAAGAATCATTTAGCTATTCTCTTAGATGAATTTGTAAAGGATGATAACAATATGGAGTACAACAATAGATTAGAATATGCATTTTTTAAGGCTAGTAATGTATTCCAAACCAAATTTGAATTAGATCAGAGTAGGCTGTACACATATTATTTAAAAAGAAAGCAATATTTTGATTCAGTATTTTCTAAAGTAGAAGTTGAGGAGACAGTATGACTAAAGAGCAAATAGATAAGATAATTCAGGAAGGAAATAGGCAAGCAGTTATCAAGGCTTGTTCTGAGATAGCTGCTATACAAAAGAATACAATACCATCCATAAAGACTGGAATTGACCACCTTGATAACTTTTTACCAACTGGTCTAAACAATCAGATGGTATTCATAGGTGCTAGACCATCTATGGGTAAAACTCACATGGCAAATACAATAAAGTCAAACCTCTTAAGTAAAGATATAAATCCAAGGTCTGAGATATCTTTATTAGTTCTCAACTGGGAAATGCAGTTGAAGTCCCTGATACTTAGGGATATGAAGAAAGTTTTGAATAGGGGTATGAAAGATATCTTATCAAAAGAATTTACTGAAGATGAAAAAGAGAAAGTGTCTGAAGCTATTGGAGAGTTACTTGATGATAGAGTTCTAAACTTTGATCAGACAGTTGAAGGTAATGAATTTGAATATCTAGTTAGGCAATACATAAACAAGAATGATGGTAAAGAAGTTATCATACTTATTGACCATATCCATGTACTACTTACGAAGAAACAAATAGATGAGTTCTTAAAACTATGCAATGACCTTAAGAAAGAATTTACAAATGTGTCTTTTATTATCTTCTTCCAATTAAATCGAGAGATAGAAAAAAGATGGAGAGGTGGAGCTGATGCAAAAGTTAAATTGAATCCTAAGAATTTTGTACCTAACTCAAGCGATATATACAATACAGATAGTTTGTATCAATTTGCTGATATCATTATGACATTAGTAATACCTCAAGTAGTTGACTTAGACGAATATACTACTGTAAGTAAGGATAGGAATGCACATTTGAAGTCCCATTTCATAGGAGATGGTGATGACAACAAAACAGCTAGGCTCAAAGGTAGAAACCGGGTTTATCAGAATTATATAAAGATAAGAAACAATGATAACTTTGAAGAGCCTAGACTATTTTGCGATGTCATAAATCCTGATATTGAAAAGGTAATAACTGATTTGTACTACAATGAATCCAAGCAACAGAAGTCTAGACCTACATTCACTAAAGAGAGCTCTATACCAATAGTTGATACTACTGTTCCATTTATTTCAATAAGTACATTGAATAATAGTAGCGCAAGAGGTCAAGGATTTGAGGACAACCCAACTCCTACAAATGTTCCATTTTAACCTACAAATTTATTAATATACTTAGTATGTTTTTGCTAAATAAAATTTTACTACTTACATTTGGTTTATGAGTTGGAATTAAAGAAATTACAACAAGAAGGAAACAAGAGGTTGTTTACCGTAAGTCCTCAGATTTTCAAGCACATACCTTGTAAGAATAAAATTCACTCACAAATCCTCCAATTTATTTTGGGGGATTTCTTTTTTATATAGATATTAATTAATATATTTGTTCATCAAAACCAAATGATGAACTTAGACAAAGTTTTTGTAGTTGATATCGAATGTGATGGATTGTTAGATACTCTGACAAAGCTACACGTACTATCTGCCTGCTACTATAGTGAAAATAATAAGTGGGAAATTATTAGTACAAATGATTCAGCTAGGATACAAAACTTAGTTGGAAATCCTGATAACGTAATTGTCGGCCACAACTTTATTGGTTACGATAAACCTGCCCTAGAAAAACTCGGATATGAATTCAAAGCTCAAGTAATTGATACTTTGGGCCTAAGTTGGTATTTGTATAATGAACATCTAAAGCATGGCCTAGAATCTTGGGGAGAAAGATTTGGAGTTCCTAAACCAGAAATTGAAGATTGGGAGAATCTTACATACGAAGATTATAAGCATAGATGCGAGGAGGATGTCAAGATAAACACTAACCTATGGGTTAAGATGTTATCCCTATTAACCGAATTATACGAAGATAGGAATACAATAATAAGTGTTATAAAATACTTCACATTCAAAATGGAATGCCTTCGATATCAGGAAGAAAACAAAGTATTAATTGATATTGAGAAGTGTAAAGAGAACTTAGGAATACTAGAGTCCATAATTGAAGAGAAGAACGAGCAGTTGAAAAAGGTAATGCCTAAAGTTCCTAAGTATAGTGTAAGAAAAAAGCCAGCCAATCCTTTTAAAAAAGATGGTTCATTATCAGCAGCAGGAGAAAGATGGTTCGACCTATTAGAGAAAGCTAATCTCCCAAGTGATTACGATGGAGAACTCAAAGAAGTAGTTAAATATGATGATCCAAATCCAGCATCTGATCAGCAAATGAAGGATTACTTAACATCACTTGGATGGACACCAAAGTTCTTCAAAGATGGTGCTAATGGTAAAGTACCACAGTTGAGAGATGATGATAAGAATCTATGCCCAAACATTCAAAAACTAATAGCAATCAAGCCTGAATTAGAAGCATTGGATGGATTGTCTGTCGCTTCCCATAGAGCTGGGTATCTCAAAGCCTTTTTAAAATATGCAGATAAGGATGGTTATGCTATAGCTAGATGCAATGGATTTGCAAAGACAATAAGGTTAAAGCATTCAAACCCATTTGTTAATCTACCAAAACCAACTGCTCAATATGGAGAATATGTTAGGTCTGTAATGATAGCACCTCCAGGAAAAGTTCTTATTGGAAGTGACGTATCTTCTTTAGAGGATAAGACTAAGCAAATAGCAATTTATAGTTATGATCCTGACTACGTTGAACAAATGAACGTAAAAGGATGGGATGCTCACTTAGATATTGGGGAGCGTTCAGGACTATTGAATAGTGAGGAAATAAAATTCTTTAAGTGGTTTAAATCTAAAGATAAAAAGCAAGAGGATTGTCCTGAGATATACTTAAATTTTTCTGAGGAAGCTTTAGAGAAAGAGTTTGTAAGACTATCTAAGAAGAGAGCTGTTGCTAAAACTGTAAACTATGCGTGTCTACCTCAAGATAATACAGAAGTTCTTACTAAATATGGGTGGAAGTTTGTTGACGATTTATCTATAGATGATGAAGTTCTGACATATAATTCTGAATTAGACAAAACAGAATTTTCACCAATAAGATACATACATAAGTACAAAGATGCAGAAGTTATTAATATGTCTAACAAATGGTGGTCTATTGAATCCACAAAAGACCATAGGTGGTTTGGTAAAAAGAGATTCGATCATAGTGGTAAAAAAGTATATAAAAATATTTTTCTAACTACTAGTGAAATAAACTCTGAATTTAGTATACTTAATTCGGCTGAATATAAAGGAGGCGACTCTGATATTAGTTTAAATGATGCAGAGCTCCTAGGATGGATAGCTTCTGATGGATATCTCAAGTGGTCTGATATAAGTAGTGGTAGTTCAACATCTAAAGGTCGAAAAAGGGGTATAAAATGTTCTATAGCTCAATCAAAAAAGAAGTACTTTAACGATATCAAAAAACTACTAGATGATATGGAAGCTAATTATTCAATTAGTGAGAATAATTCAAATGTACATGTATTTACAATTAACTCTAGTTGGATAAGAAATTTTATGGATAAGATTTTAAAAGATAGAAGTAATAAGCATGAAATAGATTGGGTCTCTCTTATTTTAAGTATGAAAATAGAATCTATTGAAAGATTTTTTATAGCCTTTTTCAAAGGAGATGGTACATATAGAGATACTAAATCTTTAACTATAACTCAAAATAGAGGCAATATTCTAGATGCAATTGAGTTATGTGGCAACCTACTTGGGTATAGAACTACAAAATCTAATAGAAAATCGAATAAAAAATGTTTTGATATCAACTTTAGCAAACTGAATTATACAACTGGCCAAAGAATAGTTAGAAAATTTTCTAGAATTACAGATGTATTCTGCTTAACAGTAGACAATGGTACATTTTTGATTAGACAAAATAATACCATAACTATAACTGGAAATTGCACATATGGCGCAGGTGCTGCTAAGATAGCTGAATCAGCAGGTATACCACAAAAGGAAGCTAGTGGTGTAGTAAAGGCATATTGGGAAAGAAATTGGTCTGTTAAACAATATGCCGAAGATAGGGAAACAAAGCAAGCAGATGGCAAGACTTGGGTATATAATCCATATAGTAAGTTATGGCTTTACTTAACATCTGAACATATAAAGTTCTCAGCTTGTAATCAGAATGCTGGTGTAAAGATGTTTGATTTATGGATTTACTTTATGATAAATGAAGGGCTAAAACCCATAGCTCAATTCCATGATGAAGTTTTATTATGTGTAGATGAAGACAAAGCTGAATGGGCTGAGAAGACTCTTCATAAATGTATGGAGAATGTAAATAATTTATTAGGTTATCCAATAAAATTAGAAGTAGATGTTCAAGTTGGAAGAACCTATGCTGATGTACATTAATTTAAATTTATAGATATGACTAAAGAAGAGATGAGTGATTTCCTTAAATCTATTGGAGGCTTAAAGTATGGTTACTATTCAAATAGTTCACCAGTTTCAGATCCACATATGTTTGATATTGAACCAGGATGGTATAAATTAGTAAAAGAACTAATAGAAGATTTAATTGAACTTGGATGGGATAGAAGTGTTTCACAAGTTAAAGAAAAATTTGGGAGCCTTAGATTTTATATTCCATCAGGATCCGATGAAATGCATGATAGGATAACTAAAGCTGAAGACGATAGTTATTTTATATGTGAAGTAACAGGATTACCTGGTGAAGTTAGACCAGATTTAGGATGGTGGAGAACACTTTGTGATGAAGAGTATAAAAAAGCAAAAGGGATAAGATGAACACATTACATCTAACAGATGAGCAATTGATTATTGTTCAACAAGCATTGGATTTTTATTCTAGAATTGGTATAGGTCAATTTGATAAGATAAAAGACCATCCTACTTTCCAAAGATTTCTAGAAGAAGTGTGTAGACCAAAGAAGGAACCTGAAGTTGGAGATAGAACCCCACAAGGAGAGATACTAGAAATTAAAAATAAAAAAGCTTTGATTAATGGAAGCGTTGGAAAAGATGGATTTTGGTGTGATAAAAAAGCTTGGAAGAAATTAAAAGATGTAAAACTATCTACTGATTACACTAGATATCATACACTAAGAGATGAAGCTGATAGAGCATTTATACAACCAAGAAACATCTTGATAAACGATATTTCTATGCCACTACATGGTTCATGGGGAATCTATAATGAGTCTGTAGATGATTCTTGTAGAATTGCTTTTGATATCGTTCAAGTAATTAGGCATGAAAAATGGAAGCAAAATCCAAAAAAATCCAATATGACTGTGGACTCTCATATACATTTTTCACATAGAAAAGATAATTCCTCCGATAAAATAAAATGCGAAATTGATAAATAGCATTTAAGCTAATATATTTTTTTATTTCAATATTAAAATGTATATTCGAATCTAACAAAGTAGTTATGTCTATGAAAAGATTACTTCAAACTAGGGTAGATGAATTGCATCTAGATGAAAAGGAAGAGATTAAAAGCAGAGACAATGCTTATGCTACAGTCGTAGCTTGCTTCTTAGATTACGAAGACGCTGAAGATTGCTTACAAATTCAGGAACATTTTCCGGAAGAAGGCAATGAAGATGATGTAGCTTGGATGCTTGTACTTTCTTTTTGGTTATCAGAAAGGGGTTATGATTGGGGATCTATGAGTGGACATTTATACGATGACTCTTATTATATAGTTATAGGAGAAAGCTTTAGAATGATGCCACACGTTTGTATATACAAGAATGGGCATCTATGGCATGATCCACATCCAGATGGAACAGGGTTACTTACCGAAGAATTATTTGAATACATCAGACCAAATAAAGTAATTTTTCAGTAAGTATAAAATACTAGAATTAATTTGGATTATACGTAATTAATACTTATCTTTGATTTGAAGTTATTATAATCTGTTTATGTATTGTTTTTGCCTCCCTATTTTTAGGGAGGTATTTTTTTATGCGATAGCTTGTCTTATCTCGATATTTTTAATATAGAGTTCTAGCTTTAATTTTAAATCAGAGCTTACCCAATCTTGTTTTACTAACCAAGTAATATATGATGGGTCTCTTTTATAGACAGCTTCTACCATCCTATCTTTGTATTTTCCAAATGGAATTTTAAAGTCTGAGTCAACCTCTTTGCTATTAGAATTTATATCTGCTTTAGTGACAATTGGACCATCTAATGGAATAGATGTAACTAATCTTTCTTTTGTAAATACTCCCCACCCATGACCTCTATAGTCCTCTATAGTTATTTCTCTAGGATGAGCTAGTCTTTTGAAGTTGTTGCAATAATCAATAAATAAAAAATCATCCTTACCTAAATTAGGTCTCACACCTCTTCCATATATCTGATAAAATGAAGACAAAGAATTTGTAGGTCTTCCCATTATAATACAATCTAATCCTGGGTAGTCAAATCCGGTTGTAAATACTCCAAAGTTAAATAAAACTTTAACTCTACCTGATTTAAAGTCATCAACTATTTTAGCTCTTTCTTTAGCAGGAGTCTCTCCCGTAATGTATTTAGCTTCAGGAATAAACTCACAAAATCTTTTGCAAGAAGTAACGCTATCCACGAATACAAGAATACTTTTTCTATTGTTTTGATTCAGCAAATCCTTGATTCTAAGATATATCTTATTGTTTATACCATTAGCTTCTACTGCCTCCTTAATACTTTGTTCAGTAAATTCTGTACCTGTAGTATTTAAGACTAGCCTAGTCTCATCCATGAACCACTCTTCGTCAATAGACTTAGCCCAAAATCCTCTATCAATCATCTCACCTATTTGAGTTATGTGGATGAATGTTTTAAAAAATCCAGGCCTCATTCTATTTAACATAACTAGCCTACTACCTTCTCTATTATTTTTTAATCTGAATGGAGTAGCTGTTAGTCCTATTACTTTACTAGGATTTAGTTTCTTTATAAACTTTGAGAACATAGATTGAGCATCAGGATCTATTCCATGATGACATTCGTCAATAATAACGAGATTGACACCAGCCTTTTTAAAGTCCTCAACTCTATTCTTGATACTACCTAAAGTTGCATAGGTAACATGCCCAATATTTTTTTCATTGGCACTAGCTGAAAATATTGAAGCGTTTCCACCCATCAATACAAATTTCTCGTAATTCTGTTTTAGTAACTCTACTGATGGTTGGAGAACCAATATTGGTCCACTATACCTCATAGCAATACCTGCTATCTCCCAACTCTTACCTGCCCCAGTTGGAGCTACAATAATTCCTGGACTAGTAGTTTTAGATTCTATATAATTAATAGCAGCATCTACTGCACTTTTTTGGTAATCTCTAAGCTCTATCTTTGACATTCTTTCCTTCCTCTATTTTTTTATTTATAAATGCTCTTACTTCAGGATATCTTTCTTCTATAGCATTGCTCATTGTAAATGGTATAGGCTTATCTGAGTGTATAGGAACATCCAAGTTATCTGATTCCTCTCCGAAATTTATTTTACGTAATCTTTCTTTTAAAGATGATAATTCTTTAAGAACTCCTGATTGAAAAGCTATCTCCATTTCCATTCTCTTTTCGACATTGGAATCTGCCTCATCGAATTCGGTCCAGTCAAAAGCTCTAGTTACATGATTGTATCTTTTCTCTAAGATATAGTAGAACTCTAGCAATAATTTTATAGACTTATTAACTTCAGGATTACCTAATTCTTCCTCAGCTAAAGAGTACAATTTAATAAGAGCTGATATGTTTCTATCATTGAGTATAGACTGTAGATTATACATGCTCTCCCTTTTTTCTAACTTAGAGACAATAGACCAGTCATGTTCTTTAATGAACTTCAATTCCTTCTTAGCCGGAGGCATAACTAAGTCAAGATGGTCTTGTATTTTTTTATCTAGCATATCACAAATATAGAAAAAAATTGTGACAAAACAAAAAATCCCCCCAATTTTATGGGGGGACTATTCAGAGATGAAATCTCTTTATGCTTCGCAAGAAGAACAACTTAGAATATCTCTAGATACTTGTTGAGCTTTATTGACACTTCTTTGATAATACAAAGTCTTCAATCCAAGTTTCCAAGCTTCAATAAATAATGAGTTGATATCTTTTAGTGGAACATCAGGATGTATCATCAAGTTCAATGATTGTGCCTGATCAATCCATCTTTGTCTTTGAGCAGCTTGTTTTACAATTTCCATTTGACTTATCTCTCCGAATGTTTTAAATACATCCTTTTCAACATCAGATAAAAAGTCTAGGTGTTGAACTGAGCCACCTTTAACCATAATACTCTTCCAAGTATCTGGGGTATCCTTTCCCTTTTCCTTGAGTAACTTTTCTAGGTATGGATTCTTATAAGAAAACTTACCCTTAGCTAAATCCTTTAAAAAGTAATTGGAATGTAGTGGTTCAATAGATGGAGATACCTGACCTAAGATAAAACTAGATGAGGTAGTTGGAGCTACTGCAACTCTTGTTGTAAATCTCTCACCATATCCCTCTAGCATTTTAGGCTCTCCAAAAAGTAAAGCCAAACTCTTACTTGCTTGTAAACTTCTAAAGTCTATTGTTGTAAATATTTCGGCATTAAGATACATTGCATCCATACCTTCAAATGAAATCATCTTAGACTGAAGTAAGCTATGCCATCCAAGAACACCAAGACCAATACTTCTATGTTCCTTTGCAAATCTTACCGCTTTATCCAAGAAAGGAATTCCACTAGCCTTTTCAATAAATTCTGTATAAACAGCATCAAGGAAATAGGTAAGTATTTCAATCGCATCTGATTCTTTTATCTCGTCCCAATGAATCAAATTTAGAGAAGATAAACAACAAACAAATGTCTTTTCTAAATCAGTATACTCAATTATTTCGGAGCACATCTGACTATGGTTAATCTTCAACCCCTTATCTCTATATACTTTAGGACTTGCATTGTTTACATTATCAGAAAAGAATATGTATGGGAATCCAGTTTCAGATCTCTTCTTATGAATCTTAGCCATTATAGCTCTTTTGGATTTATCGCCATCAATCATTTCTTGCATCCAATAATCTGGAATTGTAACAGCTAAAGCTAAGTCTTGAATAGGGTGACCTTCTTCTCTACATTTTAAGAACTCTTCTATATCGGGATGGTCTATGTTTAAGTAGGCAGCAAAGTAACCTCTTCTTGCTTGACCTTGTGTGATAACATTGGTAGCAGCTTGAAACAATTCCATAAAAGATACTGGCCCATTTGATACTCCATTGTTTTTAATGGATGAACCTCTATGTCTTAGTTTACCAAAGAATCCTGCTGTTCCTCCACCATGTTTTGTTAGCATACCAATCTCAGCAGCAGCTCTTACAATATCAGATGTATCATCTTGAATATCAATACCATAGCAAGAAATTGGTAGCCCTCTATCTAATCCAAAGTTCATCCATACTGGAGTAGCTAGAGAGAAATAACCTTTAGCCATATACCCATAGAACTTGTCAGAGAAACCTTGAATACCTAAAATCTCTTCAGCTCTATTAGCTATTTGTCTAATCCTATCTTCAGGAGATACTCCAGGTAATAGGTAACCTTCATTTAAGAATCTTCTTGATTCTTCATTAAGCCAATAAAAATCTTCCATTTTTAAAATAATTCTTCTTCGTTAAATACTTTTGTTTTCTTTGCGTAATCAATTGGCTTTTTGTGGAAGAAGTCAGTCAAGGCTGATGCGTATACTTCTTCTTCCATCCAATTAGTTTTTTCTATAATTTCTTTAGCTACATCAAATGTTTCAGAGAATCCAATCTTAACAAGACACTCATTCATTCTTCTTTTGATATAACCTTTAAGAATATCCTCTGATAAGAATTCATTTTCATATCCTTGGAGAATCCAATTAATTAAATTAGATTCAGCATTGAATGCTTCTTGAACCTCAGATAATATTTTTTCTGATAACTCTTCATCAAATATCTCAGGATACTCAGATCTTATTTGATTGATAATAGCAATACCACCTTCAGCGTGTAAATTCTCTTCTTTAGATGTATACTGTACAATATTTGACACATCCTTTAAGACACCTCTAAATCTATTGAATCCAAGAATTGTATAGAATTGAGAGAACAAAGCACAATACTCAGTAAACAATGTAAATAATATTAAAGAGTATACTATGTTTTTGTGGTCATCTTTGTATATTTTATTTACATATTTAGATAAGTAGTCTACTCTACCTTTTACAACTGGCTCAGAGAATAGTGTTTCAAAGTCTTCTTCTAAACCAAGCTTAGATAGAATCTCAGCATAGGCTCTAGAATGGATTACCTCAACTCCTCCAAACACAGCACCTAAGTCTGATATCTCTGGCTTAGGTAATACTCTACCTATATTGGACCAGTAAGATTTTACAGCAACTTCTACCTGAGATGTAAGTAGTATCGCTCTTTTTATTACTCCTCTTTCTTCTTCTGTTAATTTAGTCTTGAAGTCTTGGACATCGTTTTTAAAATTGAACTCGTTGTGAGTCCAATGACTAGCCCACATTGCATCTATTAGTGGGTCTGTTATATGCGAATATTCGAAAGGTTTATAGCTAATTCTTTTGTCAAAAATGCCCATTTTTTTAAATTTTGAGGTTAAAAAATCCGGCCATAAAAAAATAAAGCCGGACTATAAAGATATATACAAGATATAAATCTTGCAATTAAATTAGAACATTTAAAATTATTTGGTTGCAGACTCTAATGATGGCATAAATACTTCAATAATTTTAGATTCTTTAACAACTGAAACCTCTGGTTCAAATAAGAAACCTCCAACCTCACTCATTACAATGTCATATGCATGTTTAGCATCTTTAGCTGATGTAAGATAAGCATAAACTGTCTTCTTATCTTTTCCTGTATCATCATCAGAAAGTGTATGCTTTACTTTAACTTCAAAGTAATTTCCATAGTCTTCGTCTTCAAAGATGTCACTAAACATAACTCTAGTAATAGCTTCAACTACAAACTCACCTCTGATAACACTTCCTAGATGTGTGTAGATTTCTTCTTCCGCACTACCAAATGTATATGCGTGAACAAGAAAAGATTCAGATACTCTTTTTAAAGTCCCATTGTCAAGACTTTTTGTGTAACGTACTTTACAAATAAATTGATTGTTCATGTTTTTGGTTTTTAAATTAAGATTACAAATATATACAAATAAATTATTTTACTACTAATTTTTTAGAAATATTTTTCTTTACAATTTCAGATATTGATTCTGCTAGATTTAATCCTGAAGATATCAATGGGGCAAATCTCTTTTCGTGGAAAGCTCCTTCATCTTCTATCAGAACTCCATCTATATTTATTATTGTTACAGGATTAACTATCTCTACTAATTTTATTGCTGGTTCTTCGTACTCTCTTATGGTGTATACGACATTTTTTATTGGTAAATTTGGAAATATCTTTTCAAAATTAGGTCTTGTCTTATCGAAATTATCATCAATACATACGACCTTATCTCCTACTTTAAACTTCATAAATCGCAGCTATATAAAGTTTGTACTTTGAGTTTGAAGTGTTGAATTCGTAAAACCTAGATCCTTTATCCCAACCTTGATTTGTTATCTCAGTAATCGTAGTTGTTAACCATGTATACATGTGCCTATATTGAGGGTCTATAATACAACTAAATCCGACTTTAGGTTCATCATGTAACTTATTAATATTGAGTCCCCCCAATTCTTCAGAAGACCATTCTACAAATTTAACTTTATAGCCACGAAGTATTTTACCATCACCTTCTCTAATTAGCATTATAGGTAAGTTTGTGATATCACATACATTACAAACATTAGATATCTCACGAGTTCCTTTTACTCTATGTGGCGTAACCTTTAGACAATTCCTACAGAATATATTACCAGCCTTCCTTTCTTTTTCTTGTGTCTCTTCCATACGTTATGTTATTTTTAGCTCTTATATCCTTGTGTGTAAACTGCCAAAACTCCCCTGTCTCATTTATGATTATGGTATAAATCGTATCGGTCTCATGACCAAACTCTGTTACTAACCATATAAATCCTGGACCTTTTGGAGTGACTACCTCTATTCTATTTTGTGGTTCAAATACTCTCATTATTTACATCTATTATAATTTTTTCATCTCTAGTTACTAATTTTGTGTATAACTCTATATCTCTTGACCATTCTTGGCCGGTCCAAAATTCAAATCCATGATAATTAGATTTATACAAACAACATAGTTCATAACCACCTAATAGATACACATACTCACATCCTAACAATCTAGCTGTCTCACATTCATACATCTGTGCAACTGCACCTAATGATAACTTTGGATCAGCATAATCCCATATAAATTGATAAGCTACAAATTGATTACCGAATACTTTATATAAACTTATACCAATTAAATCACCATCCCAATATTCAATAACACTACAATCCTTAAATGAGTCTATACTAATATTTCTTTTAAATCCATGATACTGACAATACTTTTCATATAAATCAATATACTTTTCTCTCTCAGCAACTACATCACCTGATTGTACAATTACCTTTTTAGAAAGTCTTCTAACTGTCTTGGATGGTTTATAGATACTTAAATCAATTCGAGTACTCCTTTCATTATACCATTTACCCTCCCATGGAATCCATCCTTGTTTAAGAGCATCATTACACGACTCTCCTTCCTCTAGGAGTCCATAAGCACAAGGTACAATGACTTCAATATCACTCACCTTTCCAAATCCTTTTACATGGTCAAATATAACTTTCATATCTATAAATTAAAAAACCCTAGCAGTGTCTATTGATCAGGTAGTCTTACTAGGGGTTGTTACTAGTTATACAGCTCACCGCTTTCCTAGTAACGAAAAGACCAAGGCTGGTGCGCTGTGCTTACACTTGGGAAGCGTCCTTGGTACTTGACCTATAGAATAGAATCTATAGGGTTAATATCATGGCAACGGATCACCATGAGGTCCCAGTATTTGCATACTGGTGGGGTAAGTTAACGCTGATTACGGGTTCAGCGTTAGAAACCTTTGTAGGCTCCAGACCATAAGGTAAAGAACAAAAGTTATAAATAGATAAAGTGCCTGATCCATGTACCACCGTGGGCACTTTTAGTTTATTCGGTTTCCGTTTCATGGTCATCTACTTATAACTAGCAACTAGGGTAGATTATTTATTTTTTAATCTTTCCCTATATCTTTTAGTCATCATATTATTAATTGCTTTGCATTCATCACATCTACACCCCCTATCATAAGCTCCTTTACTTGGATGTTTTTTTAGTTTTTCAAAATCTATTCCTTCTAAAAGTTTAATTCTACCTTTATCAATGCCATCTTGCCAATTTTCTTTTGGACTCCCTAGAAATAAATGTTTCGGATTCACGCACATTCTATTATCACAAGTATGACATACATATAAACCTTCAGGAATTTCACCATGGTGTATCATATATGATACTCTGTGAGAATCTATAACTTTACCATTAAGTTTAAATGCTCCATAACCAGTTTTACCTCTAGAACATGCTGTCCATAACCAACAAGTTTCAGTTTTATTTACTTTGTCAAAAAACCTTTTCATATATTTATTTTTGTAGCAACTAATATACGAACTTTTATTTAGAAATCAAGAACAAAAGAGAGAGTATTTCATCTCTCTTAAGCTTTACTCTAACCGAGGGCAGGACTCGAACCTACAACGTGCAACCATTCATCAGGGTAAGATACCGTTTCCTTATTACGCACTACCTAGTTAAGTTTCCCACTCTGAGATTACAAGTGAGTAGTCATATCGGTTTGTTTCCTTTCAAACAACCTGCTGGGCATCCCCGTTAAAAAAAGTCAACACTACTGGGAGGAGGTGTGTCGTGCTCCTTTATTCCCATGAGACTGGCGTTTAAGGATGTCCAGTCTAATACCCTATCAAGTTTAAATGAGACATTGACAAGTCTGCTGAGTATCTCTTACTCATTGTTATGAGAATAGGACTCGAACCTACACCTCACGGCAGGATTTAATGTATATTCTTAGGACATGACCCCCTACCTTTTACCACCCACCATGTGCTCTACCAATTAAGCTACCTCATTAAATTTGGTAGAGATTTGAACACCAACGCATGATCACCCATACGTCTCGTTTCTTTTGTTTTAGGCACTCTACCTTTGCAAGTTCGTCTTACCTTGCGCCACCATTCGTGGAATTGCCCGAAATCCCAATGGTTGTCGTTGTACTATCAGACATCAAACGACTGCTGTGAGCCTGGAGAGATTCGAACTCATCAATCTACATTTTAGAAGAATGTTGCATTATCCAGTTATGCTACAGGCTCGAAAAACTACCCCATCATTTTTAAAATACAAGCAAAAATAAATGATAGGATAGTTTTATTTGTTGACCTTAAGTTAAATTTATTTTAAACTAGCTGTCTTTATTCTAGTTTTTTTCTTAGGCTTATCTTCTACGATAATCTCCTTGATATTTTCCTTAGCATCTTCTTCGTCCATTTCTTCAGTAGAAATAGTTAGACCTGAATCAACATTTTGCTTATGTTGTTCCATTAATCTAATTGTCATATCAGATACATTAGATCCAAGACCTGTGACAGTTTGTTGAATCATATTCAATACGCCTTGAATTTGGTGTAAGTTTCTACCTTGAATGTGGCAAAAGTATATGAATGAATTAAATAAACCACCAGGTATTGTTACCATAGAATCTTTACTATAGGTTTGTTTAAAGTATCCACCTTTATCCAATTCTTCAAAAAGTTCATCATACTTCTTTTCCATTTCTTGATTCTCTTGTAGCATAGCTTCCTTAAGCTGCTCTTCTGTCATTTGTTCTTTGTTTTCCATTTTTTAATTTTTACCAAATCTAATAATAATAAATTAATTCTCAAAATATTTTTTGTAAAATTTGTAATACTCGTTTATTTCTGAAACAGTTTTATCGCATTTATCAAAAAATTTGTTAGCCCTCTCAATTGAGTAAGGAGTTTCAATACTAACTATGTCACCTGTCAGTCTTAGTGGATGACTCTCTGATCCATTACCTTTCCTATCTAACATAACAACTCCGGACCAAACAACTTCATTGCCTTCTTCTATTAAGGAGTGAGAATACATAGTTGTTTGTTGGTAGTCTTCACTAGCATAGAAGTCTTTCTTGTTTTTTATATTGCCAGTTTTAAAATCTATAACTTCAACTTGACCCTTAGCTAATCCATCTAGTTCTGCATCATCGTTAACACCTATTCTAGTTCTATCTATGAATCCTTGAATGACATATCCTAATGGTCTATGAATAACTATCTCTCTTTCATACTCGCAATTTTCTGGTCTACCTACTTTCATAAGTGTTTCGATATCAAAAGTAGATAGTTCACTATATTCATCAACACCTTTTTCAAACCACTCTCCCACTACTGAACCAAAGTGAGTGAAGATATTTCCTGGATCTTTTATGCCTAAGAAATAGTTCTCTATATAGTCTCCTTTATAGGTAGGGTTATTCCAACTTTCTATTTGACTATAGCTTATTTTAGGAAAGCCTTCAAACTTTTTGAATTTATTTTCTCCACTAGGATTATCGTATACCCTAGGCAATTCTATTTTAGATTTTTTAGATGTCATTTTTTAGATTTTAATTCTTTTATAAACTCTTCTACCTCTTTCTTCTTGTGCTCAACAACTTCTTTCGTATCACTACTAAACATTTTATTGTTGATGTACAAACACTTCAAGACATCTTCTAGCATCTCCCAATCTTTCTTAGGAACTTTTTTACCTTTAAAAGCTTTTATTATACCCTCCTTAACTTCTTGATTTAACTCTTTTGTTATGGATAATTTATGTAAAACATTTCCGCTTGATACCTCTGAATCTAGATTTAATTTATCAAGATAAACAACATCCTCAAATTGGAAGATATCCTCATACTTGAATCTTCTTATAACATTAAATGTTGCTATAGCATCTTTATTGCAATAATCAGTAATACCCTGTATGTTACCATTAAAGTATTCTCTTCCCACTTCATCTCCAACCATATCAACTTTAGATATCGGGATGTTAAGACATACACATAAAGCTTGTAATGAAGAACCTGCACCTGTACCACCAAGTTTCCATAGTGTATTGGTACAAGTATTCAATGTCTCCCATGGCTTTTTATCGCTATCGTCAAGCAATCTTGGAATAGGAATCTGATTAATTAGATATCTTTTACCAAGGAAGGGATAATCAAAGAACTTTGATGCATGGCCTACTAACCTATAGTGGGGGCTGCTACTTGATATTCTATCTAAGAACTCAGATAATTCAGTTAGGATTTTAGCTTCGTCTTCCCCCGAAAAACTTTTGCACATTAGATTCTTACCAGCTTTATCTAAGAAAGCAAGACTTACTACACAAACTTTAGAGAATTCAGCATACAATGAAGATGTTTTACTCCATAGTTCTGATAACTCTTCAATTGATGGTATCTCACCATCTTGCTTATGCTTGTACTCCCAAGCTTCTTGATACAATTCGGACAAGTCGCTGAAGTTCTCAGCAATTCTAACTGTCTCGATATCGATAGCTACAAAATGTTGGCTATCTACTCTACTTAACACTTTCATATTGTTGGTTTATTATATACTATTTAACGTCCTTTAAATCATGGTATTGGACTTCTCTACATTCACTAGCTAAGGCATCACTAAACATCTTAATTGAATCTCCAACTTTGTGGAATTCCTGGTAAAGGCCATAAGAAACTGATGCTAATGAAATGTATTCTTGATATACTCCTGAAGCTCCAACTAACTCTCTTAAGGCTGAAGCAGAAGATGCTTTCATTTTAGATTGAAAGTCTTTATTATCCGCTAACTCTAACATACCTGTAGCTCTAGCTTCAGTCTTCCTTTCTTCATGGAATATTTTTGATTTGTTAACCTCGAATGCAAGATCGTCTGAGAAGTCTCTAGATAAGAAGCTTAACTCCATTCTAAGTTCATGTAAGGAATTGTAAGGTCTAGGTAGAGGTATTTGTCTATATCTATCAGTAATAGATTTAAACTTACTTTTATACTCTTCTAACCTATCTTTTAATTCAACTAGATGAAAATAGTTTTGAGATAGATGTAATGTTTCTACAACCTCAACTAAAGCTTCAATAGCTTTCTCTTGAGTGTTAGCTTGTAGAATAATTGGTATTAGTTTTTCTGATTTATTCATACTACAAATATAATAAAATTATAGATTCTTTATGTTATTTTTTGTATTATTTTCATCATCTTTTCTTCTTTTGTAACTTTTCCCTCTTAGATGTGGATTATCTTCTTGTATCTTTTGCCTAACTCTTCTTATACTTTCTGAGTGTGTCAACTTTCCGGTGGCAAACATCTCTAAAAAATCTAATGCAGACATAGTGTTTATATCGTCATGTCCGACTTCATAAAAATAGTAGTTAGCTATAAGCTTAAAATCATTATCTCTTAAATGTGGATATGTGTCTAATAAGAATTTAACTTTGTCCTTTATGGACTTCATTTGATTAATCAGCATGACCTTTTGATTTTCTATATTCAATTTCTTTTTTGATCAAAGCTATATGCCAATCAGGTCCACCATAATCAAGCACAGCTTCAAGGTAATCATCGTCCATATCGCATATCGCAATCCACGATAATGGTTGTCTACCATCCTTACCTCTACCACCTCTTGTTGCATATTTTCTAACTATTTCAAAAGGTTCGTCATCATATACTGCAAATCCTTTGATTTTACTTAAGTCCTTTGCTCCATATCTTAAGTACGCTGTGCCACCATCTACCATTGCCTCATTTGGGCAGGAACAAGTCTTATAATCATGTCTATGATAACTAACTATTGTTTCATTACATTCTAAACACGTAACTGAATTGTATACTAATTGCCTATCCATATTAATTTATTTTTGATACATAAAGTATTTCTTTATCCGGAAACCTTTTCTCAAATTCTTTTATAGCTTGAGAGTATCCATCAGCATTAATATTAATTCCCGTACACAACTCTTTACCAATTATGTAGCATACATGATAATTATTTTTCATCTTCTGTAAATTTTAATAATTAATAACTATTATTTATTCTTAAGTCTAATTCTCTTTCATAAAAATAAGGACAACACCATTTTCTTTCATCGCAGTCAAGCTTAACCATTGTTCCATTATAGCAACCCACTTGAATCACAGTCGCCCATCCACTAAGATTAGTCTTAACCCTATCTCCTACTTTTAATTCATCAAATGATTTCATATTTAAAATCATTAGTTTGTCCTATAGTATCACCTACATCATTACTATGAAGAACTATTAATATATTTTCTTTGTCGTTTAATAATGATTTAAACCATTCAAGTTCTTCTTCATCAGCATGACTATACCATAAGTCATCTTCAACTTCTATTGTTGCTTCAATTTTTATTTTCATTACTCTGATTTATAAGTTATTATTTTTAATATTTAAATTAACTATTTAACACCAATCCCTTCTCCATCAATGTATAATAACTTTACTATTTCACCATTACCTATAATCGTTAAAGTGGGGTATTCATCATTTGGAATAGGATGAGTTGGCTTTATTTCATAATTATATTCATAGCAAATTTTATCAACTTTATCAATAAATTCTTTCATTTTATTTGTCATTCTATTCTGATTTAAAAGTTTTACACATTGATTCAAAACTGTTGTTGTATACAAATCTTCTCATCTTTGGATTCATTGACATAAATGTTGCCCAACATCTTTTTCTTAACCAATCAGGTAGTTGTTTACTGTACTTCATTCTATTCTGATTTAAAGGTTTTTTCTTCACAACAAATATTAGGCATAATACCAAATACTTCCTCAATAGTTGCTTCATCATATCCATCAAGTTTTAATGCTAATTCAATAGCATTTCTTATCGCATAAGCATAAGTACAAGTGTGTGTATCAATAGTCACTAATGGTCTTTGAGTGCTATCAAAATCTCTATTGTCAATAATTATTCTCATTCTATTCTGATTTAAAGGTTTATAAATTCTATAACTACCAATGGTTGTTCTTCATTCTCTGATTTTAGTCTCATATTTATTCTGATTTAAAGGTTTCTTGGTAGTATTCTTCTGCATAAAATCTTGCTGATTCACAAGTAGGATAACAATGGTCTGATGCAGCATCAATTATTTGTTGTTTTTCCATTTCTTTGGATTGTTTAAATGCTTCTTTTATAGGCATTGTTCCTTCACTTAATTGATATTCCAACCACTCTACTGCTGTCTGTTTCATCTTATTCTGATTTAAAGGTTATCCCCAAATATTATATATTATTATAACACAAGTTGCAAATCCACCAATTATTGAAATAGCATAAAAAACAATAGGCATTATACCTGTTTGTTGCTCATACCATTGTCCAAAAATTGGTATTAATAGTGATGTGATTGAAACACAAAATATTACTAAAATTGTTTTTAAAATTCTTTTATCCATCTTATTATAATTTAAAAGTTTTATTGTAATAATGATTAAAACCAAGACCATCTTCCCCTGAGTCTAAAATTCCAAAGCAATAGGAATCTTCCATCTGCTCCTTCTCCATTGCTTTGGCTTGTTCAAATCTTTTAATCCAATGTGTATCAAGACCTCCCCATTCTTTAAAGATTTCTTGAAATTCATTTTCTAACCATTCTACTGCTGTTTGTTTTTCCATTCTTTCCATGTGTCAAAGTCTTTTAGTTTTTCCATTTGTTCCTGCATCCATTTAGCACCTGCTATCCAGTTATCTGTTTTACATAAATTAGGATCAGCTAAGTTAGCTGCAGCTTCTTCTATTTCTTTATCCATATCAAATCTTTTTAAGTATTAACAAATTTCAAAGAAAATATACCTAATGTAGCAATAGATGCTACACCTAATATAAATACAGCAACTTCTAAACCATGTATTTTCCATACATAAGACACTGCTAACACAAGTATTAAAAATTGAATAATTATAAAAAATATTATCAGTGCTACCATATCAAATCTTTTTAGTTAATATAAGACATCCTTCTGAGTCAAGTTTTGGTACTAAACAATCAGACATTTTTTCTATATCAGAGTGCTTCCACATAAGATAATCTTCACGCATCTCAATCTCAACTTCTATCTCACTTGGTTGTAATAAAGCAACTAATTCGGTAAATGTTCTGTTAGGATGATTTTCTAAGGAGTTAAATGCTTTTCTAATATTAGATAAAGTAAACACCTTATCTTTATTCAACTCCATTGCTTTGTTGAAGCCTGCAATAAAATCTTCTGGATCATAAGAATGTGCAAATTTACTTCCATATTCCTCAGCCAACTTCTCAATATCAAATATTCCAAATAGTGAGTCACAGTTTTCAAATGATAACAGATACATTTCTTTTGAGGGCACTCTTGTTCCTGTGCTTCCAATTTGTTTATCTTCTACAAACAATCGGTAGTGGTCTTTGTCTTTCCTAAGTTTTGCTTTCATCTTCTAATTTTTTAAGTTGTTCTTTAAATGTTTCCAAAGTAATTGTTACATTTAAAATATTTACACCTTCGGTTAATAATTCAGTCAGTAAATCAATCTGTGCCTTAATCTTTATGATGTTTACCCATCTATAGAATTCTTCTTCATTAATATTTTTCATATTATTTTCTTTTACTTTTACCTACTATATAACCAAAAATAAACCATAGAACAAACCCTATGTGTGCTATAACTAATACCAATGTCATACTATAAATTATTTTTAATGTACTCTAATACTTCAGGAGAAGCACTAGCTTTAAACTTACTCTGATTAATGTGATCAAACATTCTATAGAATACCATAGCATTGTCTTGTATATTATCAAAGCTGTTTATTCTATCTAGTTTCTCCGTGACATAACCATACTGGTTATCATAAGTATTCCATATATCTGTGGCAATACTTTTCATCTCATTAAATATTTCTTGACTTGGTGTTTCCATATTATTTTAGTTTTAAAATTTCTGTTACAATATACTGCACTAGATATGCATATACTTCTTCTGTTTCATATCCTGGTTGTATACCTATTCTACTTAATATAGAATAAGCTGCATGATAAGCTTCATGTGCTACTAAACCAATCATTTTTGCATCTCTGCCTATTTTGTCTCTAAATCTAACTATAACAAATCCATCACTATGAGTAGCAGTTCTAGCATCTGATCTTTTCCAATCATCAAATGCAAAATCAAACTGCTCTCTAGTAAACTTACTACATACAGCATCATATAGCTTATCATCTGATTGATTTATAGATACTAATACATCTGTATTAAATACATCTATTGGTATTACTTTGAACATTTTATTCTCATTTAAAATATTAAAAAAAGGAGAGGTGTCTCCGACGACCAAGTGTTAACACCTCTCCATAAGCTACAAAAACAGTATGAATACTGAGTTTGGATGAGCAGTTTAATATTATGCTCAGAATAATTATTACTTATTTGTAAGTATTTATTTCTTTATTAGTCAACCTTGAAAGTAGCACCAGAGCATTATAATCATGTGTTCTTTTTTTATCTATTACTTCTAATAAATTATCAATGTCATAGAGAACTTCCCATAAGTACTCTTCCCTCCTGTTTTCTTCAATAAATGCTTGTTCAACTTCCTGTATTAAATCAATTACTATTTGACTATAATTTTCCATATTATAAAAAGAATCATGACTTAGTTCTTTTAATGTTTCCATATTACTTAGTTTTAAATATTAAATTATTTGAAGGACTCTTTGTATTTCCCATACTTTTTGTTGAGCAGCATATTTCATCAATTTTTCAAACACATTCTCTAATGTATCAGTATCATATACCTTGATAGAATCACCATTTAACTTAAAAGAATTTCTGTCTTCTTCAAATCCTAAATTTTTTAAAGCATTTTTTATTTCATTAATTCTATTCTCTTGCTTAGATGCTTTTTGATTTTCTCTCATTTTTTGTAGAATTTCTTCTGGTATGTGTGTCATATTACTTAGTTTTAGTTAATACTTTATGTTTATATCTTCTGTGGTCTCTCATAGTAGCAGCCCATTCTTCACCACCTTTGTAGTAGATCATAGTACCACCTCTAGCAGCTCTGTTTGCTAAATCTCTTTCTTTCTTCTTAGGATCCTGTATAAAAGTGATTAGTCTCCTGGATACTTTAAACATCTTGGCTAGCTTCCTCTGACTTAGCCCTTGTTTAGTCCAGTATAAAACCATCTCTTTTTGACAAGGAAGAAGCTTAACTCTCCTGTCTAAGAATGGAGAATCAAGCTTCATTTTATCTGTCTTGTAAGGCATTATTTAAAGACTATCTAAACATTTTTGCACCCATTTAGTACTAAACCAACAGAAACCTTCACCTAAAAACACTTTTGCATTTTTAGATATAGATATAATATCAATTGTTTGATCTGAAAATGTTAGTGTTTTAGATTCTTTGGTCTCTATAACTGATTTAACTAAATTAAAAAAATCAATAACATCTTGTTTAGAAGAAAACTTTATTGTTTTATACTCTACTATTTGTTGATACTGGCAATCTCTAAATATTAAAATATATTCATGTATAGAAGTAGAATCTATCGCTTTATATATAGCATGAAACCCCATTTTATGTTGATAAATCCGATCATACTTAGGAGTATCTTCTACTTTAATTTGTGCGTTAGTATTTAAACTAAAAAATATTGCTAGTGTTAAAATTAAATTTTTCATACTTTTTATTTTATTATTTGTTTTTCAATTGTATTTAATAAACTTTGAACGTCCTCAAACTTTGAGAATCTAATTGCAGGAAAGGTATCAAAAAATTCTACATACCATTCATCTTCATTATCTATTTCAGTATTTGCATTAGATATTAACTCAAGACCATTTACTATCTTGTAGACATAGTATCTAAATGGCTTATCTCCACTTTCTTGAGATGATACATATATCTTTTCAAATTTTAGTAATTCTATTTCTTTTTCTGTCATTTTGAAAATATTAAAATTAAAACTATTCCTAATACGATTGCTAATATAGTCAATTGTATCATATCTTTGCAATCTTCTTTCATAATTTTTTTGACAAATCTATTAACATTTGCTCCTGATCACTTGTGAGTAAGTATCTAGACTTGTTTATCTTATCTATAACCTCGTGCCATTCATAGTCAATAGCTGATGGAGATGTTACTTCGTTTATATTTCTTCTAGAAATTATAACAAAACCATCTTCTTCTAGCATTTCAGCTAACTCCTTTTTTTCTCTATCACATAAGTCATAATAAATATCGTCTATGTCTAAATCTACGGTTACTTCTGTTCTCATAATTTACATTTTAAATTAAACACTTAATTCTTCCTTATTTACAATTGATTTTAGTTTTTCAACATATGTAGGATCACCTGCATAGTTATTCTTTAGGTATTGATAATAATCCTTCTTACTTTTAATCTTAAATACAAATGTTGATTGGTATAGTGCGTAATCATACACCGATTGCTCCCAGGATGAATACTTAGCGTGTTTTAAGTATTCTCCGGAATTTGTAGTAGGTCTAATACTAGCGACCTTCATACCGAATAAGTTGTTTCCAACGCTAAAAGACTTAGATTTAAAATGTCCTGATTCCAATACAGCTTGAGCATAAACTATCTCAGGATACTTTAAATTTAACTTATCTATCAACTCTTTTAGTTTTTCTTGAGAGAACTCCTCTCCATTTTTATAAACAAATACAATCTTTTCAGTTGGTTTTTTATAGTCTTCAACAACCTTAGACAACTTTTCTGATTCTTTACAAGAACCTACTAGCAATACTATTGCTAGAGCTTTTAATACATTTCCTATTTTCATAACTTCTTTCCTTATTTCGTATCACTATCATCGTTTTATTATCTACGCCATTTATTGTTTATGAAACCATCGGCCATACAAATAAGCCAAGAGCCTCCAATAACAATAATTAATATCCATTGTATTGCATTAGGTTGAGCAGCTAAAATCATATCTCTATTGTTTTTGATAAGTTAATAATTAATTCGTCATAATTCTTAATCATTTCATCAGCTACAAGTTTTAGTCTATCATCTGTTGTAGTTTTGAAATTACTATCTAAATGGTATTGTAAAGTCCTCTGAGGAATCTCAATACCAATACTCTTTAGTACATGGTGAAGGTCTAGAGTACTTATTCTTCTTTCTTTCATTCTGTAATAAACTTTTCTATCTAATGCTTCTGTTGAACTATTCATCTATTTCATTTTTTATTTTTTTTAATACATCATCGGCTGCGTCAGCCATTCTATTTAAGTCATCTTCTATTTCAGTACTTCCAAAGTTCTCTACTTCATTCCTCACTTTCATATACTTAGCTAACATTCTCAATCGTCTAGGTGGAATTATTAACAAAGTGTTTGCAAGTTCAATGGAATATTTTTTCAAAACTTCATACTCTTTATCAGTTAACATATCATTACTTTTTTATGTATATAGGTTGATCAATTACTTGATACTCACAAGAGTCCTTATCCTCTATAGCTTTTATTCCTTCAACAGAGTATATTGATACACTAACTATAGAAAAGGTAAAAGCAATTATAATAGGAATTAAATACTTAGGATTAAGCTTTTCAGACAATAACATAATTGCATAGAGGCAAGCTCCATAAATAAAAGATAAACATATTATTAAGTGTAGTAGCATCATAGCTTATTTAATTTTTCATTAATCCTTTCTTTAACAATTTCTATATCATCATTTGTTGGTACATAGTCATTGTATAATTCTTTTGGTACACTGTCCCAAGCATCTGAGTAGTTGGTGACGTTAAAGCCTCTACTTAAACACTCATCGTATATAGATAAATATCTAATCTTAAGATACTTAAGCTTATCATAGAAGAACTTAACATGACCTTTACCTAATGTGAACTTGTCTGGTTTACCATCCAATGAATATCTTCCTGACTTTATTACATTTGGTATCCTTTTTATTTCTCTATGTTCAGCTATCAAATGTTTGCTATGCAAATTCTTTGGAGGTATTCCACAATTAATTCTAGTCATTCTGTATCTCTAAATAATGTTTAGCTTTATCTATTGCTCTATAATAGTAGTCCCAGGTTAATCCCATTCTACTTAGTTCATCCTGGAATTCAGTACACGTATTTTTATTATCTAACATCACTGTGTAAAATAATAATGTTCTAATTAAATCTTTCTCCATTCTATTATGATTTAAAGATTTTCTATTTCTTGTTTAACTTCTTGCCAGTATTTAATTATTGAATAATATTCAGAATTTAATATACCAGTATAATTATTATAATTTATGACTTCATTAACTGCAATTAAAGCAATTAATATAGCATCTTCTGTATATATTGTTACGTGTCTTTGCTCGAATAAATCATCTTTAAATTTATTTACCAACTCTTTTGCTTTCTCTTTTGGTGTCATTTTATTCTGATTTACTTTCTACAATCTCAATACAGTATTTAAGACAAGCAAGTTCTGCTTCTTCATAGGTGTACTCACCAGTATCTAACAATTCATCCATAATCCAAATGTGTTTCAATCTGTGCTTTTCTCTAAACCATCTAAATGCTTGTTGAAATAGTGGTGCTTTAAAATCAATTGTTCTTGCTTCATCATCAATAAGGTCTGCAAGAATATAGTCATTTTCACCTTTCCACCAATACATAAAACAAGGCTCATCAAATCCAAGTTGCTTCATTCTTAAAGCTAACTCATAAGATACAAATTCTTTTTTCATGCTATTCTGATTTAAATGTTTCGTTGTAGTATTGTTCTGCTTTTTTATCATCATATCCATAATAAACATTTTCTGTAATTAATCCTTTGTCAAAAGCATCAATAATCTGCTGTTTCTCCATTTCTTTTGCTTGTTGAACTAAGTCCCTAAATAATTGAGAATGTTTAACATGAGGGAAATCTTTTAGGTTTTTAGCTAACCACTCTACTGCACTTTTTTGGTTTTCCATACTAATCATTTATTGAAAGTCCTGCATCATTTAAGAATTCTCTTATAGTTTCTCTTATTGATTCATAAACTTCGTATTCATTTTCTTTTAGTTCTTCATACTTCATTTTGGATCTACAATGCTGGTCCAAGTCCCATAAGATATACTTATACTTGTGACCATTTATCGCATCTCTGATGTCCTCTGCTTCTTCTATAGAATCAAATTCTAATATAACTTTTCCCATACTTCATCTATATTATAAGTTTCATTTGGATATTCTTCTTTTACGAATGAATCAACCTCTGTAGAATCGTCAAGATAATAATCATCTGGCTCAGATAAGAATTGTTTTAAAGCTAAACATATCGCTGATTGTAAGTCTTCAGCCTCAACTTCTATTCTTTTATAAGATTCCCATCTAATAGGAATACTATATGTTTTATTCACTTTTCCCATAACTTATTATTTATTTATACTTTTAGGTTTTTAAATATGTGAGCAATAACATCAACAGTCCATCCATCACCTAGCAAACAAGCAGCATCATTTCTAGATAGAAGTTTAGTGTAACCATTAGGTACATTCTGTGCCCTCTCCATTTCATTTTGATTCATGTATCTTACATCACCTTCTTCAGCTAACTCATAGTTATCTTTAAGTCTATTGTAAGTCTCTTCATCTTTAAATATAACTTGCCAAAATCCGTATTTGAAATATCTTCTAGCAATTTTTATTGGATTCTTTAGAGGTCTCGAATAAGATTCTAATAAGCACATACCCTTATCTCTATCAACATAACCCTCATCAAGAATATCTCTTAGATTAATTCCTTTATCTTGAGGTAAGTCTTCTATTGGAATATTAGTCCAATAAAATCTATCTCTCAATACACCACTAACCAAAGAACTATTTATTCTAATAGGCTGAACACCAAGCTCTTCGCTAATTAAATCTTGCCATTCTTTTTTCATTCTAACATTTTCCAATAAGAAATACTTAGGCTTAAGTTCTTTAAGTAATCTTACATATTCCCAAAACAATCCTGACTTCTCACCATCAGCACCCTTCTGAACTCTATTAGCCCGGCTAAAGTCTTGACAAGGAGAACCTCCAATAAGTAAATCAATCTTAGGCAAATTATTTGCAGATAATTTCGTAACGTCACCCACCTGGTGTGTATTAGGAAAGTTAGATTGAGTAACTGCCATAGCGTGTGGTTTTATTTCACTAGCAAAGTAGTTCTCATAGTTTATACCCAATTTGTTGAGGGCGATTTGTCCGCAACTCATACCATCGAACAAACTTAATACATTTTTAATTTGATTCATAACTTTTTATTTTAAATTTTTAAATATGTGTACTAGAACATCAACTGTCCAACCATTACCTAGCATTCTTTTTCTTTGAGACTCTGAGACACCCTTTGTATAATTGTAAGGAACTGTTTGAAGTCTTTCGTACTCTATTATATTAAGCTCTCTTAAGTCACCATCTACAACTACACCATAGTTACAAGCAGTGTTTAGAGTATTTGATTTACCTACTGATACTCTGCCTCTTCTTGTATTACTGTTAGGAACTTCTAAGTTAACACAATCTCCATCATTAGCTATTAAGTATCCAAGCTTTGTAGCATTCTTAATCTTGAAAGACTTGCCAAGCTTTTCAATAACAACTGGATGGTCATTGAGTATATGTTCAGTTCCTTGAGGACACAAGATATCTAATATAGTAACTCCTTTATCATTTATGTTTTTATCGAAAGGTATATTAGTCCAATACAATCTTTGTCTTTTTTGTGCTGAAAAATATTTGCTATCAATCATTATAGGTTCAACACCTAAAGCTTTTGTGATAATGTCTTCCCACTCTTTCTTCATAACAACATTCTCAAGTAAGAAGTACTTGGGCTTAACTTCATTAAGAACTCTTACGTATTCCCAAAACAATTTACTCTTGCCATCGAATCCTGAACCATCTCCTGATCGACTAAAGGATTGACAAGGACTGCCACCAATTAGTAAATCAATTTTATCCTCACCAAAATTACCACCTTTAACATCTAGTACTGAACCAATATGTATTGTATTTGGATAATTCTTTTGAGCAATTTGAATTGCCCATTTATCTATCTCTGATGCATAGTAGTCATCTACTTTAACACCTGCCTTGTTGAGGGCGATTTGTCCACATGACATTCCGTCAAATAAGCTTAGTACATTCATATTTTAATTTTATTTATAAAGATAAGTAATCTATTTCAATCATTTGTATATATTCCCATGAAAATCTTTCTTTCAATGCTGCAAGTAGTTCGTCATTGTCATATTCATCTAAACCATCACGTTCTCTTTGCAATATTTCGCTGATAGCTTCTCGTATTTGATTATCATCTAGAGTAGTTATTAAAAAGAAATCTTCTTCCTCGTATGCTGTTGTGTTAATTCTTACTGTTCTCATGCTTATTATTTTTGTTATACCATTCAATGAATTGACATACAACGTAGTGCATATCTTCCAATTTAATAGAAATTGGTCTATCTATCACGGTTTCAATATCACGTGTATCTAATTCAACTCCATCCATACTATATATCTTATCAACAATAGACATCAACCAATCCCATGAGGTGTGGTATTTTAATTCGTGTGCACAAAAGAATTCAACCTGAATGTCATTTAATTTTTCAGGATTTTGAAATTCAATTGCATACACAAATTCTCCGTTCTCAGTTTGTTCTTCTTCATGCCCCATGAACTCTGCAATCATTCGATTTTTTTCTTCTATTGTTGTCATGATTATTTTAATTAAAATTCATATTCATTTCCATCTGCATCGTAGTAGCAGTCATAGTTATCTTTATTGATTTCTTCATCCCATTCAGTGTAGTAAAACTCATCCAATTCGTATGCTTCTTTCAATATGAATTCATCAGACAAATGATCCATACCACCTCTGTTTCTAAGATATTCAACTAAATGTTTTTTTTCGCTGAAATATATCTCTCCATCATTTACTACGTATCCTGCGTTAATACCTCTGCCAGTAGCATCACAGACTCTTGCAAACTTTTCCATAGCTATTTAATCTTTTAAAGTTAAACCATCATCTTGTGCAACCATATCAATTGCAAACCATATTTGCTCCATTGTTGCACCATTAGTCAGAGCTTCATTGATGATACTCTGTGCTTGATCATCGTCATCGCAATTGTATCTATCTTTAACATCATCTATGTGCCATAGATTATCTACGAAGTAACCTGCCTTTCTTAATACTTCCTTTGCTTTCTGTATCTCGTTCATGTTATTGGTATAAAGATTTATAATCAGTTACAAAGTTTATAAGCTCTTGACTATCACCCTCACTGTGACTGTCAATCATCTCACTATCCGTTACTATTTTAGAATAGATTATATACTTATCGTTTTCTTCTACTTCTACTGAAACAAACCAAGATCCAAATCCTTGTTTCTTTACATTAATGTGATATACATTCATATTATTTATTTTTATTAATTTACACTTCCTCTTTTAATTTTTCCATCACTTCTTCACAAGGTACTTTTTCATTAGTCCAATAGTCATAGAACTCTGTGATATATCCATCTAAAATATCTTGTTCTATCTCGTAACTATCTTTATGTTCATACAAATATTCATGGATACCTCCACAATATTCATTCGACTTAAATAGTTTTGCATCGGTATATCCACCACGAGCATCAGCACCATTGTGTATTTGTACTATGAAATAGCTATCTCCATCAATTTCAATAGAACTATATTGTAGTATCTGAGATAAGTCTGAGTCGTAGTTGTAAGTATTTGTAACATACTTAACTTCAACTGAATAGTTTTCTATTAGATAATTCCAAGCTTCTGAACTAACACCATATACCTTATCATCATCAGCATCCCAATTGTCAGGATTAGTATTAAGTTTATTGAACTCTTCACATATACTATCTAAGTCTAATCCACATAGGTAATGATATACACTAACTGTTCTATAAATATATCCGGTTTTTCTATCAAAGGAATAAGATTCTTCATCCTCGTTTTCAAAATCATCGATAGATTTTGTAGCATTTCTTTGCCACATTCTACCATCAGTACCACCTGAATCTAAGAAGTGAACTCCTGTATTTTCAGTAAGCATACTATAAACTATATCTTTTACTCTCATTCTATTTTTATTTTAGTCATTTTCTATATTAAACTTATTGCATAAAATTTCTCTAATCACATCTTGTGCATCGAACTCTGTTGGGTCATCTGTATCTGTACAATCTTTTATTATACCTTCTTCAACCATTTTCCCAACGATAATAATTGACAAATCTTTAATGTCATCTAATGTTTTAATTGTGCTCATTCTATTCTGATTTAAAGGTTTATAAATTCTATAACTACCAATGGTTGTTCTTCATTCTCTGATTTTAGTCTCATATTTATTCTGATTTAAAGGTTTCGTTGTAGTATTGTTCAGGATTTTTTAACCTGCCTTTATATGGGTGGATACATTCTAATTCATAGTTATCTGCAAAATCTATCATCTGCTCTTTCTCCATTTCTTTGGCTTGTTTAATCCATATATTAGGTATATGCACTGAATCTTTAGTCAATATTTCAATCAACCATTCTACTGCTGTCTGTTTTTCCATTCTTTCCATATTATTTAATTTTATATAGTGAGTAACTGTTTATGATTGATTCTTTATTAACACCTGCGGTTACTTTACTACTAGTCCATTCACCATTAGTACGTACAAAAGCTTCACCTTTTTCACTTGCTGCTTTCAATGCAGCTTCTACATGGATCTTAGCAAATTCAATTGCTTTATCATAAGAACAAACAGGGGTAAATTCACCTTCTTTATTCTTTACAGAATAAGCTGTATATAAACCATTATCTAACTCAAAAAACTCTTCTGCTGTTGGTATTTTTTCCATTCTATTCTGATTTAAAAAGTTTTCTACCAATTGTAACTAATGAATCGTATTCTATTTTATCAACATTATTATTGTCAGTATCCATCCAATTAGGAGATACTTTTGGATTATATGTTAGCCTATTTTTATCTAAGTTATGACTACCACCACCAATGCATATGTCTACTTTTTGAGACATTATCCAAGCACATACAGTTTTTGTACCCCCATCATATATCTTTTTAGCTGAACCTTTTTGATTATATAGTTTACAATTAGTTAATTTTAATTCATAATCTTCAGGATCAAAAAACTTAACATCTTTTGTTTCAGTATTTTCAACCCTCCATTTCATAAAGTTTTCTCCTCTTCCTAAATGAAATCTAGTTTTGAATATCCTTTTCATATAACATGATACCTTTCACCATTAACAGAAAACTTAGTTACCTCTAATAGATTAATCATTCTATGCTCATTTTTATCCATATCAAATACAGTCAGTAATCCTTTACCTAAAGGTCTATAAGACATACCATTTCCATTAACTCCTTTCTTTACGTTTCTACGAGCAGTCATCCTTCTGAATGTACCATCTTTCTTTTTAAACTCTACAAAGAAAATTTTACCATTACCTACTGAATCAATTAATTTAAATCCAGCTAAATCTTTACTGATTGTTTTCATAATTAAACGATTTTGATGATAGTGCTAAACGCAACATATCTGTTAAACAATTCCATATACAATTAATATTGAATGATGACCGTGTGAACAAACACCATCAGGCTCTACCTCACATCCTTCACTACAACAAGCAGGAACAATAGAATCAAAGCAATAAGATTCAATCATATCAACTACTGAATCGTATCCATACTCTTCAGCAACTTCTTCTAAACTAATTTTCATTCTACTTCTTTTTAAATTGTTCAAACCATTTATTCCAATCTTTATCAAAATCTCCAATATTAGTTGCTGAAAATGGTGTGTAGTTTACTTTAAACGCTTTTTTTAAATCTTCCTCACTATACATTCTTTCAGCTTGCCATTTAGCACCTGCCATAAAACTTTCTCTTCTAGTTCCAATAACAGGTTGTGTTACCCAATTATTAGCAGCTTTTTCTAATTCTTTATCCATATCAATGTTCTAAAATATATATACTCTTATTACCCTTACCATCAGCACCACTACACAAACCACATTTGTCGCATGAAGCCTTTCTACCGCCTTCCTCAGATGCAGGACAATTAACATAGTTACTAACATGGTCACCAATCGTAATGAACGACCTCCAACCTTTATCTCTAGCTATTTGTTCTATCTTTGGAGAATGTACTGAAGCCATAAACATACCTTTGAACTGAGGATGTTTCAACCATTGATGCGTATATCCGGTCCATGACTTTGCTACATTTGTTACATCAGTAGTTAGGTTGATACCATGGAGAACTGGCTCCCCATATGTACCAAACCTAACATACTTATTAACACACATATTCACAACCTTGTTATGAATTTCTTCTGAGTAATTAGGAATTACATCATATTCTTTTGCAATAGACCTCAGCATAGATAAGAAACCTCTAGCTTGAGTAAACTTATGCGTATAACATTTACCATATGAACGCATAGGACAATCAATACAATTACTATTGGCAAGATCAAAGAATTCTTTAAGACTTCCACCACCATTACTTACATACTCGTATTGTTGCATAGAGAACGCATACGTTTGTACTATGTTTTCTTTTGGGTCACTACATATCTTTTTATTGGTTGTTGTACCCAATCTAAATATGTGAATGTTATCTTCTATTTTAAATACTAATCTCATAACCTTTTATTGATTACACCAAAAATCTTCTTTAACAAAAAATGTATCTTGATAATGTGCTTGTATTAAGTCCATAGGTATTTCCTCTTCTGAATTAATTTCTTTACCCATAACTTCATCTAACGAACCATCATCTAATAATTGATGATAATACCTACTTCTAAGTTCTTCTAATTCGTTTTGGTTCAATTCGCCTACGCTCTTATACATAACTATTTATTTTAATTCACAATTACTTTTTAATGGGAGAAATTTGATGACCTTTCGCCCAATGACCATTGTCAAGGTCTACAACAATTCTATCTTTTTTTGACCAATCAACTTGTGTAACTGACATACCATACTTTTCACCAGGCTTACATAACTCAATGCCCTCAACAACAACTTCTTTTGGTGACTCGCTACCAAAACTACCTCGCCACATTACTTTATCTCCAACATTTAATACTTTTTCCAATTCTTTTACCATAATACTTTCAATTAGACAATACAAAAATAATAATTAAATTCAATATTACAAAATTTTTGCAAAATAAATTATTAATATTCGGCTTCAAAGCTACAATAACCCTGGTCCTCAATACAATCACGTATCTTTCTACCTAATAATAGGTCAGCATACTCAGATAAATCATCTTCAGTTACATTAGCTTTAGCTAACATTTCAGATGTATATCCACCATTATTTTGTATTAATGATTCAATAACTCCTAACTTATCTCCTAAAGATTCTTCAATGTTTTTTATTTCTTCACATACAGAATCTAAGTTATCTTCTTCAAAGTAATAATTTAGTATTGGTGGTTGTTCTCCTGTAACTCCGAATCTATCTGCAGCATCGCTTGATTGAAGACCAAACCAAAATTTACCCTCTATATCTCCATTATAATAACGTCCCATAATTTCTATTTTTTAAACAGCTATAACCCAATCAGTAACTCCCCAATTAACACTTGAAGAAACTGAATAACCTTTTTCTCTCAACCTTTGTGCAACAGTAGGCATATACATATACTCCTCTACCGACCATCCGAATGATGGTGCTTGAGAACAAGTCTCAAAGCGTGTTGTAAGATTGTTAGTCAATCTACTTTCAATTCTTTCAGTTAATGACTGAATGAACTCTTCTTTTTTCTCTTGTGGTGTCATATTACTCTTCTGTTAAATTGTTTTCATCTTCTTCTTCTTCTTCTTCTTCTAATTCTTCGCAAACATATTTGGATAATTCACTCGATACATGGTCAAATATATCGTCAACATTTATACGAACTTCTTCTATTTCAATTGTGTTACCATATCTAATTGAGAATTCACACCTATCTTTATCAACTAAATTGTCGGAGTTATAGTCTAAATACTCTTCAACTTTTTTAAGCAATTGATCAGCCATGTACTATGTAATTCCAAATTTTACTTCTGACTCTAATTGGTGAACCATTTCAATCATCGTATCAATTGAAACTACTGAAGTTAATTGTTTAGCTTCTTCTAACTTTTGAATTAAATCTTTCTTTTTCATAACTTTTATTTTACTTCTTTCAACTTATTTAAACATTCAATACAACCTACTTCTTCAATACCCTCATAACGAGCATGATTTGAACTTAATGCTGGTGTACCACATAGGTTACCAACACCCAACTTGTATGCATGGGCAGTATTAGTCCATACATTACCCTTGTTTCCGAATATCATATATTCGTTACCCAATTCTTTAATGTTTACTCTATCCATATCATTTTAATTATAATATTCAACTTCAAAACTTAATTTTTTACACCTTGATTCAATAGATTTTTTACTACAATTCTTAATACCTAACCATTCGGCAAGTTGTTTTTGATTGTCAAACCATCTACTATTACTATAACTTGTTTTTAATCTTATCATAGTTATACTTTTAATTACTCTTCTTCTTCTTCGTCATCCCAATCTTCAACCTCAATATACCCTTTACCCTCACATTCTTCGCATGATACTACTGAATAGCATCCACCACAACACATTGATGCAGGCATACTACATTCTGGTCCATATTCATATGAACCCTCACCATCGCATTCTTCACAAACTACCTCTATATACTTCATAACTTTCTTAAATTATATGGTTCAGCATCTAAATAATAATCAAATGTATACCCTATTTTTTCTAAATCATCTACTAATCGAGCCAATTCAGAATAGGTATCTTCACAATCTTCGTCAAAAGAATCAAGGATTTTTTTAACTTCTTGTGGAATTAATTCCGGATAGAGAAATAAATCTTTCATGGGACAATGATGACAGTGCTAACGACACTATAATTGTGCGGTAACTGAACTCCTATCTTCACAACAAAGATAATTTAAGATGCCATTGTCCTTAATATCGTAGCCATAAAAACCCGAACAACTATCTTCTACATTGCCATCGCAATCCTCAATAGTAAAGGAGTAAACTTCACCACTAATATATTTGTCATAGGTATCAACCTCACCCAACAATACTTCATGTGCCTTATCTTTATATTCTTTAGTAACACGTTTAATTTTATACTCGTCTCTTATTGTTTGTTTAGTAACAATAACAAACCCAACTTGTCCACTATCCCATCTACAACCAAATGGTTTTGTACTAATAGTAACACCACTATGGTCATAAAGGTATAAAGGTTCTATAATTGCAACATCTTCATTTTTAATTATAGCATCTCGCATCTCGTCCCAACCATCATAATCCTGGTGGGAATACGTGTGCTTATCTCCTAAATTGTATCGTTTATGAAAGCATATAAACTTTGTCATATTATCCCAACTTCTTGGATCATCAGCCCAACCATCTTGTTCAATTCTTAATACTCTATTTCCTTCTAACTTAAATTCCATAATAATTATATTTTAAACGATTCGATAAGCGAAAAATACGTATCATAGAGGTCATTGAATATATCTTGTGCCTCATCTGTGTAGTGGGTAATACCTGCAGTATCATCCTCAAAAATCTTAATAGACTCAGACCAATTTTGTACTAAGTCTTTGTGGGCTAATTCAGAAGCCAATTCTAAAATATTAATCGTTACATTTTCCATATACTAAATATAAATAAATTCTTTCAAAAAGTATTTATAAAGTTGACTAATTTTTTTAAACCTATTGGTATACTGTGAACATTGCGTACTATATCCATCATCGAATTTAGATACGTTGCCATCATTAATCCATTCAATAAATTGTTCTTTATACATAGCTTAGTTTTTGCCGCATAGAAACATTGATTCTAATGGTCTCCATCAAATAGAAAGTCATCATATCTAAACTCTCCACTCTCTATCCAATTATATACTTCTTCTAAGTGTACATATTCATATACACAACCATCATCTTTTAATGTATAGTATCCATCATCTGACTTACTAACAATCCCAACAAGGGAATATACATAGAATAGTAGTATCTTCATGACTTAATTCTTTTTTCAATTGTATCAACCAACAAGGCTAAATTAATAACCAATACATAAGAAGCAAACATACCATCAACATAGAATGGCATAGTAAGTATAGCATATAAAGATATACCAATACACCCAATAGAAAGGGTTAAGATACCCAAAAGTCTTGTTTTCATTTTTTTGTAATTAAATTGTATTAATACTCTACCCTATTTTGAGGGGTCATTTTTAGCCTATTAAATCCAGGGGTTGGGGGTCTACCACCCCCTATTATTGGTGTGACTTTCCCCAAAAAAGTTTTAAACTTGTAATAAAATTGCTGCATTCTTGGAATCCTAACGACAATTTATAGGCATATTGAACAGTATTAAATGCCCTTTCCATGGGAGACCCAATATATCTATAAATTATACCCTCGCATTCTTGGAATCCTAATTCCACAATTCAGCCCTCTTTAATTCGCAATAATTAAATTGCATTCTTAAATTCATTACGTTTTGATACAAAGCCCTCAACGCATTTTCGAATTCTTCAAGGTCTTCATCGTCCCCCATTGTTTGGAAATGTTGTATACCTAATTGCAATTGCTCCTCAGCTTCGGGCAATAATACTTTTGTATCTTGATAATATTCTTCAAGCTTTACGATTTGAGATACTATGTCCATGATTTTTTTATTTAATAAGTCCACAAGAATTTAATATAGATACTACTATTGCCATTGATACAATAAACAATACCCAATACGTTCGTTCTTTATAAGTTTTCATATGCTTCACTGTATGTACTAAAAAATTCTTCGTCCTCGTCTTCGTGGTTGTAAACAATATAGTCTACACTTTGCCCGAAACAACTTGCAATTGATATCCCATTCTCTAAGGCAATGTATACGTACCCACTATTCGTATTGAATCCGCATTCCATTATCTCTTCACCCCATGCATTGTCTCTATAAGCTTGTTGTACTAATATCCAACTTTCAAAATCGGATGAACCCAATTTGTCTAAGAAATTTACTTCCATTTTGTGTGTGTTTTTAGATACGTACCCCCAGGATTAGGGGCACGTTCTCTATGGTTATTTGGATCAATTGTTTTTTTATTTAGCTAATTGGATTCCATATGCGTCCAATATTTCTTCAAGAGTCCCCTCTAAAACATTGCGACCTGTTAATATATCCTCGATTAATTCGCCAATGAAACCGTGAAATTTCTCGAAAGATTTTTCATTGTTTTGAATAGTAATACCAAATTGTACTAATCCATTTGCGATACACTCCGTGCCTGACGTACCTTGTCCGTCAATTTCTATTCGCACGTCAAATTTACGAGCAAACGAAAACCCCCCTAAATTCATATTGTACTTTTTCTTGCGATACATTAGGGAAAGTATACGCCCACTTAGTGTGCCTGAAATCTCTGTAAAATTTCGGGTTGATAATTCAGTATTGAATACTAAATTTGCGTCACCTTGAATAAGGCTAATTGATACATTTTTCATGACTATAAAATTTGTGTGTTAATGTTTGAGCGTAGCTTGTACCTAAACCTATTCGACCCGAATAGACCTACTATGTTTGTTCACAACAAGACACAGTATGCACATTAACTTCTTTTGTCTACAATCCTTTTTTATCGTCCAGGCTCTGACGCACCTCTCCCACTAACCTAACCGGAGGCTTCAATACTTGTTGCAATATGTTTGCAAGTTTACTTTCTTAAGGCACGTTTTTCAGCACGTGAATTTCTTTGCTCAATTCGTTTCTTATCTTTGTTTGCAAGGTACAAAAATTGTCCTTCGATATTTTCCCTAATTTGTTGCACCTTTACAATTCTTTTACCTTTGTGCAATTTACCGACCTTGTTAACCTTAGCCCTCCCGATTAGGCATTCCTTGTTAGGGAGGAAAATTGTCATTTTTTCCATTACTATTATTTTTATTTCTATATTCAAAGGTAAGAAAAGTTTTTCAATTTTGCAAGTTTTTTGTAAACTTTTTTTAATTATTTTCTTTTCCTTTATCCCCTTGTTTCTATAAAGTAAAGGTAAGAAAAGTTTTTCAATTTTGCAAGTTTTTTGTAAACTTTTTTTTAATTATTTCAACTTTCTTTTGTTGTCCTTTGACTACATTACAAATATAAACATATTAATTAATATAGCAAAACTTTTGCAAGAAAATTTAATTGAAGTTATTAACAATTAATTGTTGAAAAAAAGATCCATAAAAATTTGTTTAATTCAATTTTTTTATATATAAAAATCCGGAAAGCCTGGCCAATTTATATATAAAAATATTTCTAATTTCCAAACAATTAACAAAGAAAATTTATTAACAATTATATATTGAAAAAAAGTTTAAAAAAAGATCCCCAAAAATTTGGATAAGTCAAAAACTTTTATAGGTTAAACTGTCAAGACTCAAGCCCCCCACAAAACAAGAAACGAGAAAAGCAAGAAAAAATAAAAATAGTTTTGAACAAAATTTTTTTGAAAACTTTTGCCTTAAAAACTTGCATAAGTCCTGGATTTTTTTATGGGGGGTGCACCAAAATTTTCCCCATAGGAGGGGAGGAGGTGGGGTAGGTGGTTATTCACGTAATGCCGATCCCCCATTCTAGATTTTTAATTACGGTTTTTAAACTATTTGGTTTTTGAATTTCAAATTTTGAATTTAGATTTCGGTGGTCAGACCCCCCTTTTATGTTTTTGATATCATAATTTCTATTATATTTGTAATTGATTTTTAATTGTTTATTTTTGTAGTATGAAAACCAAAGATGATATAGTTGAAATGCTTAGGGGCTTACGTAAGTCTAGGGCAGATATACAAAAATCCCTCAGATGGGTATTGGATAAGGAGACAATGGGTTATAAGATGTTAGAGGTATCCAAGTTAGATATTAAGATTGATTTATTATTAGAGATTCTGGATTATGAAGAAATTGATATTAGCTATTAGTTATGTATTTGGTCTAGATGCAAGTGCACAGACTGTTGTTATGTATGATTATATGGAAACATGGAATTGGACTGGGCTATGGAACATTGGAATTAATGCAAATTGGTATACAAACGCATCGGTAAGTCCTACTGAGAGTGCTGTTTTATTTGGAGTTGGTAATGGTTCTTCTGCTATTGAAGCAGATTGGTATGTATTACCTAATGTTACTGGGTTAAATTCTTCTAGTCAGTATCAATTAAAGTTTAGATTGGCATCATATACCTTCTCTGCTCCAACTGCTGCGACAAGAGGACTTGATGCTGCTGATTATGTATCTGTTCAGGTATCGACTAATGGTGGGCCCTATGTAAATGAGTTGAGAATTGTTGGTAGTAGTAATGCGACTTGGCCATATACTGCTAGTGGATCAGTTACCCACATAGCTAATGGGTCATTTACCAATTCAGCTGCACCTGTTGGTGATGTATATACGAGTACTACTGCTAATGGAATATCTACAGTTACTTTAAACTTGTTACCCAACACGACTCAGGTTGCGATTGATATCTATTGTAGAGCTAACTCAGCTGGTGAAGAGTGGTGGATAGATAACATAGAATTAATTGAGATTCCTGATATAGACTTGCCTGTAGAATTTGTAAGCTTCGAGGGGTTGCATAAGGGGGGTGTCAATTTCTTGGAATGGAGGACGGGGAGTGAACATAATAGTGCATACTTTTCTTTGGAGAGATCGGTGGATGGAATTGATTGGGAGGAGATTGCAGTAGTTGGGTCTGTTGGGAATAGTGATGGGGTGAATGACTATTGGTTTGAGGATGATGATTTTGAGGATGTGATAAACTATTATAGGTTGGTTCAGGTTGATATTGATGGAACTGAGAATTCGTTTGGTGGTATTATTTCTATAGATAATGAACAGGATGTATATGTTGTTAGGAGAGTTAATCTTTTGGGTCAGGAAGTATCTGATTTTTCTAGCGGACTTTTTATCGAGATTTTAAGTGATGGCTCTATTAAAAAAATAATGTATGAAATTAAATAAAATTCGAATAATTGATTTATCTTTGCATAGATGCAGAGTATCTTGTGGATCTAGATGTACCAGGTATGCTACACTTAGAGAATCAATAAGATACAGGTACAAATATAATTTGCCTATTACCAAAGGAATCAATGAAGAAGTGGATTGAGTTTTATACAGTATCTTGTCAGGTGTATGCGATACCTACAATGAAAGTTACACATAGTAGAGATTTATTCGGAAGATATTCCCTAGATTTTATTTGGCTGAAGTGGGGAATCAGCCTAATGTTTTAAACCAATATAAGTAAAATGAAAAACCTAATCATTGCGTTGGCATTAGTGCTGACCACATTCTTGTCTTACTCTCAGAAGACAATGACAACAGAGGCAGTCCAATTAGCAGATTGGAATGCATTTCAACAAGAGTTTATTTGGGGAGAACCCTATTCTCAAAGCATTAGTTTCTTACTTCAGGGTAATGTCATACTCGTTAGAGACCAACAGAATAGTACCTATACAACAATAGGTGATGCTTATGTTGATGATACTGAAACAGCCTATTGGGATGCACTAGATGAAGGTGGTAGAAGTTGTCTTGTTGTAATGTACCATATAGAGAGCATCCTCATTATGGAAGTTATTTATGATGATGTTGCATTTAGATATTTTTTTGAAGAAGAGTAAAATGAATTCGTTAGATAAGCAGTATATAAATTTACTACAGGATATATTGGATAATGGAGTAGTAAAAAAGGATAGAACTGGGACCGGGACAATCTCAGTATTTGGAAGATCAATACGTCATAAAATGTCAGAGGGATTCCCTTTGATAACAACCAAGAAGATGCCATTCAAAACGATTGCAACAGAATTGATTTGGTTCTTGCGTGGTGATACAAATATCAAGTTTCTTGTTGATAATAATGTTCACATTTGGGATGGTGATGCTTATCGAAACTATGAAATCTTAATGATGGGTAATCCACCAGAAAAGATTTTAGATAAAGATGAGTTTATTCAGAAGATAAAGGAAGATGCTAAGATTGAACACTCACCATTTACATTTGCTCAAAAGTGGGGTGATTTAGGGCCTGTGTATGGAAAGCAATGGAGAAGTTGGGGAGGATTTGATAAAGTTCCTTATGGATGGGAACATGGTGCTATAACAAATTATAAAGATGTTCCAAAATTTGATCAAATAGAAAATTCAATTCACTTACTTAAAACAGATCCTGATTCTAGACGTAATAAAGTTTCATCTTGGAATGTTGAAGAGTTAGATAAAATGGTTCTTCCACCTTGTCATACTGATTTTCAATTATATACAAGAGAGCTTACAGAATATGAAAGATTTCATCTAGGATTGGATAACGTAAACAATACTAACATTCCAACTAGAGCAATCTCTTTACTATGGAACCAGCGTTCAGTAGATACATTCTTAGGTTTACCATTTAATATAGCGTCCTATGGATTGCTATTAGAAATTATTGCAAAGGCAGTCAATATGGTTCCTGATGAACTGATTGGAAACTTAGGTGATACACATTTGTATTTGAATCATATTGAACAAGCTAAAGAACAAATTGGTAGACAGCTTTCTTTAGATGAAAGAAGAAGTATGGTTACTCAGGAAATGTTTAATGAAATATACGCAGGTGGTGGACCTGAATTATTAAATCATACTGAATGTGATCAATGGGATATTCCAAGACATACAAGAGTTCCTTATAAGTTACCTAAATTAAATATTAATACAGAGTTCTGGACAACAGAATCCGGTGAATGTGGTGTAGGTCCTATTGATGCTATAGCAGTATTCAATGGTTTTACTAACGATAGCTTTTGTAAATGCTTATTAGAAGATGATTTACAACTAGTTGATTATCAAGCACATCCACATATTAAAGCCCCTTTATCAAACTAACTATGGAATTTTTAAACTCACACCCAATTAAAAAATCTGATTTAGGATTTCACGGAAATCTATTCGGAGGAAAATTATTAGCATGGATTGATGCCTCAGCTGCAGGTTACGCTATGCAACTTTGTGATACACCAAGAATGGTAACAGTATCAATTGATAAATGTAATTTTGAGAAGCCTGCTAGAGAGGGACAACTAGTTAAGGTATATGGTCATCCAGAGTCAATAGGTAATACGTCTATAAATTTATATATGGAGGCTAGAGCTCACAATGTATATACAGGAAACCAAGTTGTAGTTTTAAAAACACATATAAAGTTTGTACACATTGATGAAGAAGGCCACCCAATTCCATTAGGAGAAAAAGCTAGGAAAAGAGTTTCAGAGATACTTAATATGTCTAAAAAATAAAAATAAATTTCTATTTACCAAAAATTATAACTAATATTGTGTTATGGAAAACAAATTTATAGTATCTGTAAAACCACTTGATATTGATAATTGGGTAGAAGAAAACGAATTAACCCTCCACTTATCATCTTTAAATTCTACAAGAGAATTGCTAGATACCGGATCTGGTGATGGAGTTGTCTTACTTATGGAGTTTGAATGGATGGGAGAGACATATGCAAAGATATATAGTCATGTTGATAACATGCCAGATGCTTTAAGAGTAGCTGAAGAATACTTTGCTTCTGAGGATATGTTTGAAGAAGCTATAGAAGCTAGAGACTTGATACCTAAAATATCAGAGTATGCTCTGACTTATGATAAAGGTTTACCAGGAGTTTCTATTACTAAACTCTGAGAGTACTTATACTCTGATTTATAATCTATTCTTACAACCCCTTTATTTTTTATCCAATCTTCTGGATAAAACTCATTTGCTAACTTCTTTAGTTCTTCTACAGAATCAGCTTGTATATTTGCTAATACTAACAAGATGTTATATCATTAGTCATTAGTAAAAATGTACATAATTTTATAACATCCCTAGTATTAAACTTTGGACTTGTAACTTTTACATCAAAGTCTGAAAAGTTTTCAAAGTCTTTTCTATCAGCTTCTAATCTTCTTTCTGCAGAATCAGCATCTGATCTTTTTTCTATTCTTTCCCTTCTAATATTTTCTGCTATATCTAGATATATAATTATACTATTTTCTCTATCGTATTCTGATAGTTGTGATATGCCACTAGGTGTCATAATAAATATATCTGATGTATCCCAACTTAATCTAGCAGTTCCATAAAGCCATCCATTGAATTCTACATACTCTTTGAACATTCCCATATCTATACCTTGTCTAAACTCTACTTCAGATATAAAATCATATGAATATCCATTTACTTCTCCCTCTCTTGGGGGTCTAGTGGTTTTAGATACATCTTTTATAAATCCTATCTTAACAAAGTTATCTACTAGATAATCTTTTCCTGAAGCTGCACATCCGACAACAATTATTCTTTTGGTTTCTCTATTCATGGCTTTAATTTATTATTGAATCTATCTATACAAAACGATACTAATATAATTAAAAAAAATGGAATTACAACAATCATGATTTATAAAACACAATAAACCTCTCCTTCATTTAAAAGAATGTATTCTTTATCTTCTACTGTAATTAATTTTCCAGCATATTCACTAAAGATTACGATACTTCCAATCTTTATTTCTGATGTAACTTCATCACCAATTGATACTACTACGCCTCTATCTGGTTTTTTATTTGGATCAATTATGATACCTGATATAGATTTCTCTTGAGTATTTTCTACCTCTACAATTATTTTATTATTTATTGCTTTCATTATTCATTTGGTTTTTTAGATATTACTGCTTCTGTTGTTAAAATCATTGATGCTATTGATACAGCATTCATTAATGCAGACTTTGTTACTTTTGCTGGATCGATAATACCAGCATCAATCATATTTGTAAACTTATCTGATCTTAAATCGTATCCTGTACCATTGTCTAATTCACAAATTTTTTCAAATATTGAGTTGACTGTCAATCCTGCATTATCTAAGATTTGAAATAATGGTTCTCTTAAAGATTTCAAAACTATATCAACACCTAATTCTTCATCAGCATTGTATATTGATATAGAGTTCTTATCGAATCTTTCTCCGGCCAATACTAATTCTACACCACCACCTGGTACTATACCATCTTCTAATGCTGCCTTTGTAGCTGATAATGCATCATCCACTCTATACTTTTTCTCTTCGATTTCAGTTTCAGTAGTACCACCAACATATAATACTGCAGCACCCTTAACTAATCTTCCTAATCTTTCTTGAAGCTTTTCTCTTGCATATGCATCTTCCTCTTCAGGTATTAGGCTTTCTATTTGCTTGATACGTGCTTCGATATCGTCTGCATCTCCATTACCATCTATGATTATTGTCTTATCTTTTCCAACAGTAACTTTAGTAGCATAGCCTAACATTTCTAGAGTAGTGTCTTCAAGCTTCATACTTTTACTAGATGCTATAAACTCTGCGCCAGTAATTGCAGCTATATCTTCAAGCATACTTCCTCTAGTATCACCAAATCCTGGAGCCTTAACACAGCATACGTTTATGATACCTTGTGAATGATTTAATATAATTGTAGGAATTACATTGCTATCTATTTCATCAGAGATGATTAATAAAGGTTTATTCTTACCAACTTTTTCTAAGATAGGAAGTAATTCCCTCATACTGAAAATCTTATGATCTGTTACTAGTATGTAAGCATTCTCAAGTTCAGCAGTTTTCTTTTCAATATTTGTCATGAAGTAGGGATGAACATATCCTCTATCAAATTCAGTACCCTCTACTACAACTACTGTAGTGTCAATATTTGTAGATTGTTCAACTGTAACAATTCCTGACTTACCTACCCTATGGATAGCTTCAGCTATAAGACCACCGATATACTCGTCATTATTAGCAGATATAGTTGCTACGTGTTTTAATTCTGCACTATCTAAAGTTATCTTTTTAGAATCAGCATCAATCATTTTGAGTAGCATATCTAAGGCCTTATGCATACCTCTCTTCAAATCCATAGGATTAGCATCAGTTGCTAGATACTTCATTCCCAATTTAAGCATTGATTGAGTTAGTATGGTAGCTGTTGTTGTACCATCTCCAGCCATCTCTTCAGTTTTTGATGCAGCTTCTTTTAAAAAGTAAGCTCCCATATTTTCAATTGGATCATCTAATTCTACTGATCGAGCTACTGTAACGCCATCATTCGTAACAAAAGCAGCGTGCATACCTTCTCCAATCATTACGTTTCTACCCTTTGCACCAAGGGTTACTCTAACAGCATTAGCTAGTTTGTCAGCTCCTGCCATTATTTTTTCTCTTGCTTCTTTGTTAAAAATTATTTGTTTTGACATTTTGGTTTATATTAAGTTAGTGAATTTTCCTTCAAAGTATAATAGATGTTGGAATCTTCCGTTTGATAAAATTATTCCATTGCTTTGTGCCCAACTGGACAATCCTTTATTGTATTTGTGATCAAGTACTGATGATAATCCAACTCCATGTGCATTATCGATTGTATAAGGGTAGTGCTTGTCTCCGGAAACAATTGGAGTATTAAGCTTTGCAAAAGTGTTTGGAGTACCTTTTGCACCATTTGATCCTAAGTCACCATGATTGTTTATTTCAATACCTGATACTTCAAATGAATCATCTCTACTTAAACAATTTATTTTATCTCCGAACTCTTCCTCAAGGACATACGCATACAATCCTTTAGGTGCTTGTTCATTAAATAAAACATTTTGAAATTTATTAAATAGAAACGCATTAGTTGTATCATTATATCCCTTGTTGAATCTAACCCATTTGTCTAACCAATCAGGGTGATTACTAGGGATTATAACCATATTCGTATCAATCCAATTTCTAATAAAATCTAAATTAGCTTCAAGTTCTAAATCTAATCTATTTAGACCCTTTTTAGCTTTTATGACTTGTTCAACATAGTCATTGCCTTGATGTGGATTTATAGAGTATCCATCCATTAAGTCATGCCATATTGTCATTTTACAATTTGATATATTGACTAGTCTTTTAGCTTCTTCTAGTAGTTGATTATCTTCTTTTGATATATGGGTGTCTCCAAATATCATAGCATCCCAATCTTTACTTGCTTTTACTTTACCATTTTGAACTCTATATATTAAATCTTGGAAAGACCCATCATCTTCAGCATGTACATGTCTAGATACAAAGTTTGATTCTGATATATTTTCAACAAATAAGAATCCCATTTTATGATGATGAATAGCCTCTTTTCCAATTCTAGATTTTCTGTAATTAGGTATTGTAACAGATCCTGTAGAAAAAGTAAACTTTCTTCTTGAGTTCTTCATTGTTGGAACTATATCCATATGTTGTCTTGGATGTCCGATAATAGTACTTTCTATTCCAGTAATACCATATAATCCTAATAGTGGTCTTTTAGCTGTAGGAAGAATATCCGCATCAGGAATAAGAACTAAATGGTTATGTATGTGAGCTTCTGTTGCAAATAGATAATCCTCAAGTTCAGAATCCCAAACTTCAACTCTTTTTGAAAAAGCTGAATTGTTATTAAGGTATGTTCCGGGTATTACTATAATTGTAGCATCATGATAATCAGCGTAGCATTTTATATTTTCCCAGAGATTACTATCTATTGGAGTATGGGCTTGTGCCCAAGTAATAATATAATTCTTTTTAGAATCGTCAAAAGACCTATTAATAGCTGACTTATATTGTTTAGATTTTGACGGATTTTCAAATGAAGTGGCTCCGATATCTTTTAAGATTCTTTGAATATTTCTAGCTTTATATGTACTAAATTCAATATCCTTTATCTTACAATACTCTTTGGCTATCGTTGTGATGTTTAACCCATCTTTTACATTACTCTTTTCAAAGAGGGTCATTATCAATTCTTTATCGTATTTTATTGTATTTGACATAATTAAAAGTCGTCTATAAAATCTTGCATATCATCAAAATCAAAATCTAAGTCTCTGATATCCTCGATATTTTTATTATAATGTCTCTTAAACTCTTTCTGATCTTTTACCCACTCTCCTGTTAGGGAAGGGAAGAAAATAAACAAATCTCCACTATCTAGCAGAGATTCGTACATTTTTTTAATTTCAGAGCTTGACATGGTTTAACATTTTTCAGAGATAGCTCTAGCTAGTTCTCTTAAATCTGCATTCTTAAAGATTAAATCATTAGGAGTTGTAAATAGGTATTCATTACCATTTACTATTGCTTTAACTCTAAATTCACCATCAAATGTTTTAACAGATGATAAATACGTACAGCTTTTTGGCAATGTCTTTTTCAAAACCTTTAACTGATTTGCAAATAAAGCTTGAAGAGCTGGTTTATTATTTTTTAAGTTCATTTTAAGAATTTACTTTATATTCAATATTATTTCCATGTACTGAATAGTACTCCATATCGTCTAGATTATAAATAAAAACTAGAGTCATATACTTATCAAAGTAGATTATATAGGATTTTCCATCAGCACTACTTAAGTCATATCTATCATACATTTCAGTACTATAGAATGCGTCTATGTAAAAAAATGAATTGTTACCTAATTTACTAGGTAGATATTTTGAAGTACAATTCAAAAATCCTAGATTACTATTTATAGAAAATTTTATAGTATCCTCTACGTATTCTTTATATTCAAGCTTCGCTTTACGTATAAAATAATCTTTATATTTCTCTATAAATACTTGGGAATTAGCACTAAAACTAATTAAAAACAAAAATACACACAACAACTTCTTCATATCTCTAAATTTTAAGTAGCCCTAGCCAATATAACTAGGGCATTGATTTTTTTTTAAAATGGTAACTCTGATTTTACGTTCTTATTAGAAACTTCTTGTACCGGAGCTGGTTTAACTTCTTCAACCTTTTCAGTTGGTTTATTAAACTCTTGAGTATACACTACTGTATTCTCTTTAGGAGCAGTGGCCTTTGACTCGCCTTGAGTATATGGTTTTGGTGGTTCTCCTCCTGTAACTTTAGCTACTTGTGGCATTTTTGTAGATCCAGTTGCATGCTTTTCTAATACTTGATATAGGTATTTATTCCTTTCAAAAGTATTTTTAACTTTAGTTCCATCAAAATTTTCTTCCCATTTTATAGCTGGGATATCTCCTTCTTTTACTTCACCTTCCTTATTTACAATTGTATATGTAAGCCTTTGCAATGGGTAGTCCTCTCTTACAGATTTAGTCTCCATATCGGCATGTTTAACAGATATTCCATAGCTTTTATATTCGCTATTTTTCTTATCCATACTGTATGGAAAAACTCTATAAACATAATTCTCTTCTAAAGAAGGTAATACTCCAATAAAAGATTCTGCATAAGCTGCAATGTTTTTCTTTTGATCAAAGAGTGGCATATTAATATAATTATTAATTCCATCATTGTCAACTAAATGAATTGACACCTCTTTTCCAAAATCAGTCTCTCTTATAGATGAACCTCTGTAGATACCAAAGATACCTTCTTTGTAATACTTCCTAAAAGAGATTGTACCTTTAGTACTTTTGTGTTGTTCAAAACCTTCCTTTTCTGCTTTTGAAAATTCAAATAAATTTCCTGTGCTAAACTCAATCTGTAAATACTTGTTATTACTCATAACTCTTTCCTTTTTAAAAATTAAACAATAAATATATAAGACAAATATAGTAAATAAAATCTATTATTCAAACTTTTTATCTAAAAAATTTAAAATCATTTCCTTACCTTGTTGTGAATGCATTCCCATTGCCATTAACCACATTCCTAATAGGTTTGAAAAAGTATTGCAATCTATATTCATTCCTGATTCTTTAACAAAGTATCTGCATAAGAAATCCCTTTCTCCTCTTATTGACTTATAGGTTATCTTGTCCATTTATTAAATCTTTAGGGTAAAACTTACCTAATATATTTCCATTGTAGGAGTTGTTACCTGGTTCAATAGATCCATATATCATTAGATACTTAGTCTCGTAGTACATTAATTGTTTTTTGTTAAAACAAAACTTTAGTATCTCCTTTCTATACTTTAATCCATTTTTTATATTTTCATTCAGCTCTTTGTTTGAACCTGTATAAGTTAACCAATCAGATTCTTTTACAACATATTCATATGTCTTTTTTCTTTTATCAGTTATTTCAGCAACTTTTCTTTTACCAAAGTTTTTCTTTCTTTTGGTATATAAAGATTTTTGTCCAATATATTCTCTACCAGTTTCGTCAACTATTCGATATACAAATCCAATAGCATTTTCCGGAATGTCATCTATATTGTTTATATTGTAAAAGCTATAAATCCACATTACAGTTTAAGGCTTTCATTAGACATTTCTGTAACTATTGATTTTATTTCATCAAGTAAATCTGGATTATCATTTAAGATTGCTAAACAATTTTCTTTACCTTGACCTAACTTTGTACCTTGATAAGAATACCAAGAACCTGATTTATCAATAACTTTAAAGTCCACAGCTAAATCAATAAGTTCTCCTTCTTTATCGATACCTTTTCCATACTTGATTGTATATTCAGTTTCCCTAAATGGTGGAGCTACTTTATTTTTAATAACCTTAGCCTTTGTAACATTACCTTCTGGACCAAATCCATCTTTTCCATTTACTTGAGTTGACTTTCTAACTACAATTCTTTGTGAAGCATAGAATTTCAAAGCGTTACCAACTCCGATAACTTCAGGAGATCCATACATAACACCAATCTTCTCTCTCAATTGAGATATGAATATCAGCAAACAATTATTCTTTTTTGCTTTACCAGTAACTTTTCTTAGAGCTTTTGATAAAAGTCTAGCTTGTAATCCAACTGCAGAATCACCCATCTCTCCTTCTAATTCAGCTCTAGGTACAAGAGAAGATGTTGAGTCGATTACAATAAGTTGAACCTCACCTGTATCAATCATAGCTTCAACCAAGTCAAGTGCTTGTTCTCCTGTATCAGGTTGAGATATTAGCAAGTCATCAGTATTTACTCCTAGATTTTCAGCATACACTTTATCAAAAGCGTGTTCTGCATCAATCATAGCACAGTTCTTACCTCTACCTTGTGCTTCAGCAATAGCGTGAATTGCTAGAGTTGTTTTACCAGATGATTCTGGGCCAGCGATTTCAATTATTCTACCCATTGGGTATCCACCACCAAGTGCATGGTCTAATAATAATGATCCTGATGGAAGTAGTTCGATGTCTAAATTCATAGACTCGCCTAATGTCATAACAGCTTCTTTACCAAAAGCTTTTTGAAGTTTACTTAAAGATTCTTTAGATATTCCCATAGTTGATTTTTTACAAATATAGCAATTTATGATTAACAATCAAAAAATTACCATAATTTTTATCTATTGGACATAGTTTGCCTTATTACCAGCAAAGTCTCCTCCGCCAGGATTTCACATAGTTGATATGCTACTTAACCAATTAGAGACACTTCGCTACCAGTACCATTTCTTATTTATTCAACGATTTTACTCGTTTTGGTTTTTTGCCTCTCTCTATCAGTCTCCCCGGGAGGTTTGCTGGACTCGGTTGCAGGCTTGTGCAGAGCCGAGATAGTTTTTGATAGAGAGTTCTCTATTAGTTGTAGTTTTGAGTTGTACGTGTCAAAACTGAATCTAAAACACACTATGTCATTTTACTACGAAAAATGCAGTAATTCGCAAATATATGAAAATAAAAATATATTTGATAAAATTTTTAAAATATTTTTTATCTGATACCGTGTTTGAAAATGTTTGAGAACACCTCTTCTATTACCCTTCTTCCTAAATCAGGCGGCAGAGCCCCATCTGTGATAGAGTTTATATCAAATAGAGAACTTGATATGCTACTCAATAGTAGAGCATTCTTATCAAAGTATTCATCTGTAATAACGCTTTCAGATATTGTATTAAATATTTTATAAAAATATTCTTCTTCTGTTTCTATTATTTCGTTCATAATACAAAATTAAATGTAATTATCTTGCATAAAGCATAAAAATATGTTAAATATTGTTAAAAATTTGGATAATTGAAAAATATTATATTTCTTTATCGAAAATTTTTAAAAACTAAAAATTTGGAAACAGCAGAATTAAACCAGCAGGCCCAAGTAAGAAAATCAACTGGGCCTAATATTTATTTAGCCCCAGACATAGTTAAAGAGGACGAATTAGACGGGTTAAAGAAAATCATATATCTTTTTTCTTGTCATAGAAAAGTTTGTGGAGTAACCTCAAATATTTTAAGGGAGAAGCTAATACTCCTATTGGCATTGTATATTAAATATGGATATAATCTAAAAACTAAAGAGAAGGCAGCTAAAATACTAAATGTGAAAAAGCCTGCTATCAATAGTATGAATCTTGAACTTAGGCATAATAATTATCTAGTAAAAGATCAAATGAATACAAGGATAAATCATTTGCACAAAGACTTAGTAAAGCTTCAAGAGTATGTCCATTCAAATGGGGATAGTCCAATGATGTTTTTATTTCAGGTCGTAAACCATAGCAATGCAGAAGCCTAAAGATATTGCTTTTACAAAAGACATTGCTGAGCTAGTTGCTAAGGACCTAGGTATATCAAAAGATGTAGCCATGAGTCATATTAAGTTCATGGTTCAATATATAAAAAATCTTACAAAAAATCCTGAAATACTCAATATATATTTACCACATATTGGTTCATTATACCTGAATTGGAAAAAAGTTGAATATGATTACAATCATTTTAATACTTTACCAAAAGACACTATGAACAAATCTTGGAGTAGGCAGCTAGACTTAAATGAAAAAAGGTTAGAGTCCTTTAACAATGAATTTCCGAAGGTAGATAAATACATAAGACATAAGAAAAGATTTAAATTAACAAGTCCTCATTTCACTAAAGGTAAAACTATTCAGGAATTAGAGGAGTGGCAAAATCAATAATATGAATATAAAAAAGGCAAAAACAATAGTAAAAGCATTTTTATCTGAATTACCAACTGGTGAAAAGTGGTATGAAGATAGATTGGAAATATGTAATTTATGTGAATACAATACGAAAAATATAGAAAGAGATAAACTTTCAATGACTGATCGTATAAAAATATCAACAGGATTATGTGACAATAAGAACCATTGTACGGCTTGTGGATGTTGTATAGAAAGAAAGTCTTCAGTAAAAGGAGAGACTTGTGGATTAACTTATTTAAATATGGAACCTAAGTGGATAGCTATAGAAGTTGAGTCTACTCTTAACGATGGAATATCAATCATAAATATGAATCCTGAATTAGGAACATTGACTTATGGAGATAGTGGATTTGTCTATGACTTTGGATCGTCTTCTGATAATGTACTAACTACAAAATTTCAAATAAAAAATGATAAAGGAAAGCTAGATGTAAAGTCTTATAACGCAGGTTGTTCATGTACTCTTGGAGAAATGCTAGTTATAGATGAAAATACAGTTGAATTTAAAGTAGATATATCAACAGTAAATTTTAGGAAAGAGGATTTAAACATAAGGTCGATGAATGTAGTATACAATGTAGAGAATAAGAATTTTACAAAAACAATAAACATAACATTTAAAGTATTTAAAAATGGCTAATAATATAAACTATAAACCTCTATTTCTAGACAAGTTAATAGAATATACAGAAAAACTTCCAGAGTATTCTCTTGGAGAGATATTTCATAGTATCTTTACTCAATTATCTAAGTCAAATATAGATATAAGTAAGAAAGGTGATTTATTAAACATTACTGATAATCAATTGTATTCAGCGATTGATAAGTCAATAAAAGATGAAACTGAGTAATAAACAAATATAAATATAAATATAATGGATAACAATTTAAAAACCTACCTGAACACAAGAGTAAACGAATTACTTACTAAAGCTGATTTATTTCAGAAACAACTAATTTCATATAGAGAAAATTTTGTTGATTTAAGAATAAAACTTCAAGCTACTAAAAAAGTAAATCCAAACACTCCAATTTCAGATGTTAAGGATGACTTGATTAGACTACAAGAAAGTCATTACAATGCTTTTTTATTAGAGCAAAACCTACAACATACCTTAAATGTATTGATAGAATTAGGAAATATGAGTAATATTCTTAATATAGATTTGGACTTAGATGAAGATAAGTCTAGAAAATTAAAAGACATAGCACAAAATTCTTCTGACTTATTTATGATTAATGGAAATAATGAAGTAGTATTTGCTGATAACGAAATAAGAGAGCTTGTTGAAAAAACATTTAAGGAAAGAAACTCAAATGAAGAGTTATTAACTACATTATTTGAAGAGTTACCAATAAACAATTAATATGTCGAGCATTCTTAGTAGTAAGGAGATGTTCATTAATATGAAGAATCCTCCTATATATAATCCAAGAAAGCATTATTTTGAACAAACTTCTGACGTAATACAATTTTATGAAGAAGAAAAATCTAAAATAATCAACGGAGTATATATAGGAGGATATTTCGTTCATCCATGGATGTATTATCATCTTAATTTTTTTAAGACTCCAATACCTCAGCAAAACAAAGAGGAAAAGATGATGTCACCACCATTGGATGACAATTTTATGTATGTCGCTGAAAGCTACCAAGAAGCTGAAGAAAAAGGTAAAGGTTTATGTTTATTTGGTACAAGGGGATTTTCTAAATCAACTGACTTAGCATCTCTAACTTCTTGGCTAAATACTATTCGAGTTAATGGTGTAACATCAATAGTTGGGGGTTCAGACGGTGACTTACAAGCGATATCATCTTTATTAGAAAGACACTTTAACAATGTTCATCCAGCATTCCAGATACCTAGACTTTTAACTGATTGGGACTCTTTTGTTGAGTTTGGCCTAAAAGAAAAGACTGGGCATAGATATGTACACTCTCAGATAGCTATACGAAATGTAAATAGAGGAGGTAAAAAAGAGTCTGAAAAAAGTGCCGGATTATCTCCAGTTGGTTATATTATGGATGAGATTGGTAAGTTTGATTGCAAAGCCACACTTAATGCAGCACTTCCTTCATTTAGAACTCAGTATGGACAAAAGCTAGTTCACTTACTATCTGGAACAGGTGGTAATAAAGAATTGTCACAAGATGCTAAAGATATCCTGTCAGATCCAGAGGCATATGATTTATTACTAGTTAATTGGGATAGACTTGATAGGAGTGTTCCGGAAGAAGCAATAACTTGGGAAAGGAGTAAAAGAAGTAAATTTTCAATGTTTGTTCCTGGACAAATGAGCTATCGTCTTCCAATACCAAAACAAACAAAGAAATTTTCAGAATTTTTAGGTATAAAAGATGAATTACTAGATAAAATAGAAATTAAAGTTACAAATTGGGTTGAGGCTAGTGAGTATATAAAACATAGAAATACTGCATTAAAAAACGAAGAGGACAGGCAAAAAAATCAAATGTACTACCCACTTGAAACTGCAGATTGCTTTTTAACTAGTAGTAATAATCCATTCCCAGTTACAATAATTGATAGGCATATAAGAAAACTAGAAGATGAAGGTAAAGTAGGAAAAGACATAGGAATTTACCGAGATGGGAAAGGAGCTTTTAAATATGAATTAGTAAATAAAAAGAGAGCTCAAGTATCACATGGTGGTGGAGCTATAGATGCTCCAATAGTCTTATTTTCAGCATTCCCAGAAAGTACTCCACCAAGAGGAGTTTTTGTTTCAGGATTAGACTCCTATAAATTAGATGTATCGGACACAGACTCATTAGGATCATTTTATGTAATTAAAAGGAGAAACTTAGAACCAAATGAGCCATGCGAAATAATAGCATGTTCATATACATCAAGACCCGATAGACAAAGGGACTTTAATGCAACTTGTGAAAAGATATCAGATGTTTGGAATGCTGAATGTCTTATGGAAAGTATAGATATGAGCTTCAAGCAGTTTCTAGAACAAAAAGGCAGAGAGTATGATATCCTAGCTCCAGCTATATCTTTTTCAGGATTAACTAGCAAGAAAGCACCTAAGCTTAATTCAAAGTTTGGTTTATTTCCAAACGCAGGAAATAACCAATATAGATTTAATGTTTTAGTTGATTATTGTAAAGAAGAGCACACAATCGGAATAGATGAAGATGGTAATCCAATTGTAAAATATGGTGTTGAATTTATTGAAGATATAGATCTATTGAAGGAAATGCAAAACTGGTATAAAGGTGGTAACTTTGACCGCATTACAGCATTTTCACACGCATTAGTTTACGCTAGAGAGTTAGATAAAATGAATGTACTTCCTGATAAAGTTAAAACTAAAAAGGATTTAACTCAATCTGATTTAAGAAAGCGTGAGCTATTACTAGGAAATAATAGGTATGGAATGACTAGAGGAAAGAAATATTAAATTATACAAATTCTAATTTTTTTGATTTTTAACTAGAATTTAAAGATATTTGTAATATGGGATATATTGGAGCGAGCCCCACAACAATTTTTTCAAGAATATATAAGTCGGATAACCTTCCGCCAATGACCGTACCTAAAAAGGTAAAAGAGTCTAAAGATTGGCAGGAAGCAGTATTGGATTCTTTTGAGTTTTTAGCTATTGAGCAATTTAAAGATAATCTACAATTCATCGACTTATACAGAATGGTTGATGGGAAAATATCATATCAAGAGCTATCAGAAGTAGCTCCACATATGAAGGATATTCAGAGTTTATTAGATGGAGTAGGTGTTCCATCTTTCTTAAAGCACTATGATATTATAGGTATAGTAATCAACGCTTTAGTTGGATACTATGGAACTATGCAACCAAAGTTCCACGTAACAGATACTGGAGAAGTAGCTGAAAGCGAATTTTTAAGACATAAGAATGAAGAGCTCCAAACCCTAATTCAAAATGTAATTAAAAATACAGTAGACTTGCACTTAGCTAAAAATGGTATAACTGCTGAAGGTCAAACATTTGAAAGCGAAGAGGAACAACAACAGTATATTCAACAGCTCCAAGAAACTGCAAAGCAATTTGTTCCAAAGGATACTGAAAGAGATTCTAAAAAAACCTTTAAGACCATTGGTATGCAATGGGGCGAAGCTACTTTAGAAAGAGATAGAGAAAGGTTTAACTTCTCAAAATTAGAAAGAGACGAATTAAAAGATCAGTTAACTTCTGGTAGATGCTTTAGACATTTTAGAATTGGTTTCGATGATTATGAACCAGAATCTTGGAGTGCAAAAAATACATTCTTTTCTAGAGAAGTAGATGCTGAGATGGTTCATAAAGGCGAGTACGTTGGTAGACTTAATTTTTGGACACCTGCAGAAGTTATTAGAAGATATGGTCATGAAATAAACGCTAAGGACCAAAAAGCCCTACTTGGTGGTAACGAAGCATGGAAGACTTTTGTTGGAGATGGTTACTATACAGGTACAGTTGAAGAATCAATTAAAAGTAATTTTAACAAACAAGTAAGAGTACCATTTGCTAATTACTACGATTATAACTTTTATTTAGGATTACAAGAGGAAACTGGAATCCCAATGGGAATTCAAACCATTTATAATTCTGATGGAACTAGCTCAGATAGAGAAAGATTCTTACCTAGACTAATGGGGGATTATCATGGAAGATATAGCTACTATGCTAAAATCATGCGTGATGACTTTAAGCATAGACTAGATTTATGTCAAGTTACAGAAACATATTTTAGAGCTTATGAACTTTGGGGTTATTTAACATATGAAGATTCGACAGGTAGAATTGTAACAGAAGAAGTTACTGAAGACATTCTTCCAGAATTTTTAAAGGAAAATAATATCTCTCAAAATTATAAAACAGAACTGGTAAAGATTGTAAAAGATTTTAAGCCTAATACACTACAATGGACGTATAGACCAGTAGTATATGAAGGAGTTAAAATTCAATCAGAAAATTTAGTTAAACCTATCTACTTATATTGTAGACCTTGTGAGCATCAAATTAAAGGAGATAGTGAATTTGATAGATGGCTTCCTGTTGCAGGATACATAGGTCAATCACAAGCAAAGAAAATTGAACCATATCAAGCTAAGTATAATCTATGTATGAATCAAATATACTCTATGCTTGAAAAAGAGATAGGTGTATTTTTCTTATTAGATACTGCAATGATACCATCAGAGTTCGATGGATGGGGAGATGCTCAAGAGGCTCTTATAGCTATGAGAAATATAGCAAAAGATGTAGGAATCCTTCCAGTTGCAACTAGTCAGGATAATCAAAGAAATCCAACTAACTTTAATCAGTTTTCTACATATAATTTAAGTTATTCAGCTCAAATGGCCGATAGAATTCGTTTAGCAGAATTCTCTCAAAGAAAAGCTTATGAGATGATTGGAATAAATCCAAATATACTTCAAGCTCCGGCAAAGTATGAAACTGCTGAAGGAGTTAGGCAAAGCCAGGAAGCGACATATGCTCAGATATCCGAGATATTTGAAAACTATGAAAATTATATTAAATCTGCATATGAGTTGCATTTATCAGTAGCTCAGTATTGTCAGTCTAATAAAAAGGATATAACACTATACTACACAAAATCTGATGCTAGTATTGAGTATCTTAAATTTACAGATCCTGAATTTCCATTTAGAAGACTAGGATTAATTGCTTCCTCAGATTCTAAAAAGAGAAAAGAGCTTGAAACATTTAAGACTTATCTATTACAAACAAACACACTAGGAACTGATACTCTAGAAATAGCTAAACTAATTTCTTCAGATGAATTCTCAGAAGTTGTAGAAATAGCTAAGAGTGCTCAAGAAAGAAGAATGGCTATGGAGCAACAACAGTTCCAACAGCAACAAGCACTTGAACAACAAAGAGCTGAAAACCAAAGAGTAGCTGCAGAAGAAGCTTGGACTAGACAAGAGGAAAGTAAACAAAGAGATAGAGAAAATATCCTTAATAAAGAAAGAATTAATGCTTTAGGTAGAGCTTCTGACAAACAGTCTAATGAATTAGGTTTTGCTCAAATTAATAAGCAAGCTGATTTAGCTATGAAAACTAACGAGCTAAACTTTAAGAATGAGGAAGCTGTTAGAGCTTATAATCAAGAAGATAAGAAAATGAGCCAAGATATGGCACTTAAAATGGAGAAGCTAAAGATAGAAGCTAAGAAGGTAGAGGAAAGAATGCTAGATAGAAGAAGTAAAGAATATGTAGCAGAGATTAACAAGAATTAAATTATATAATATTTTTCAATTTTATTTTTTGAAATATTATATAATAGTGATGAATTTGTAAAATTAAAAACCATAAAATAAATTTGCATGAGTAACGAAAGCGCAAAAATTGTCAGCCTAGCTGATTTAATGTCTGATAACATAGGAGATAATCAGGCACAAGTTGAAAAGGAAGTGTCTAGTAAAGATTTAACCGCAGCGTTAAATAACGAAGGACCAGACTTTAATTTTTTTAACCTATCTGATGCTAAACGAGCACAGAGTTCTTCAGAAGAAAGTGAAGAAATTGACAATGATGATAGTGATGAGCCTGCTGGAAGACCTCAAATTCAAACACTAGTAGACTCTCCAGAAATTAAAAGCAATACTGAAGAGACTTTAAAGTTTACTTCAAATAATTCTGAAGTTTACAAAAAGACTCTTAAGTCAATGTTTGGAGATTCAATAAGCTCTTTGATTCAAGAAGATGAAGAAGGGAATGAAATTGAAGTAGCATTAGATGACCTTGATTTAGATGACGAATTGTTTAATCAAATCTTGCAAAGTAAACTAGATGAGATTAAAGAAGAGGCAACTAAAGATAAAATTTCAGTAGCAGGAGTTTCTGACTTTACTAGAGATTTAATTGAAATCGATAGAAATGGTGGAGATATAGCTGAGTTGATAAAAGTTAAGGAGTCATACTCAGACCCATTAGACAGATTAGATCTAACAACTGAGCAAGGTCAAATTCAAGCAATCTATTTAAGAATGCTTGCAGGAGGTCAAGATGAAGATACGATTAGAAGATTAATTAACTCTTATAAATCTGAAGGAGTTCTTGAAGAAATAGCTTCAAAAGCTGAAAAAGAACTAAGAGGAGCAATGCAGCAACAAGTAGAGCATGCTAAACAAGTAGCTGCAGAAAATGCTGAAAAGAGAAAAAATCTTTTAAAGAGTTATAAGAAAGATATAAAAGAAAACTTATCTGATTTTGAACTTAATGAAAATGTTAAAAATAAAATAGTTTCATTAGCTACAAAAGAAGATGACCACGGAAGGTTTGAAATTGATAGGATATATTATTCTCATAGAGAAGATCCAAGAAAAGCAGCTAGACTAGCACTTTTCCTACTAGATGAGCAAGAGTATATTAATCAAGTAACCAGAGAAGCTGTAAGAAGTACAAAATTAAATACAGCTAAGAAATTAAAAATAGTAACAGGATCCTCGAAATCAAATTCAGGACCGGTTATAAAAGATAATGTAAATAAGTTTGGAGGAGATGGTTTAATTCCTCTTGAAACTATTGCAGGAGCAAAATAATAACTTAATATAAAAAATAGAACATGCAAAACAGATTTGACATTAGAGAGACCATCAACGGTGATGCGGTGATTGGTTTCACAAGTGCAAAGGAGCTTAAGACCCAAGGATGGGTTGACGCTGCTAAGGTTTCTGCGTATTTGATGGATGACGAAGGTATGGCTCATAGAAAGCACCTTGGTATGATTAATCTATTCAAAACTACGCACCAAGTAGATATCCCATTTATGAGGGATTTATTCGCTGATTCAGCGGTATTAGAAGTAGCAGAAGGAGAATCAATCACTTATGATTTGCCAGTTACTCGTACAGAAGTTAGATGCTACACAGCTCAAGATACTTCTAATAAGTACGATTTTCCAGGTATCGATGGTGGTGTATTCGAAGTTGTACTTAGTCAAGAATTTACTAAAGGTGACATTCTTACTTACGATGCTCAATATGGTGAGCAAGTTATGGTATCAAGTGATCATGAAGTAGAAAGAGTAGGTGAGAATTTCTTGCACTATGTTACTTACATGACTAATGACCAAAGAAAGTGGTTCCCTAAAGACAAATTGATTGCAGGTATTCAATATATGAAAATTGGACATGCATTAGCTGAATATGATACAGCATTCTCTTCAATCAACATGATTAAGAATCCAGCTGGATCTATCACTAATGAGTTTATCCTTGGATCACCTCGTGGTGTTGAGACTTTCATGACAGCAAAAGCTGCTAAAATGAAATCTCCAGGTTTGAACCAATTTACATCAGACATGATGGATAGCGTTCAACAAAAATTAGATTATTTAGGAGGTAAGAGCCGTGAGATGTTCTTCATCGCTAACAAGAGAGGAGGTAACTTAGATACTAACTCTATGATGATTGGAACAACTCTTGAGTACTTAGCACTTATGGAGCTTGCATTAATGGAAACTTATTCATTATTGTTTGCTAAAGCTGCTACTATTCAAACTTCTAATGGAATTAAGAGAGTTAACGAAGGTGTTTGGCATCAAATCAGAAGAGGTAAACTTATCAAGTATGCGAAGCCAGGTGGAATCACTGTAGATCACATCCATGAAGCAGCTTCTTATATCTATAAGAATAGTACAATTCCAGTTAGAGAGCGGACTATTAAATTCAAAGCTGGTTGGTATGCTTACCAAAATGCAATGCAAATTTTCCGTGAAGAGGCTGTTCAACAGTTGAATGGAATTCCTGCAGGTATGATTGGTACTGATGCTCAAATTAAGCCAGTATTCAAAGGAAACTTGGATGAGCTTGAAATGCAAGCAGTTGTAATCAACTCAGTATTGATCCCAGGTATTGGTAGAGTTATCGTAGAGCACGATCCATCATTGGATTACCAACCACTTGCTGACAGATTTAGTTCAGGAATGTACGGAGAAGGTAAAGCTCATACATCTCACTCAATGGTTATTTGGGACGCTTCTAGCCCAGAGTATAGCAATGTAACTTCTAAAGTTAAAAATGCTGACTTGGTTGAAGGTGGTTCAATGAAATCAAACATCTACTACATTAAGCCAGAAGGTGCACACGTAGTATATGGATACGAGCAAGGACGTATGGCTGATGGTTCTCAGACAACTAATGTACTTACAAGTCTTAAGTATATGGGTAAAACTTTCTGGGCAACTTCTCAATCAGGAGCTCTTGTATTAGACACAACAAGATACGTTGTTATTGAGTTACAACTCTAACAGGTATTAAGATATATAGTGGGGGTTAACTAATGCCCCCACTTTATCATATAAATCTTAATCTTTTTGCCAAACCAAATATTAGTTAGTAATTTTATACAGACTAATTAAAAACCAAAAAACCATGAGTCAAAAAGGAAATTTAATCTTTGAAGTTGATGGATTCAAAGTATTTAAAGATTCAATTTATGTCGTAAGAGATAAAGAAGATCTTTCAGCACCATCCGGATTTATTTCCGTAGGTGTAACAAAATTACCATCAGATGGCGTTGGAGAATCTTTCCAATGTAAGTATGTTCAAAAAACAGCAAAAACTGGAGTTTGGGATACTGGTTTTCACTCTTACTCACCTTGTTATCAAGGAGTTCCAAAAGAGATTGTTGAAGATAAGGTTAAAAGGTTACAATCAAATGTTGTTGAGCCTTATAGACAAGCAATAGGAAGTGAGAACGCACTCAATCATAGCGATGATGAGTTTTGGTCAAGTTTAAATTTTCATATTTACACTGGACAAGTATTTAATACAGATAGCCCGGAGGATGTTCTAACATTGTATTTTGCTTTATTAACAAAGCAATTGACTCCAAAAGGTTTAGAAGGAGATTCTAGATATAACAACTCTTCATATGTTTGCTTAGATATAACTGAAGATGTTAAGAAAAAAGATGAAAAAGCATCTAAGAAATTTAGAGCTGTTGGAGTTTTCGAAAATCTTTTAAATACTGATAAGCCAAGATTAGTTGAAATGCTTAATTATCTTAATTTAGTTGTTTCACCTGAAATTGAACCAGATGCATTTAGAGGAGTATTTGACCAGTATTTGTCTTCAGGAGAAGGATTTAAAAATGTAGATACATTCTTAAGACTAATTGAAGAGACAAATGATGAGGTGGGAAGAGCTAAGATATCATTGTATATCAAGTTAAAAGAAGCCTACTCTAGAAATAACAAAGTTACTAAAAACACAAATGGTATCTATTTTTACGAAAACACAGAAATAGGACCAGATTTAAAAGCAGCCGCTAGTAATATAGCAAAAACTGCAGATTTAAAAGATATAAAAAGAGAGCTCTTATTAGAAGATGAAGATTGAAGAAGCATATCTACGTTTTTTAAACCAGGTTAATCGAAACCTAACAAATAACAACATTAATGTAGATAGACCAAGATTTGTTCTTCTATTTAATGATATAGCTAATAGATACCTTGAGTGGATTCTCGAAAAAAGAAATGAAGATGCAATTAGATATGTATCACCACTCTTGGTACTAGATAGCGAAATACCAAAAGTCTCAAGTAGCCCAAGACATGATGACTTTGAATTACCAAAAGACTATTTTGATTTAGCTAATTTAACAGTCTTTGGAAGTAATAAAAATTGTAAACTAGTACAATTAAAAACTTGGGAAATAAAAATAGAAGATGTTGAAGAACTATACTACGATGAATTCAACTCTCCATCTATAGATTGGCAAGAAACATTCTATACAACAGCCAACAATAAAGTCGCAGTCTATAAAAAAGACTTTGATATAAGCAAAGCAAAACTATCTTACTATAGATATCCAAAAAAAGTAGACATCGAAGGGTACACAAATTTTGATGGGACACCTTCACAAAATATTGATCCAGAATTTGATGATAAAGTAGTTAATAGAATCCTAATAGCTATGTCAAAAGAGTTCTCAGCAATAAACGATGATGCTACAAGATATCAAGTTGATAATGCTAGACTATTTACGCAAATATAAAACAGAATAAATAACAATTAATTTAAAACAAAAACAATGGGATTAAACAGAGCATTTGACAGGCCATTCTTCGTAATAGGTGGTAATGTTAAGACAAGTGGTGGTTCCCTTGATTTGGCAAAAGGACAATTAGCCCTTATTGACCAATCAGTAACAACTGCCAATGGTGCTAAAGTTGTAGCAACTACAGCTGGAAAACCAAAAGACGCAAAAGATTTCGTACTTCGCTTAGGAGTTGCGGACAGAGAGCCTAATCGTTCTTACTCTAATAAAGATGAATCAACTATGCCATTCTCTTTAAACAATGTAGTAGGATTGACAGTTAGTGCTCCTGAAAGAACTGAGCAATCTGTGGATGAAGTTATTATCGGTTATGATGGTATGAATCCAAATACTGCATTTAACTTCAAGACTGGTGATTCTTACTTTAGATTATCACTTGAATTGAAAGGTGGTGCTGTATCTTTCCGTGGAGGTAAAGGAGATACTGAAGTTGTTAATATCAATATTGAAGTACCTGAGTGTGATCCATTTGACAATTGTGTTGAGTGTACTGAGTGTGATGGAGTTGATTGTAAGACAATTACTCTTGAAGCAATTGAAAGACTTAAGAGAAAGCAGTTATCAGGTGGCTTAACTGTAGATCAGCTTATTGATATCACTCCAGTATTTAGTTGTGATACAGATGCAGTTCTTGATGAAGTTGCTTATAACTACTACTGTTTGGAAGTATGTGATACTGGAACTGACGCAGCTTTAGCTTTAGTTCAAGCACAAGTTGGTTATAAGACAGTTAGAATTGATAGAGTTGGATCAACTTCAAAATATCAAATCCTAATTCCTGCTACAGAAGGAGCTCCATCTGATTATTTTCAGCAAGTTGCATCTTTGATTAAAGGATGCGAAGATTGTCCAGAGCCTTATGTTGAAATATCTGGTGGATATTTCTACGCTGTTACAATTGAAGATGATGGTATAGATTTAACTGCAACATTTGCCGCAGCATTTCCAACAGCTATCGATATAATTAAAGAGGATAATAACAATTATGGCGTAGGTTTCTATACACTAGTAATGCCAACTTTAATATCACAATCTACAATTGACTCTTTTGTAGCTGGAGCAGCTCCAAGAAATACTTCTACATTTAGCAAAGGAATTAAAATTGCATCACTTTGTGAATTTGACGGAAGACTTAACCAGATACAGTGGACTCTATGTGGAACTTGTAATGTAATCGAAGAGACTTACTCAATCGTTTTACCAGACAACATTTGTGGAGACACTAGATTAGACGAGTTAAATGCAGCATACGATTCAGGAGTTGTTGTAGCAGAGACTGCTGGAACAGGAGTAGTAGTAACTTTATCAGGTTCAACCGGAGATGCTGGTGAATTTGCAATTGAAGGTAACACATACGCTATAGCTTTTGCTACTAGTTTAGCAGTAACCGCTCAAAACTTTGTTGATGATCATGCTCAAGCTATCTATGACACTTTTGGAATAACTGTTACAAATAGTGGAGCTACCTTAATTTTTGCTTCTTTATCAGAAGATTGGGTTCTACCTACTTACACTGAAGATGGATTAACTGCTTCTTTTGGAGCAGAAGGTGAACAGTTAGTACCAGATAGAAATGCTTGTCAAACTCGATATACAACTACAGTTATCTCTAACATTGTTTGTGAAGAGTGTGATCCTATCTTTAAAGATTACTATGTAACTTCAGCTCCTGAAAGCTATGATACAGTTAAGTGGGAAAAAGTTAGTAATCCTACTGTACTTCCTTCTGGAAACTGCTTATGTGGTATCAGATTCAAGTCTAGAGAATTTATTCTTGAAGGTGATGAAGCATTGAGAGATCTTGTAGGATTTACTGAAACTTCAACTCAAATTCGAGTAGCTGCAGGATATCCTGAAGAAATCAGAGAAGGTATTGGTAGACTTCCAAAAGGAAGGTATGAGCCTAAGTACTTATCAAGATGGATTCCAAGAACTCACTTGGCTGGTAACTTGAGAGCGTTTGAAAACGAAGGAAGAGCTTACTTTAGAGGATTAGACTACAGAAAAGATTACTTAGGAAGATTACTTAGAGGTGAAACTTCTAACATGGAAGATCAATCTAAGCAATATGTTCAGTATACTTTAAAAGTTAGCCACTTTAATCATACTCAAGGCTTTGCTGGAAGAATCAATGAAGATATCAACTACGATATTTTTGTTGAAGTAGGTCTACATCAAAATGTAGAGAACTTGTTGAATAACATTGCATCAGCTGCAGGTATTCCAACAGTTCAAGCATTCGGAGTATAATACTACCTAACATATATAGGGGAGGGAGGAGTTTTACAATTCCCTCTCCCTTTTTATTTTATAAATATTAATAGCTTAATACTTTAAAAAATGTCGAATGAAGCTATAAGAGTAAGATTACAAGAGCTAAAAGCAAAACTTTGTTGTATATCAGATCAAATTACCGAGGTATCGTCTAATACATCAATAATGGTGTCGCTTTTAGATTTACTAAGACCAGTAGAGAGGGTAGCAAATGTACTATCTACAACAGGTTCAGGCTCAACATCAGCAGGTGTTTATAGTGTATCTATTGCAAATGTAGGCGCAGCAGCTGGAATAGTCAATGGACAATCTATACCAGCAGGGACTACACTTAATTTTGATGCAGGAGTATTAAATAATACACTTGGAGCAATCACATATAATGCAACTGGTACAACATTCATAATTACATACCTTACTTAATGGGTACTATTATATCATCTAATGGGTTAAATAATTTTAACTTACTTAATAATCTACCTATGCTTGCTGATGCATTTGGTAGATTAAGAGTATCTAGTCCTTTAACATTATTTGATTCATCCCATAGATATAAAGATAATGGTCTATGGAATACAAAAACAGCTAATGGAGGTACCGCAGTATTTAGTGCTAATGAAGGTCTAGTAAACTTAAATGTAACTACTGCTAGTGGATCTGAAGTACTTAGAGAAACTACTAAAGTATTTTCTTATCAACCAGGTAAGTCATTACTTGTACTAAACACATTTGTAATGGCACCTGCTCAACGAGGATTAAGACAAAGAGTAGGTTATTTTGGTGTAGACAATGGTATATATTTACAACTTAATGATACTACTCTAAGTTTTGTAGAAAGAAGTTTGGTTACAGGTCCTGTCACAGAAACAGTTGTTGATCAATCTTCTTGGAATATAGATACACTAGATGGTAATGGACCATCAGGAATAACTCTAGATATTACCAAAGCTCAAATCATGTTTATGGATATTGAGTGGCTAGGTGAAGGAACTGTAAGAATAGGTTTTATCATAGATGGCAACTTTATACTTTGTCATAAGTTTAATCATGCTAACTTAATTACATCAACTTACATCACAACTGCATCTCTACCATTAAGATACGAGATAACTAACACAGGAGTAACAGCAAATCCAAGTACATTAAAACAAGTTTGTTCTAGTGTTATATCTGAAGGGGGGTATGAACTTAGAGGAGCTCAACAAGCAGTAGGTATCCCTATTACTGCTCCTAGAAGTTTAGCTGTAGCAGGTACGTATTATCCTATTGTAAGTATAAAACTTAGATCGGGTTACTTAGATGGTGTAGTTATTCTAACTGCTCTATCTATTATGGGTGTATCTACAGGTATATACAATTGGAAAATAGTGGCTAGTGGTACAACAACTGGAGGTGCATGGAATCCTGCATCAACAGATTCAGCTGTAGAATATAATATAACAGGAACTAGTTTTGCAGGAGGTAGAACATTAGCATCTGGATTTATTACGTCAACTACACAAGCTTCAGTTAATCTAGATATACTTAAAGAAGCTTTATTTAGCTTCCAATTAGAAAGAAATAGTTTTACTAGTACTCCTTCTGAAATTACATTAATAGTAAGTGCTAGTACTAATACAGAACTTATTTATGCATCAATGGACTGGGAAGAAGTAAGCAGATAATATAAATTATATGGCAACTAATATTAACTTTAATAGCACGTTAGGTATTGTTAAAAACAGTATTGTTATAACTAGTCAAGGAGGTATAGATCCAGATGCTCAGGCTTTTATAACAGCTGCTGGAATAACAGATGCTACTCAAATTACTGCTGTCAATCAACTAGTATTAGATCTTAAATCATATAATATTTGGGATAACTTACGTGTTGTTTATCCATTTGTTGGAGGTACTGCAACTTCTCATAAATTTAACCTTAAAGATCCTCAAGACACAGACGCAGCTTATAGAATTTCATTTAATGGCGGATGGACACATAGTAATACAGGAATACAACCAAATGGAACAAACGCATGGGGAAATACAAGATATTATCCAGGATTTGTACCAGGTTACTCTATTACAAGTGATTCTGTTCATATATCTTTTTACTCTAGAACAGATTCTCAAAGCGGTAATGATCTTGGAGGTGCTAGTAATAATACATATATTAGAGGTTTATATTTTATGACAAAATATACAGATGGTACAAGATATATGAATGCGTTTGGTTCTGGTAGTGTATTGACTACTGGGTATCCTTCTACAACAGGATTTTTTGTATTAAGAAGAGATAATTCTGCTACAACTATAAAAACTAGTAGAAATGGAGTTAATACTTCTATTGCTCAAAACCTACCACTTTTTGGAAATTATATTGCAGCAATTTCTGCTATCAACTTAGGACCAGGAACTAATACAAGAACATTTTTTTCAAATAGAGAGTTAGCATTTGTTTCTATGGGACCAGGCTTAACAGATACACAAGCAAGTAATTTCAATACAGCAGTACAAACATTTCAAACAACTTTAGGACGTAACGTATGATACAAGTAGGACTTTTAACTGAAGAACAAAAGGATTTGTTAGATGGACAACTATTTGACATTGATAGTTATTTTGGACCCATACAAGACAATAATAATAACTGGGTTATTTCAATAGAAGAAATAAATCAGACAACTAATGAAGAATTTTTTTGGGTAAAATCATTAACATTAATTGAGTATATCCCACAACCTGACCCAGAATTACCAACAGATTTATAACATTTATATTATTTAACTTTTTATAATGAAAGAAGAAGCGACTTCAGGTTTTATAGGATTTAGTAGCCCATTAGATTTTTTTCATTCTTTAGTAGGAGCGAAAAATTGGGTTTTTAATGGATTTACAGCTTTTATAGCTGGTTTAGCTTCTTTTGTAACTAATTACATTTGGGATGACTCAACTGCAGTATTTACACTATGGTCTTTGATGTTAGCAGATTGGTTTACAGGAATACTTAAAGCAATTGTAAACAAAAGATTTGTAAGCTTTAAAATTTGGAGAATGCCTTTATATTTTGTAGCTACTTCTTACATACTACATATATCTTGGTATATGGCTAAAGGCAATGCAATATTCTCCTTCTTACCAGGAATTGTTATAGGAGGTTTTTATTCAGTATATTTTATATCATTATTAGAAAATTTAGGAGATATAAATTTACTTCCTAAAAAATTAGTAAGTGTACTAAAATCAAAATTTGGATTAAAAAAATTATTAGACAAAGAGTAGTATGAATCCAACAAGACTAAAAACAGGAGATATACTCCATTGTACAGGAAAAAGATTAATAAGTAGAATCATTAAATGGTTTACTAAATCTAAATTTTCACATTCAGCACTATTTGTAGAAATTTGGGGAAGTCCTTATATAATAGATGCTCAAAAAGATGGAGTAAACTTAAGACCATGGGATGAATGGTTAAAAGAATATGACTATAAATTTATAGTACATAGATCATCAGGTATAATTAATGAAAGAGACATAGCTGAAAGAGCCTTAACTAGAGTTGGAAGTACTGGATATGATTTTGAAAGCCTTATTTTTAAACAGCCTATAGAACTAATCACAGGTAAGTGGAATAAGAAAAAAGATGAAACTCAAAGAATGTATTGTTCTGAATTTGTTTCATGGGTTTATTCAATAGATAGATCATATAGAATGTCACCAGAAGACTTATATAATTGGTGTATCAATAATCAATTTTACGAAATAGTATTGTAGTATGCCAAAGGATTCGTGTTATTATAGTGTAAAGTCACGTTACGCAATATTCCCTTCAGCTAGGGCTTCTCAAGCTATTGCCAAATGTAGGAAGAAATCAGGTAAAGTGATTAAAACTAAAAAAGGCACAGAGCTTAAAAGATGGCAAGCAGAAAAATGGCAAGATACTAGAACAGGTAAACCTTGTGGTGCCGGAGGAAAAAATGAATATTGTAGACCTACAAAAAGAATATCTAAAGACACACCTAAGACAAAATCTGAACTATCTCCTTCTAAACTAAAATCTAAAAAAGCTGAAAAGTCTAAAGTAGGTATGGGAAGAAGAGTTAAAAAAGTTTAATTATAAAAGTTATGCCAATACCTGAAAGATATAAAAAACTAGGATTTACCAAAGTAGGTACTAAAAAGAAATCGACACGACCTGGTAAAAAATGGATGGTACTTGCTAAAAAAGATGACAAGTACAAAGTAGTCCATGGAGGATATGTTGGTATGCAAGATTTCACTCAACATAAAAATAAAAAAAGACAGAAAAACTTTTGGAATAGAATGGGTGGAAAAGACTCAGCAAAAGCTAAAGATCCTTTCTCTCCATTATATTGGAGTCGAAAAGGTTTCAAAAATGCTAAACCTACATGGTAATATAGATATATGTCTAAAAAATATCACATAGTGTATAAGACAACAAATTTATTAAATAATAAATGTTATGTTGGAGTTCATTCTACAAATAAAATAGAAGATGGATACATGGGTTGTGGATTTTACAAAGGCTATTCTTTAGAAACAATAAAGGATAAAAGAGGTATAAGAAAAGCCTTTAAAAAATATGGTTTAGATAATTTTAATAGAGAAGTTATATTTGTGTTTGACACTAAAGATGAAGCATATAAAAAAGAAGCTGAGATTGTAAACTATGATTGGGTATTATCAAATTCTAATTATAATTTATGCTTAGGTGGAGTCAACTCAGGAGTGACAATTCTTCCTGAAGACCATAAAAATAAATTAATAGATTTGCATAGTAAGTCATATGTAGTTGTAAATATAAAAACATCTGAAGTATTTTTTGTTAATAACTTGAATAGTTGGAGTAGAGATAGAGGTTTATGTTCTGCTAGCACAACTAATAGTCCTTTACATATAGTTGTAAAAGGGAAATCAGCATTGTATAAAAAAGAGTGGTGGTGTTGCTACGAAGAAGACTGGACAGGAGAGCCTATTATAAAAAGTAGAAAAGTATCAATAAGATCTTCTGGATATGAAAGAAGAAAAATTGTTAAGAAGCATAATGATATAGTTTTAATTAATCCAAATGGACAACCTATTCATATAGAAAACTTATATAAATTTTGTATAGAAAATAACATGTGCTATAGCAATATGCTAAAAGTTGCAAAAGGTATTAGTAAATCTTATAAAAAGTATAGATTAAATCTATATAATGAAGTTCAAGACGTAGTGATATGAAAAAGTATAACATGGGAAAATACGATTTACTAGTAGGTAACAATGCAGTAGAGATATTTGATTACTACAAAGTAGATAGTATGCATGGCTTAAATAAAAAAGATGCCAAGGCTGAAGAGATAGATAAAAAAGTGGGCAATGGAATCTATATTATTGGATGGACCAATTATCATCCAAAAGACAAGAAGCTTACTATGAAAGCTCCGTACAAACCATTCTTATTTTTAAACAAAAGGCATTTTACAAATACGTTTAGAGATATAACAGCAGTTGGCCATGAAGCTATGCACATGGCAATTCTGCTTTTTAATTGGAACATAATAGATAGAGAAGAAGAAGTTGTAACTCTATCTGAAGAAATAACAAACAAAGTTGTTATAAAACTAGGATTAGATAAATTAATTAAGTCAAAACCCAAAAATAAAAAATAAATAAAATGCCAAAATACTTTACAAAAGACGGAAAAGAATGGAAAGGAGCTACTCACAAGCATTCTTCTGGAAAAGTTATGACTGGAAAGACTCATACTAAAACTAGTAAAGAATTATT